GCCAATTAAACCTAATTATCAAAAGCCAATTAAACCTAATAAGTGGAAGCCAATTAAGTAGAAGCCAATTAAACCTAATAAGTAGAAGCCAATTAAACCTAATTATAAAAAGCCAATTAAACCTAATAAGTGGAAGCCAATTAAGTAGAAGCCAATTAAACCTAATAAGTGGAAGCCAATTAAGTAGAAGCCAATTAAACCTAATAAGTGGAAGCCAATTAAGTAGAAGCCAATTAAACCTGTAAATGGATACTTTTTTCATTCAATCTTTTAAGTCTAATTATTAGTGCTGATTTCACTAGCGAAATATCGTTGTCAGAAACGAGGTCTCGAAGCAATACCAACACTTTCACAGAAGAACAAGTTGGAGATGATTCACCACCCCAATATTCTGCTGCTCTTGCTAAAATGCCAATCACTGCACATGATTCCCTAATGTAATTTTCTTTTTTTAACATGGAATTAATCATAATTTTTGATTGTTCAAATCCAATTTTAGAATCCAAAAACATGTTTTTGACAAAAGCTGTTAGATCATTTCCAAATACAAGTGAGGCATCCTTTTTGAAAGATTCAAAAACTAAGAACACCTTTCCAGCAACCTCCCTGGAGGAAAATGCCAGTGATGACCAAAACAAATAATCAGAGATGGCGGTTGTGATATCATCATCATCTGAAAAGTTGTTTCGGTAGACATAGTTGCCGGAAGACATCTTGTAAAATGAACGGGAAAAAAGTCTCTTTTAACCCGAACTTGTTATTTCCTGTGCTTATTTTTCAAAATTATTCAACCATATTCATCATCCTTTCAACTAATCCTTTTCTAGGTGGTTCCTTTATTGTGTTTTGATTACAGTAGTATTCGTAGTGTTTTTTAAATGGATTAGGAATTTTAATAAAATCAAAAACTCCATTATCATTTCTAATATTTATATCGCTTGTATCTTTTTTATCTAATACAGTTAATGGTAGATCATTATTTATTTCTTTACTTTCTATAGGTTTGTGATTAGTGTTTATATTGTCTTGGATTTTTTCATCCTTATCCAAGACAGAATCGAACGGATTTAGGTTTCCAAACATGAAGGAGATAAGCTTTTGCATTGGAAACATTAATAATGAATACAAACTATATATAATTAAATTACATAATCTAGCTATATAAAAAATACACAACATACAAACTTTAGCTAAGCTATTAATGAGTAGTTGACAAAATCCTTTTATTGCATATATCACAAATCCTAAAATCTTTAGTATAAGAACTAATGTCCCTCTTACACATCTCCATATACTAAAGATTATTTTATGAATTAATGCAAAAATCCACCAGACTAAAAAAAAACGGAAAACTCCTGTTTCTTATTCATAATTTATATATGTGAAAAAGAACAAAATAAATATTATATCGTCTTTTGTATAACAATCCTATAGTTCATTATGATGAAATATTTTTTTAATATAATTATGCTGATGTTCATAATATTTTTTTCTATCAAATTTCCCAACACTGCACGTTTTTAAATAATTTACATGTTCACTAAATTTTACAGCTGAGCAATCTATTTTATTATTAAACCCAAAAATCTTTTTTCCTGTAGATATATATTTTTTTTCACATTCATTTCTAACTATAACACTTGAACTTACATGTTTTACACAACTAATATCTGTTGTTATAACAAATTCTAAATCATAATCTTTAAAACTTACACTCTCAACGTATGATTTCATTTCTGTAGTTACTTGATCACAAGAAATTGACAATGATATTCTCTTAGCACACTGTGGCAGCGAATACAGAGTTGTTATATTACTGGTTGATATTTCCATATATACATATTTACCCAATGCATAAACTGCTTCGTTAACACTATCTAATATAAAGTTGTTTTGTGTTTCTTCTTTGGAACAATCATCATGTGCGAAAATTTTAAATCCATTTCCCTCTGTTAGAAGTCCTCCAGGTCCTTGAATTTTATAACAGCCAGTTTTAATCGCTCTAAAATTTTCTGTTTGGATACATAATCCTACTTCGATTTCCCATGTGTTATTTTCTTCTTCTGTGCATCTCTTTATTGATATTCCGCTTACACTACTAGTAAAAATGAATAGTTGCAAAAAGAAAATGAACAAAGTTAATGATGACATATTGGTTGGTTGTTTTGACGTATTGACGACACAAACCACCTCGATACTACTGAACTTTTTTTTCTATTATTAACTAAAAAAACTTGAAAACAAACCTTTCTTTTTTTCCTCTTTCTTAAAAGGATTTATATATGATAGAAAACTGAAACTTTTTTTCTTTTGCCTAAAGGGGTTTATATTAAACGAAAACAGATTTTTTGTCGATGAGGTAATCATGTTATAAGGATTCATTAACCCTATCATTGCCCAAAAAAACTTCAAAAATAATTATATAGAGTAGTATTTACCACCAACATGAAAACAAACACAAAAATAATACTATTCTGTTATGTTATTCTTAGTTTGTATGTATTTAGTTGTGCAATAGCATCGGCTAAAAAATGTGACGACGTTAGCTTTGATTACATATTAAAAGATTTACGTTCAGAATTTAGCAAAATAAAAAGTTTTGTTCAAGACAATGATCAAGAAAATATGATGCTATTAAGTCAATCAATGTTGGACAAGTTGACGAGTCGCATAGGATGTAAATCTTTATCGGATATGATAAAATTTTATTTAAATGATGTTTTACCAAATGCAGAAAAAATAGAACACATGAAAAATAAAATAACTTCAATAGGAGAAAAATTAAAATCGTTAAAAGAAAAACTCATATCGTGTGATTTTTTACATTGTGAAAATCATGACGAAATAAAAACAGTTAAAACAATTTTTAACAAATTAAAAGATAAAGGTATTTATAAGGCTATGGGAGAGTTTGATATTTTCATTAATTACTTAGAAAAGTACATAGTTAAAAAGTAATCAATCTAACTTATAAAACTACAACATTATAGTTTCTTTTTATGTCATAGTTAATACTATCTTTGTTTATTCTTAAGTTACATGTATAAATACCACTATCATCATGTGTTGTGTTTTTTATAACCAACTTAAGTTCGTTACTCTGTATCCTATCATCGTATAACACTTTGTTATTATTTTTATACCAATCTAGTGTTTTATTTTTAAAATAACTACTAATAAGGTCAATATCCATACAATGTACTGTTGAGTTAAGTCCTTCGTTGAATCTGTAAGTAATTGTTTCTTCTTTATCCAAAAAAGTTAATTTTATAGACATTTCTTCACAAATATTATGTGAACGAAATCTACAAATATAAATTCCGTCATCAATATTTATAACAGGGTACAACCATAAGTTGTTTCCTATAAGTTGTACCCTTGACGCGTTTTCATTATTTACTTCTATTTTTTTAAAATTTTTGTAATCGTTATAATTTCTTACAAACGATAGAGAGTTAGTTTGAAACCATGTTATGTCATATGATGTTATATTTTTTTTAAAAAAAATAGATTTTTTATAATTATCCAATGGACATTTTAAAAATGCAGGATCTTTGAAATTTACATTCACTGGAGTTAGAATACCCCCTCTATATTTACAATATTCTGATAAAAATGCGCTTTTAAAACAACATATTAATATGATAAAATTTATAACTTTCATTTTGTTGTTGTGTTATTTATTTTAAATAGAAAAATAGCATCGAACTACGTTAAAATTTATATAATGTATTTCAGAATTACAGTTCCCTGTTAATACATAATAATTTATTTTATCTTTTAAGTTATTATTTACGTACTTAACTAAGTCTTTTAAAAAATCAAAATCGTTTTTTGATTTTGGATACCATATTTCATCACACGACGAATTTAAGGCTTTCCACGCTATATTTTTTCCATCTTCGTTTTTTAAGTAATCAAAAATAATATCATTATAACTAAATGATATTTCCATACACATATCATCAAAATTTTCAAATATTAATTTTTCCGTTATTATATCATCATACTTGTTTACCAAAACACATTTACCTGATCTATTTAAAATTAATCCAAATGTATCTACTTCTGTAGAATAATTATTTACGGTAACAAGACAGTAACAAAACTTCCTATTTCCTTCATCTTCGTAAAAGTTTATATGATTATTTTCCGATAAATAGGGTAATTTAAATATGGTTTCGTCATTATTTGAATTATATTTTATAACTACATTTATTAATGCTATATTTTTTTCTCCATCAGTTATAATATCAGAACTGTGATTTAATGTTTTATCAAATAGGACATCGTTTTTAGTAGAAAATATAGTGTTGGGTTTTATATGTATATTTGTATTACCTCCTTTGCTCGTATTGTTTAAATACAGTACTAAATGATAACAATAACAGTTTTTTGATTTAAAATGTATAAAATCTCTGTGTGTGTTGAAAAAATCTCCTTTTTCGTACTTTATAAGCGTAATTGTGTTATCTAATATAATATCACTAATTTTTTGTGGAAATTCAAAAGATAATAACAGTTTTTTTCTTATAACTTTAAAAATATCATCTAAACCTCTTATTATATACTGTTTACATTGTCTTTCATTAGTATTAATAACTTCTATACCTTTTTCATGATCAAATACTTTAGACTCTTCCCATATTATGTTTTTGTATTTAATCATGTCCATAATTATTTTTTTAACGTTATTAAAATAATCATCATTAAAGGTTTTTACTTTTATTATACCATCACTAATCGTTTCCATCTTCAAAAAATATTATTTGTATTTAATATTTTTTAAAAACTAATATTAAGGGGTTTTTTTTTATGTTTTATAAAAATAGTATGTTAATTCAATTCATTGACGATATACTCAAAAAGTGATAACACAAGATTGTAAATTCCTACAATTTTATTAAATGATTTTTCTCCTTTGAATTTATTTTTAGTAACTTTCTGAATTCGCCGTTTAAGCAAACTTAAATCTGTTTTTTGTTTTACAAGAAATGTATCAACTTTCCTAGGCGTCAATTCGTTAATACATTCTTTACTTGTTTCATTTGTCCTTATTTGATAATAATCAGTTTCGTAATTTCCAAAAACTGTAACACAAACTTTTTCCTGAGACCCGAATTCAACAATACATCCTTTTTTATCACAAAACTGTTCATCAACTTCATATTTAATTGTATTTGAATCACCAAACGTAATACTTAAAATATATTTAAACACAATATTACAATACTTATCGTTGTTATATATAGGAGAATTTTTCTTATTATCCTTGGCTAGTGGGTGATTAATCGTTAGTACAGTATTAACATCTTGCCGTTTAATAAATACAGATGGCGTAGTAATAACAACACTTTCGCAAATTGGTTTAAACGTAAAAACATTTGATTCCTTATTGTCAATTGAAATAAATTTTATCCAAAAATCATCAGTATTATCATTTATAAAAGGCGAAACGTTACAATATTGCTGAGTAGTATAATTACATGCTTGTTTCCATTCTCCGCTACTATACGTCATAATCATTACTTTATAGTTACTACTATTGTCATCATTAATCCATCCAATATTAGAATTAAAATCATTAGATGTTAGTTTTATATCTTTAGGAAAAGAAGAACATAGTTTAAAGAGCAAAAAAGCAAAAAATACTGCCGCGCCCATTTAGTAAGTGTTTAATTATATTTTATATTTTTTTATGGAAATCTATCACAGATATATTTTTCAAATTCTTTTCTCTTAAAATGACTTATTTCGTCAAAAAATATGTAAAAACTTGGATACTTACCCTTATCATGTGAAGAAATTATTGATATTAAACCTATCATACATTTTATTGTGGTTATATCAATTATATTATTTTCATTTTTTTCATAAAGTGAAAAACAGTAATGTGTTTTACTTAAACGCAATTTTGATATTATTTTATTAATATAGTCAACGCCGTAATAATTAACAGCCATAGTATCATATGTTAAAAACTCAGTGTATATTTTACCTATTCTTTTTGTATTTTTCATTTTTCGTACCATAAAATAATTTTCCATCATATCGTTAAAATTTACTTTTTTCATGGAATTGATATGCTTAAAACTTTTAGATTTTATAAATGGATAAAAATCAGCATAGTATTCACCATCAATTTTTAATTCTTTTATAACTTTTTTATAATCATTTTCATTAAGTACATATTCTGATATAACTTTTATCATAGTAAACGTAAATTTATTTGAATTTTTTAATACAATTTTCGTTATGTCATACTTCGTATAATCATAATTTGAAAGATAAAAAACTTTATTTAAAAAATATTTTACCTTTTTTTCATTGATAGAAAAAAGAAAGGTTATATACTTAGTAAAGATTTTAAATTTATTTTTAGTATACATAATGATTAACTATTATTTTTTTTTTAGAAAGTGTAATATTTTTTTTCATTTTTATATATATTCATAAACCTGATATGTTATATTATCACTCTTCGCGGCAAGATAATAGTCGTACAATGCTATTAGTATATGTATTACAGTTATAAATCCAACAACACAAGGAAGGGAATATGCAATCGCGGATATTAGCGTAATAAGATCACGATTTTCAATATTTTCTAACATACTTTTCAAATTAAACTTAACTAAAAGTATGGTTAGTGGCAAAAGTAGTAAACATATTAAAGAAACGCAAATAGCTGGTATGTTACAATACATAAACGAACATTTCCATCTTAAACAACTCTTTTTATTTTTTTTAATATTGTATTTTCCATTACATATTTTACATTTTGTATCATGTGAAAAATTAATCCATTCTTCTAAACAGTTTTTATGAACTATCTTAAATTCATTCTTGCAATTACAAAAGTTTGTACTTACATTATATTCATCTTTACAAATCCAACAATGAGTGTTGGTATTATCACTCCCTTCCATTTTTATAAAATATCATTATTTGTTGTTATTATTTTTTTATTTTTTATCCAATGCTAATACTACCAGCACTACTGGTGCTACGCAATCGTAAAAGCTTTTTAGTAAATTCTCTACTACAAAACGCATAAATTAGTGGATTGATAAAACAATGACATAGAGACACAATTTCAGCTACATGAACTGCAAGGTTGACAAATCTTAACGCCATACATCCACTAAAAACATTTAACAAATACAACGATGAAACAAATACAGTTACACTAAATGGGAGTAAAAACAATACTGAACAGATAACAATCAAAAACACCATCTTTATGGCTTTCTTATTCTTTGTTTGTGATGTTTTTAAAGTATTTAAGATTTTATAATAACAATATAGCAAAATAGTTAGCGGTATAATCATTCCAAATATGTTTATTTCAAAATTTATAAATAATTTCCAAATTTTTGCATTATCGTTATAAAATACATGACAATACGTTATTCCATATACTTTTTTTGTTTCATAAAATAACATTATTGGAAAGGATTCAATAGTTGAGACAATCCAAACCACCATACTAAGTACAATTCCATATCGTTTTGTCCTTATCGGCATTGATTTTACTGGGTGAACTACAGCTAGGTATCTATCAATACTCATCAATGTTATAAATGACATGCTATTGTAAAAACCAACAAAGTAAAACATAGCTTTAAATTTACACAAACAATCTCCTAAACTCCATTGTTTAGCGATACTATCGTATAAATTAAAAGGAAACACCAACACGAAAATTAAATCAGACAGTGTCAAATTAAGCAAAAACATATCCTGTATTGTTTTTATCTTATATTTACGAAGAACAGTTAACACAATTATATTTCCAAATAATCCAAGAAAGAATATAGTCGAATATAAAGTAATCAGTCCAAAACTTGTAGTATCCACACCATCATCACAATGTGGGATATCGACTATGCTCACTTCATAATCATCATAATCATCGCTATAATAAGTTGTATTATATGCGGTTGTATAATTAGATATCGTTGTTGTATTTTCATAAGTTGAAGGCGTTGTAACATTATTTTGATTTGTTGAAATTGTACTGAGAATTGTACTAATAATTGTAGTAGCTATAGTGGTAATATTACTGCTACTATTATACATGGTTGCGCTACTAACTGTACTAAGAGTATAATTCATTTTTGTTGGAGTTATGCTTTACTTAATCATACACTTTTATTTTATTTTTTTTTTTTTAATAAAAACACAGTATTTGTATCATCATTTATTTTTTTTAAAAAACTTTTTATTGTTTGTCAAAAAAGGTGAGATTTCTAAATTTAATTAAATCCTTACAATTGTAACCTGACGTATTAGTTTCATCCATATCGATACCAAGACTAGTTAGATAATCAAATATCTTTTTATCAGAATGAAACAAAATATAACTATACAATATATTATTATTATCAAAATCTTTTTGCAAAAAATTAACTCCACTATCTATTAGTAACTTTATTACATTTATACGAACATTAAAATTACACATGTACATGTGTAACAAATTTTTCCCATTTTCATCTTCTTCTGTTATAGATGATCCAGAATCAATTAATATTTTAACTATTTCAGGTTCGACATTCTTGTTAAAAGAAAGATAATGAGCTAGTGCTGATAAATTATTATCTCTAGTTTTAAAATTTATATCGGATCCATTTTCTATGAGAAAATTTAATATTTCAACATTAACTTTATCTTTTTCAACACACGAAAACAATGGCGTTTCATATAAGTCGTTACAATCATTAACAAATTTTATCCATTTCTTTACTCCATTTATATCATCTTGTTCAACGTAATAAAATAATGGATTACAATATCTATAAAATAAGTAATCTGTAAAGTCATTATCATAATCGCTACATAATTTTTCCTTTTCCATAGTAATTGATGATGGCAAACTAGCTTATTAATAAAAAGTTATATTTCATTTTTGTAAAGTGTTTTTAAATTTACATATTTAATTTTTTTTGTGAGATAGTTGTATTCTAAGTTGCGTAAGTTACATGTGAAATTAGCAGATAGATATTTTCTTTTAACTTCTTTTATGATTAATGCAATTTTATAAGAGTTTCCTACGTACATTTCTCTACCTAAGTAAATATTTTTACTTCTATCGTAATCAAGTACATTAACTCCGTTAATTAACCAAAATATTGAACTTCCATAAACACGTTGTATGTTTTTAGATTCTCCAATACATTCCATTAAAAAGTTTTTACCTAAAGCTATTGTACTATTTAAAAAATTTACTGTTAAATTTATATCATCTTTAAATCTTTTTTTAATTACGTTATTATGATAATAACGTTTTAATGCCAAGTTTTTTGGATTACACCGTGTATCCGTAGTTATGGAACATAAATATACTCCTTCATCACTCTTAGAAATATTTCGTATTAGTAATTTTTCTTTGCTTTTTTTATATTTAAAATTATTGTTTATTTTTTCCCTGTCTTTAAACCAATTTACTTCATAAGAACAATTAAACGTATTTATAAAGTTTTTTGTATTTATACACAACAACTCATAGTTTGTGCCAATGACAGAGTTTATAGTCTCTTTTTTATAAACATCTAACATAACAGATGAAGTAAAATAATATGTTGAGTTATGTACATTACATGCATATATTCCAGAATCATTTTTTGTTATATTATTTATCCACAGGCTATGCCCAACAGAATATACTCTATCGGTATTTTTGAACTCATGAAAAGATTTTTTTACATCTCCTGTTTTAACGTATTTATTGTAATTAACTAAAAACCATTTTACTGTTGTATTATAATTTAAAGTATCAACATATGGACATTTTACTATTTCTGAGTTATTTTCGAACGTTTTCATCACGGATTGTAGACAACCAAAGCTTAATTTTGTAAAAGCAAGAATTTTAACATTGATAATCAGTAAATAGAAAATAAATGTCGTTACTTTTTCCATCTTATCCAATAAGATTTTAATCTTACAAGATTTAAAAAAAAATATTTTTTTTTTAATTTTTAGTTGTTATTATAAACTTTTACATCAATATAGCCCTTTATTTTGTTCATCCTTATAATTTGCACATTAATTAATTTATTAACTAATGTTTTTTTTATATTATTCATTTGATCCATGTTTATATTAACATAATCTATTACAAGTGCTTCCAAACCATAGTTGATTAGTTTTACATATACAATGTTATCTTTTATAAACACAATACCATCTGTTACTTCATTAATGTTAGGTAAAACGTAACAAAATGCCAAATCGCTATTCGATGACATTTTTGCTCTCACTTTCTGAAACTTTTTTTTCAGAAATACCGTTTTTGTGCTCGCATGTATTATTTAAACAATTCCATATATCGTTCAATATTAAAGTTTTTTTAATTGGTTCCTCCAAATCCATTAGAACACATGTTAAGTTAGTATTTTTAATTTCTTCAGTTACGTTTTTAATTATCAAATCAGATCTAGGTTCTTTGCCACATTTTAAAGGTTTTTTGTTAAAATACATTCGTTCTTTATAAATGTCACCGTTCATAAATTCAACAAACGAATTATTATTTCCTATCAACCAATACACATATGCATAATTGCTATGATGACTATATCCTTTACATTGTAGTAAAACGTTTTCGCCCTCTTTATGAGGAAAGTAAATAACTAAATCCCTTTTTTTTGCACATTTACTATAAACCACATAAAAGGTTGTAAATAACGTCAGACAAATGACTACTTTCTTGAAAGAGATCATTTTTTATTTTTTAGAACTATATTTTATATTTTTTTTTTAAAAATAATGAAACAAACTTCTTAAATGACATCTAACGCCCTCATATCCTAATTTGCATCTGCAAAACATTAGTGGTTTTTTATTGTAAGATAAAATAAAAGTTGTTTTATAACATGTACCACCATTTAAACAAAAATTTATACTTTTATCACACATCATTATATCTTTGTTTAAGATAGTTATGTAATCGTTTTTATTTTCTTTAGAAAGCATTAATATAATTTTATAGAATAACAAAACGGTAAAAAATATTTTTTTTACTTCCATCGTATCCTACCAATTATTTTAAGCAAATAATATGCAATAATAATACTTCCTACCATTACGAAAAAGTTAATTATTGAAAATATAAAATCATTGTGTTCATTGTTTTTTTTATTTTTTTCAACAAAACTTATAATGTCTTTTTGATAACTAGAAAATGTATTTATTAGCTCATTTAGTGCTAAATCATCATTAACAACTTCATTGTTTTCATTTTTTTTCTTTTTTATGATAATGGATAACAACGATATAGAAGCTAATATTACTGAAGGTCTAAAATCACTATTTATAGTTTCGATAATTATATTTTTTACATCATTTATATCATAACAAGATTTAACGTTATTGCGCAAAATAAAATTACATATTTCATTAAACTCAGTTTTATAATCTTTTTTTATTACCTCACAGCATTCGCGTATCATTATTAAAATTGCCAACTCATTATTATTTAATGATTCTATTCTTAAGTCTCGCAAGTACACATTCAAAACTTTTTCTATGTTGTAATTGCAGTTATCCATTTTTACAAAAAGTAACTTATATTTTCCTTTATTATAAAAAACTATAATATCCCACTTGACCCAAATCCATTATTATCTCTATTTGTACCATCTAAACATTTAACTTCTTTAATTTTTGGATATTCTACTTTTTCAAAAATAATTTGCGCCACTCGATCGCCTCTTTTAATATTAAATGTATTTTTACCATTATTAATAAATATAACTCCAATGTTACCCCTATAATCTTCATCTATAACTCCTCCTCCTATATCTATGCCATAATATAACGAAAGACCAGACCTTGGCGCTATTCGTCCATAACATTTTTTTGGAATAGATAAACTTATATCAGTTTTAACTAAAATTCTTTCTTTTGATTTAACGATATAATCATAAGCACTATATAAATCATATCCTGCAGAAAAATCTGTTGATTTGGTAGGCAGTTTAGCAAAAGCAGACAACCGTATACAGTTAACGACAGACGAACTATAATCCATTTTGTTATTTTTTTAAAATTAGGATATTTTTTTTTTGTTTTTTTTTTTAAAAAACACTATCTATGTCTAATGCGCCTATAACGTTCCATCCTTTTGTTTTATCGTCAAATATTTCTATTTCACGTATATATCTTTCATAATGAAAACCTCCAACGATCATAATACAATCATCAAAAATACATATTGATGCATTAAATCTTGGCTGGTTCAGGCACGACTCAATTCTCCATTTACAAGACATAGGATTAAAGCTTTCGACCATGTTAAAAACTTTTATATTATTGATATATGAAATTCCACCAACAACATATATTAAACCATGATGGTATATAGCACATCCACCATAATGAGAATATTTTGTACACTCACCCAATGACCATTTATTATATTTCAAATTATACACTTCTACTGATTTATCATATTCAGATATTCCTCCAATAACATAGATGGTATCATTGACATTAACAACACATGGATTGTATCTAGGATATAGTAAATTTGGTTCTTCTCTCCAAACACTTTCTCCAAATGACCAACTTTCAACTTTATTAACTATACAATTATTATAGATTCCACCAATAACATATATTCTATTATTAAAATAAGTGACACCTGGGCATTTTCTTGGATAAATTAATGAAGGTAAGTTTTCTTTTTCAAAAGTTTTTGCATTGATTGCGAATACACTATTTACTGATCGTAAGTATTTATCCACACCACCTAAAAAGTAAATATTATTACCAATAGCAATTGAAGTACAAAACTTAAAATTTTCATCTATTATGTTGCTTAATTTACTTAAGTTACTAGGTTGTTGAATACTTTCATTTAATGTTTTGTTTTCATCAATTTCATTACAATTGTTTTCATACAATAGTTCATTATCATAAACACTTTCATCTATTATATTTATATCCATTATATCATTTGTAAACAGTATTTTTGTTAAGTTATCATTATAAACCTTAAACTTAAAAGACTTTGTAAATTTGTCACTATTAATAAATTCTTTATTTTTATAATTACATCGTGGTATGTGTTTATCACTATTTTTGTTAAAATCATAAGGTTTTTTTTTAAATCTGGACGACCACGCTCGTAACCTTTTTTTTCCTTTTTCTGTTAAAAAGGTAAATCTTACAGAGTCATTTACTAACTTCATCGTATTAAGCCTATTAGTTTTTTTGACAGTTCCCCACTTAATTATAAAATTAAGAACAAAATCTTCGGTATCGACAACTAAATCACTACTTTTTAATATGGGCCTTAATTCATTAACTCTTAATTTAGTTAAATCGTTGCTTATATACATAAACCTTTTTTTAATATATTTATCTGCAACATCGTACACATCGTAACAACCATACATATAAGATCTTCTAAAGATATCAACACAATTACTATCATCAATGTAATTTATCATAAAATCAGTACATGCATCCATTATAAACTTAATTTCGATTACGTTAGAAATAGCAAAAATGTCAACAACATTTTTGCTATTCAATGTAATATAACCAGTATTAATATACTCTAACACATACGTAAATGGCTTATATTTAAAAGGTAACTTAACTTCGTTACTGTATTTTTTAATAGCTTTTTTAAAGTAATTAGATGATATCTCAAAAATATCTTTCCTTGTTTGTGATATACCTCCAATTGTAAATATTAAAATTCTATCATAATCATTTTTTAATAACATGTACTTTAATTCTTCTACATATTCTTTATTGATATACCTTTTTAAAGTCATATTGGTTATTCAAGATAATTAACAAAAGTTGTTATTTATTCAACTTTATAATATTCAATAAAAACTAAAAATCAACATCTAACGAAAAAACATTATCGTCTTTGTTAGAAATAACGCCCATTTTTTGATATTCACTAACTCTTTTTTCAAAGAAGTTAGTTTTACCTTCCAGTGATATATTTTCCATAAAATCAAATGGATTTGTTGACATAAACACTTTATCACAACCTAGTTCTAATAGTAATCTATCCGCAATGAACTCAATATATTGAGACATTAAATCACAATTCATACCTATTAGTTTTACAGGAATTATATTGGTTAAAAATTCTTTTTCTATAGACACAGCCTCGTTTATAATAATCGTAATAATTTCATTAGAAGGAGGATATTTTAGATGTTTAAAAATTAAACACGCAAAATCACAATGAAGGCCCTCATCTCTACTAATAAGTTCGTTTGAAAATGTTAATCCTGGCATCAATCCTCGTTTTTTTAACCAAAATATTGCAGCGAATGATCCGGAAAAGAATATTCCCTCAACTGCAGCAAACGCTATTAATCGTTCTCCAAACGATGCTTTTTTGTTCGATATCCATTTTCTAGCCCATTCAGATTTTTTTTTAATAAAATCCATTGTTTCAATAGCATTAAATAAATGTTCCTTCTCTTTAGTACTTGAAATGTATGTATCAATAAGTAAGCTATACATTTCAGAGTGTATGTTTTCCATAGCTATCTGAAAACCATAAAAACATCTAGCTTCTGACCATTGTACCTCTGAGTAAAATCTTTCGGCCAAATTTTCATTAACTATACCATCACTAGCTGCAAAAAATGCCAATATGTTTTTAATAAAGTATTGCTCTTCATTGCTGAGTTTTTTCCAATCGGCTAAATCCTTAGAAAGATCTACTTCATCAACTGTCCAAAAACTAGCAACAGCTTTTTTATACATTACCCATATTTCTTTATATAATATAGGAAAAACTACAAATCTTGAAGATGTTTCTTTAAGAATTGGTTCCATTTTATTTTATACCATAAAAATTAATATTTCATTATTTTATTTAGTCAACATTGACGCCCACACACGTATCATCGATATAATAAACATTTTCTAATTCGTCAAAGGATCTTCTTGTGGTTAATTTCATCATTCTTACTTTTATTTTATTAAACAAATCGAATAAGTAAAAGCAGTTGACCAGTTGAAATAGCAAATAAAGACTTATTACGATAACAATTATTAAAACCATCAAAATTAGTACAGTTCCTATGCTAAAGGCATTATTGTTAGGCATTGCTGTTGTGAAATTCATCTGACGCATTTACTACCACTATTGTAAAATTTATACTTTTTTTTATTTTTTATAGAAATACATCATCATTTGAAACACTGTCGTCATAATTTATGTAATACATTACTTTATGAGGTGTCTTTCTTTTTGTAAATTTATACTTGTAGTTATAATTATATTTAGTATCATTATCATCACTACTAACGGTATTACTATCACTATCACTATTACTATCATTAGCACCATCACCATCACCATCACCATCTAACAATGTAACACGTTCAATAGATATTGCCTTTTTCATATTGCTTTTCCTTATAAAACTAACACATTTAATAGCCTTTTCTTTTATACTTTTTTTTAATAATCTGTAACCAAATACTATACCACAATAAATTTTTTTATCCATTTTTCCTCACTTACTATCAATAACGTATAACTTAGTTTATTTTTTTTGTTTTTTAACCTTAAATAATATATTAATTTATTTAGATAAAAATATTTATTTATTTTTTTTTGACGATTTTATACATCCTTCATAGTATAAAGTATTATAGTTATAGTAGTATTATGTACTTTTTTGCAGTGTAAACTACTTATGTGCAATCAAAAGTTGAAAGTAAACATAAGAGTCACGTTTTATGTATCATAAAACGAAGTATTTGTTGTTATTACCATTGGATAATCGTTATGCAGGTAGGTTTCTTTTTTATCATTGTGAGATGAGGGTTTTTTAATATTTAAACAATATCCATATTTTTTAATTTCGTCTTTAGATGGGGTAGAGTTACTACTATTGCTGTTGTATGGCTTTCCATTTACAACAACTTTGTTAACCTTTTTTAGTTTTTCGCTCATGTTTTATTTAATAAGTATTTATTTATGTTATTAGCTATGATTTATGTTTCATTTTTAATGATTTTTTAAAAAAAAATTATACATATAAAAATGAACCGTATTTGTACTTAATGTTTATTTTTCGTTTTATAGAACATAAACCAAGTAAAAAAATAATAAAAATTATCAATACAAAAAAAATAAACCAATGAACATCGTTGATGAATGGTATCCTATTATCGATATAATTATTAATTGTATATCTATTACTCATTGATTTCATTATTGTGTTCATAACACAATTTGCTTCAGAAGTTCCAGAATTAATTATTTGTAATAAAATGTTTTTTCCATTTGGTGCGATACACTCTCCGATATCTAAAGTTTGAATATCAATCACATTAGTTACGGCGGCCGAAGAAGTACATTTGCGTATTATTTCGGGTATATAATTTTTATCTTGATTATCCAAATCAATCCCGACTTCGTTCGCTAATTCATACTTCTCGTTTTGAGATAGAGTATTAGCAAACTCTTTAAATGTTTTTATCAATAAGTAAAAACTTAGTTCTTTATCATCAATACATAAATTTATTATTTTTAATTTACATCCTTTAAGCGTTCCCTTTATTTCACTAATGTGAATACCACAAGTTGTGTTAACCGGAACGGAGTATAATGATAAATTTTGTAGATAGCGCTCTATGAATAAATTATACAATGTATCAACTTGAAAGTGGTTTTCCATTTATCCACGTTGAGAAAATGTTTTTCTTTGAAATAATTTTTTCTAAAAAAGAAATAGGATGTAATATTGATATTTTTAACCTAAATTTATCACACGTATTTTTATTACAACATATAATAAATTCTTCTAATGTATTATAAAATTCTTTATCTGTTTCTATTTCTGGATATGTTTTTAAAAGTGTATGAATGAAAAAATGAAAATCGTAGTACCAATTATGTTCAACTTTTATATTATTTTTTATTTTTTTATTTATTATGTTTGCAACCTGTGAAAAGTCAAAATCATTTAAACAAGCTTTTATAGGTTCATTAAAAATATAAGTATTTTCATTTAATGATATTTTTATTGATTCGTCCGAATCAAAAATTAAAATATTATCAGGTTTTAAATCAACATGTAAAAAGTTGTTACAGCATGGTAATTCATATATTTTAACATATAAAAGAGCCATCTGTAAAAAAATAAATTTTATATACTCAACTAATGACTTAAAACCTAATTCAATAGCCATTTTTTCACTAACTTTATCAGAAGAGAATTTTGCCAAAGGAAATATTATTATATTTCCTCTATCGTATAAATAATTAGACCGTTTTTCGTGTTCAAAAAAATGAAACATGTGCGTAAAATAGTTTATTACATTTACATTACTTTGTATAACTATAGGGTAAAAATATGATAATAGTTTTACAAATTTTACATCTCCTTTTTTCTCATTGAACGATTTTAAAAAATATTTATGTGAAAAATTACTTATACTTAATTTTTGATCATCCATTGTTTGAATAAGTAATAATATCATATATAGTACCCGCTTATATAAGTTATATAAAAATGTAAGTTTAAAGTTTACACCCATTGCCCATGCACACACTATTAGTTTTTTTTCATCTCCCTTTAAGTTATTAAACAAGAACTTTGGTATTGTATATTCTGCAGTTGTTTCAATAGGACTATACTGTTTATTAGGTTCATAAACAAATTTTACAACGTACTTATCAATTTTAAAAACTATACCATATCCTCCAGTTGAAATATGATAAAAGTCATCATTAATTGGATAAAATCTCTTATCTTTTTGCTGAAAAAACGATGGATTGATATATTCGTTTTCAGCGATTTTATTTAATGTTTCCTTTGTAAACTTTTTAAAGTATCTTATTAACCTAACATTAGGTGACCAACTTTGGTAAATATCTAATTGAGATATTACATAATCAAAATAAATATCATCGCCTAATACTGTTGTAGATTTTATATCTTCATCGTTATCCCATTGGCATTCTAATGAGTTATCATCTATTTCCATGATTACCATTTATTGTATAAAAAGCGTTTATTATAATATTATAGTTAATAATAATATTTTACTTTATTTATTATATATTCGTTAATCAATTGATAATGTTTTATATTATAATCTAAAAGTTTGTCTATTTCTAAAAATAAATTTGTGATTTTTTCCCAAAGGGTTTCATCATCGTCGATCTTGTACTTTTTTTTGAAACTATACAAAAAGTTATTATTTTTATTTAAAATAGTATCATAAATAACAAAGTTGTTAGGAATATAACAATTATTTTCTTTTTTCATTACCTTTTTTAACTTTATAATTTTATTAACTAATTCGATTATTTTTAATCTTCTAATTGAAATAATATTTGATGTTATGTTTAATGTTTCTTCATTATTCTTTTTATAAAAAAATGCTTTTTCTGTAATTGATAATTCTTTAGGAGATAAGATTGTCACTAAATAAATTGATTCGCCACCTATTTGTGGTAAAAAATTAACCCCATTAAGAAAGCCACTCATAATAAAATCTCCTTCGTCTATATTTATTTTTAAAAATGTAGTATCTGGAATAAATAATCCAGATATTCCTTTATTCTTAACACAGGCCGTAATGACAACGCTATTACTAAATGTTGATTCGTTTAAAAAAAATGCATTTCCGTGTTTTAATTTAACCAAATACGATCCTATAACTGTAAAAAACTCTTCATTGAGTAAAAGTTTATAAAAAATATTTACATTTATTTCTTTCAATGAATAAAATCCTACTTTTTTTTTACTTATATCTAAGTCATTTAAAAAAAGATTAAAAGAAAAATATAACTCTTCACTTTTACTTTTTAAAAAATTACCAACTGCAACATTCCCACCATTAACTGAATATAAATCATCATAACATCTATTATTTAAAAAGTACTTCAAAATATATTCTTCTTTTTTTTTATTACTTAAACACATAATAGACATTATCGTATTTATAAATCATATATCATTTCATATAATGCATTTTTATCTTTTTTAAAATCGTCCGATATATATATTTCTTTATAATTATACATTAACACATAGTCTCCTAAAAAATGACTATCAATTTTTTGTATTAAAGAATGAATATTGAATCTACAGTAACTAATAGAAAATGCTTTAAATAATAATAAATAATTATTTAATGTAGTATTATTTTCATAATGCTCTAGTAATTCGTTATTATTTACTATATAGTCTACGATATCATCGCTTAATATTTCTTTTATATGATCAATAGTTTTCATAAAATCGTCGTTATGAAACGTAATACTGTTTTCCCATTCTAACACACCCAACTCCTTTATTTTATATCCGCCTATTTTTCTCATTAATTTTATATCTATTGAGGTCAATGGCGTAAAAAATACAGATGTTTCTAATTCATCATCGATTATAGGAATCTTTACGTTATTATTTTTACTCACTTTACATAATGCTATATATAAATTGTTATTATTTATATCTATACTTCTTTTATAGATGGGGAAACCAATAGGGTATCGCCCTAAACTTATTATATCTAATATGGATTTAACTTTAAATATAACAATTTTTTTTTTAGGAGAATAATTGACCGTTTTAACATTTTTAAACCTTATTAACTGCATAATAAATCGTACAGTGTCGTGTTCTAGTGGATAATACATAAAATTGTTTACTTTAGATAGTGATGTTTGTATTATTTTAGTTAAAAAAATATCTTCTATTCTATTAAAAGAAAACATATTAAAAGGATATATTAAATTATTTAAAACATCATATTGTTTGTTGATGGAATCATATAATACCAAAACTGACTCTAATGCCATTTTTTCTAATGCTTTTATTTTACATTTTGCTTCTTCTTCCGTGATAAAATCTTTTGGTATAATTATCTTTTTTTTATCATTCCACTGTTTAAAATAATCACTTATTTCCATTTTACACGAAAAGTTAGCGATATCTACTAATATTAGTTTGAATCCGTCATCTGATACAATATAATCATTTCCTATAAAATTCCATCCTATGTTTTTTGGCCACGACGCTTTAAGCAGTAAAAAGTCAAAAACATTGCTTAAAAACCCTACTAAAAATGCTGTTTTAATATTTATTAGTATTGTTTCCTTTAACCATTTTAAAAAACATAATATTAATTCTTTTGAGTTAAAATTTATAAATGATTTACCAAAACTTGTCATCATATAAATTGATGGACCTAATGGAGTTATTATTGAGTTTATAATTATAGGTATTATTGTAACTACTTCATCATATATGTTATTTTTTGACCATAACTTTTTCGATGCGATACTTTTAACATTATAAGGTAATATGTCTAGTTCCGGTCTATTATATTTTTTTTTTTGTTTAACCCATATATAATGTTTTCCAATGCACCCTATTATCATTTCATCAATTAATGTATAATCATTACCTTTTTTACTATTTTTATAATTAACAAATCTATAATTAGATAATCCATTATCACACATCCAATAATTTATCTCACTCAATGAAATATTTTTATTTTCAAAAACATGCAATTTATGAACAGATTTATTTATTTTATCGTTTTCTAAAGCTCTTCTTTTGACAATATCTACCAAAGGAGATATAGATGTTTTAGGTGAAAAAAATGTTTCAGTGTCGACTTCGTCAATGAATAACTTGTGCATATGCATGTCAATAAAATATGGTTCTGCATACTTTGTAATTCCAACTATTTCTAAATGAGATAGTTTTGTTACAGATCGTACTAAATCTAAATTATTTAGGTATATTATAACTCCCTTTCCGCTTCCTAATCTCGCTAATATAATAGAGTGTTTATATGTTTCTAATGCATTAATAATATTAAATTCATTGTTTTGTTTTTTAAACATGTTTGGTTACAGCACTGTATTTTTTTTGTCTGACCAATCTCTTTCAAATATATTTGATAACATCTTAACTAATTCATTATCATTGGTATTAAAACTAACAAACGCATAGTGTAAATAATGTGTTCCATCAAAATTTGCAGGAGTTATATGTGCAAATTCGTTATCAATAATCATCAACTTGGTATTATTAGTATCATGAAAAATTTTAACAGTTAAATCATTGTTGCTACACAAAGATTGCAAACTTTTAACCGATGACATAACATAAACGTCATTTTTATCCCAAGATCCGACCAAAAGCCTAACTTTTACACCTCGATTGATAGTTGCGCCAATGATAGCATTGTAAATATCTGGCCAAAATGTTGTTTTTAAATCTTCTCTTATAACGGGAACCAACGATAACAATTCCAAATCTATTGACTTTTTCGCTGAATTAATTTTGCTCAACACAACATCCGCATCTAAAGTTCTAGAATATCCTAATATATGATCAGGAGAATCTGACAAAAACACACCACCAATTGGATTATTAATATGGTATTTTGTACTCACTGGCAAACAACATGTTATATATATTCCTCTAAAAATACTGCTGTTGTTATTTAAAGCTTTAAATGTTTCAAACCTTCTTTGTAAATCTAAAGCTAATGGCGCGTAAGTAGAATATATACCTAAAGTCTTTATATTGGAAATGGATCCACCAGTTAAAGAGGCGTTGCCTATATAGCATTTATTATAATCAGAAACCCAAAAACTTCCCAATAATACTCCCGGATCGTTATCTCCTCCTATTTTTACTTTGACATACTCAATTTTATTTGATATTAATTCCTCTTCATCCTTGTTACCGCTTTGATGATCTACTAAAATTGTAACTTTAATTCCAGATGCTGCGGCTTCTTTTAATTTATTTAAAATATTTTTTCCATGTTCGCTAGTGCGAAGATTACAACAAAATGATGCTATATTTATATTTTTTTTAGCTTGTGAAATAATTTCATCAAAGCACTCATGTGTGAGCATATGTTGTGTTGTTATCCCTGAGGTTTTAGGCAATGTTTCAACGAGTCTACATCCTGCTCCAGATGGAGGTTTTGAAAAAAATAAGGACCACATTTAATGCTAAAAAAAAAATAGTTATTTTATAACAATGTTTGTTTTTCTTCAATATGTTTGTAGTTATTATCTTTATTTATTTCTTTAAACATAATAACTAAATCTAAAATTATTGACACTATACCCACTAATGCAAAAATAGCAGCAATAAAGACCAAAAAAAATTCAAACATCATTTAATAGACATGTTATTTATTTAAATTATTCTATTTGAAACTTTGAAGACCAAAAATGTTTTATTCTTAACCCAATTATTAAATATTTTAAGTCAAAAGTTGGTACAAATATATTTATATTTAAACTATTATCATCTTTATTAATGATACAATATTTACATATTGTTTTGTTTTTTGTCGCTTCGTCAATACATTTTAAAACAAAACTTGGTAATAAGTATTGACATTGAGGTTGTTGAAAATGAAATGGTGAATATAGTAACTCAGTTAATGTAAACCTATAACCTTTTATAATAACAGAATCTGATGTAGCTACGGAATTTGTAGGAAAGTGTTTTACTGTATCCATCTTGACAAAGCATCTATTTCCAAGTAAGCAATTATCATCTTTATTGATTTTTATTTTGTCCATATTTCTAAATGGACTTAATTTAATTATTTCATCTAACTTGTTAACATTCATGGTTGAGAATGTTAATGATGTTAGATTTATCTAAAAAAAACGAATGCTTTTTCATTTTTGATCGCATACACTTCTTCTACACTGTTATATTTTTAAAGGATGTGCATATATCGTTTACATAATGGATGTTATCTAAATCTTTTATTTTATTTACAAATTTATTATAATAATAATTTTTTTCCTTTATATTTTTTTTACTTTTTCTTGGATGCAATGCTTTCCTTAACCATAACGAATCACAATTAATTGCATCCATTAATATTTTAAAAGTTTCAAAGTTATCGTAAATAAATTTCTTTATGATATCATCACTACATGTATTCATATTAATTAAAACAAACAAATCTTTGAGCTTTTTTCTTGTATTAATTTTGCTATCAAGATTAATATGTCTAAATGATGGGGTTATCCCATCAAACAATAAATTATCTTTAACATAATATATCGTTAAGGATTTATTTCTTTTTCTCATTAAAAAGTTATATAAATGATCATTTGAAACAGATAGTTGTTTTTTCTGGTAAAATACCAATATATCAATTTTATTATCATGAGATATACACTCCCATCTTTTTGAAGATATAACTTTTTCATCTATATATCCTACCTCTTTTAGCTCAATTTTTATAGATGAATGTATTAAATTGCAATAGTTTCTACATATTTTTATTTGATAATCTATAGATGTATCAAATAACGATATTAAACTTGTTACTATAGCTGCATTTTTTAACATTTTTTTTTTAAAAACAAAGGTGATTTTTTATACTTTTTTATAATAGTTTTTCATTTATGTTATAGTAATATAAATGGCAGCATATAATTCACAATATTATGCAAACACACCATTTTATATAACGACAAAAGAAGGAAAATATCTTGTATTAAAAGCAATTAAAGTTTGCGATATAAGAACAGTTGAATGTGATGGCGATAAAGCATCATGTATTTTAAAAGTGGAAAAATCAAATCAAACTTGTGACAGGCCATCTTCACCATGTGAACGAGCTGCAAGAGCTTCATCTCCAAATAGAGGGAATAACTCTGTACCATTTATGCGCACAAATATGTTAGAGGACCTTCAAGCGAAAAATCGTAGCGTTATGTCTAGAATACTTGGTTAAATTTTAATGCGTTATAATATCTTTTTCTATATCAATTATACCATGTTTACCACTTTTCTTATCTCTAGGTATAATATCATAAATTGGGTTTTTTTCCACCCCAATTAATGAGTTTACGATATCTGTAAGTGGTTTTATTATATCTCCTTTAGTTAAAATTTGATAAATTAATATATGTGCGCTTAATCCTCTGGAACTTATCTCATGAATATCGGTTTTTGATTTCATTAGTATTGTATTTGAAAAATAAGTATATAAAATATTATTATTTATCAAAAATGCAGAATTTGAAACATTTTCAAAATCGATAGCATCGTCAGCATTTAAATCTAATATATCACTAGATAATGAACTTTCATCTAAATAAACTAAACATTTTTTGAATGGGAAATCGTAATTGCTAGTATCGACCGTGATGATACGTTTATCAATGTCTATAACTGAATACATAGGCATGTTATTTTTTTTTGTTTGGTTACTGATAAAGTTTATACCATAGTTAACTCTAACATACTCTAATAATGTAGCTAATCTAACTGTTAGTTTTTCAGGATTTTTAGCTAAATCTTCTAATCTGTCTATTTGTGAAAACATTTTTAACATTGACATAAGTTGCAATGCTGGATCTACTATATATATATTATCAATTAAAACTTTTGGTATTGATTGCATGGTATCTTGTCGTATATTAAAACTATCTATTATATGGCTATCGTTTTGATCCTTTAATACCATATAGTTTTTTAAGTATGGTACTTTTAATAAAACAACATTTAAGCCAGTAATAAACTTGATTAAAAACGCAAGATCTATAAGAAAAGTTCTAGAGTTTGTTTGTAATATATCTATATCTCCATATTTAACATCCGGATTTAATAAATGTAGAGAATATGATCCATAACAGATACAATTTTTATTATGTCGTCGCAAATACTCTTCCATTAAAGAGTTTACATTATCAACTAACGACGAAACATTATGTCTACCCATGGTTTTATCCGTCATCTGTGCAACGTTCATGAAATTTAAAGCATCCCTAGCTAAAGATTGCATCGATGATGTATTATAGTAAATATTAGAAGTAAATAAATCAGGCCCTTTAGTTGTCAATATCCCTAATACATCAGTATATGTTGTAACTAATATACTTTGTAATTCTATTATGGTATATAACTTACCAATTGAGTATGTGTTCTCTTGTTTAGAAAAGTAAGTAAGAATTGATCTTTTTATATCAGATGGAGAAGACTTGATATCAGAAAAAAATTTCTTTTTATTCTTTTTTATCAAAGATATAAATATTTCTTTATTAAAAATGTTTACTCTTTGTATGTTTTTATATTGTGACTTCAACATGTGAAATTCGGTTAAAGATGGATCTCTTTTTAAATACAATTTTAAAACATCTACAACAATTTTATCATTCATTTTTGTTTATTCAATACGATGAAGGTACAAACTTTTTCACAAAAAAGTAGTGTATTTTTTAAATAATTTTTTTTTATTATTACAAATCCACTATCACATATATATTTTTTAAAAAGATTTAATTCTTTACAAACGCTAGATATGTCTTCAGTAAGTGTTTCATTTATTTTCATTCCTGTAAAGAAATTACTTATAAGTAAAGATATAAAAACATTAGTTCCTCTACTAGAATACGTTGATCCTACTACTAAGTATAAAAAAAGAATTTGAATAAATGAATTTATTATAGAGTGGAAATTGGATATGGGTTCATTTAGTGAATAAATATTAGTTATATAATTGCCTAAAAATTTATATTCGATAAAATCTACAGGCGATATCTTAAAAATAACACCGTGTTCTATCTTTGAAGGGTGTGAATATTTAGATCCTTTTATTATATCAATTATAGGAACCCAGGAAGGAAAATATCTATATGGTAAATATACCAAACCATATGTGGTTAACTTAGCAATTGTAAATACTTGATTTAAAATATCTTCTTCTGTTTTTAAAATAATATCATTTTCTTTATTTATTTGTATTTTTATTCCAGTACTATCTTCAATATAAGATATATTTTTAAAAACGGTCATATCGATTTCTGGTATATTACTATATAATATTAATGATTTTATTTTATTTTGATCATATATAAACATACTATTTTTATTTGACAATTTTTTAAATGGTATTAAGTTTTTTATATCACTAACCTTTTTAAGAATAAAATTAACATTACTTTCGCTGTGTGTGCAGGATAGATAAAATAACGACGGTTGAATTTTATAGCTAAAATATTTATTTATATTATTAGATGAAAATATATTTAGTAAATACATCGTAGATGTTTTATTTAACGGATATTCAAACATTAACTTGTTCATTTTATGAGAGCAAAATCCATATTTTTGGACAAAAATATCTATTAACTTATTATTTTTATTATACCAATCAGTACTAAATGTGTAATCCGAAACTAAGTTTGCGTTTTTTTCTAATAATACATTTATATCAATTGTATCTAGTAGCTCAACTAAATCTTCATATCCCATTTCAATACACACTATCATAACTAACGAAGTATGTATTGGAATATCTTTGATTTTAACTTTAATATTTGATTCACAAACTATTTTTATGCATAATTCTTCTGTTAATATATTTAATGGTATTTTATCTATAATAGTAGAAAGCAAATTGATATAATTTTTTTCTATTAAGTAATTGATAATATACATTTTATTGTTATAATCATAATTATCAATATATTTACAGCATATTTTTAAAAAATCTTTTGTTAATTCATATTTTGTAAAATCTATTAATGGATCTTTAAAAAAAAAACTATAATATAATCCTAATTCATCTTTTTTATCGTATAAAAATTCTATAGCATAGGTTTTATATTGATCAACTTCTCCATTTTTTATTTTAGTTATGATAAATTTTTTTATTCTGTCATCTTTTAATTGTTCAAACGTTAACATATCTAAAAATGTTAAAATATCTTTATGAAATTTTATAGATTGTAAAACATCCAAGATAAGTTCAATAGAAATCGCACTTAAAATTCCATCATTGTTTGGTATTATTCCATATTTATATAACATATCCATTAAAAATTTACTTTCAAAGGATTGATGTTGATATAAACTATCACATAAACTAAAGTCATTAATAAAAATTTTTTCTGCCAATGATTCACTAAACAAATAGTTTATATTTTTAATACTTTCCGAATTTATTTTAGTTAGTATATTTTCTACTTCAATGTTAGAAAATCTGTGTATTAGACAAAAAATATCATCATCTGCAATAACCATATACTGAATACATTTTAGTATTATTCTTTTACTACATTTTTTAATAATATCTTTTTTATGGAAATTTATATGTTCTCTATATAACTCAATATTTTTTTGATTATAAACTAAAGCTATCAAATCGACAAATGGTACAGTTTTTGGTTTGAATAAATATATTTTGCTAGGAAATTCTTTTCTTATCCTAAAATACCATTTTTGTGGCAAATTATTGGGGTTAATTCCATTAATGAGCATTTTCATAGCATCATCTATATTTACTTTTTTATATGATTCTGTTAAATTATCACAATTATATAAAATAAATGCTTCCTTTAACGGAATTAAAAAATTAAACATATTATGTAAATTTAAAATTTGATAATAGATGTATTGATTAGAAAATCAATAGTTCGTTTCGTCGATTTTTGTTTAGCTTCTTTTTTTGTATTACCAATTTCTGGAAAAAATTTTATACCGCTTATAATAACAGAGGCCAAAAACATTGGTTTTCTACCATTTCCGCAACTAGATATATTTATGTACCAATCTCTAGATGTAAACTGACAATATTCGTTTATCGCAGAACAAGGATTTTTTTCTTTCCATAAAACAATTTTATAGTACGGAATTGTATCAGAAAATGATTTATTTAGTTTTTTCGTATCGTTATTCTCATTGTCATCGTTATCGATGCTATTTTTTTTAAACCATTTAGGTGGATTCGATCTTATCATAAAAATAAAACCGTCATTATGTAGTTTATACAGCTGTTTGTTTACATTTGATTTTTCAATATTTAGTTTTCTAGATATTTCTATTGCTGTTATAAACTCACTTTCTGATAGATTATTTACCATTTTTTTCACAAGTTCATACGAATCTACTTCATCACAAGAATACATTTTTATTTTTTGTTGTATTTAAAACTAAAAAATTTTTTTTTTTCATTTTTATAGTTTATGTTATTTTTCTACAGCTCTAAACTTCGGAGGTTTAAAATTTTTCTTGCAGTCTCTACAAGAATGCATAACTAATGGTGGTTCATCTGCTGCTCTTGTTTGTATCATGACGGGAATAGTGTTTTTACTTTTACACTCAGGGCATGGGAGGTTATACTTTTTATCTAAAACATTAAAATATTCTTCGTGATTTATATCTCTAATATTGTCTATATTGAATTCTACATTTTTTTGAACACATTTTATTCCAAAAAGTATATATCTTAAAATTTCTTTCTCTGTTCCATTTGTCGTACGTATAAGATCACATATGTCAGGATAATCTTTATTTGTCTCTATTAAAGGCTTGTTTCTATACGATAATTTGTTTTTTGAATCTTTTGAGTATTCAATACCTATGTTGTTTCTTGGTTCAAATTTTGTTTCTTCTATATTTGACTTTGTATTAATAATATTTCTTATATAAAACTTGGAAGCTTTGTCTGTTGCCCATTTTAATATTTCTTTTACCTTTGATTTTTCTTTTACATATTTATAAATTATATCTTCTATGTCTTGATATGTGGGGGTAGTATTATCACTATATGAATTAGTATTATCATCATCCATGTTTGTACTGAAGTTGTTTAATTTCAATATTTACAAAAATGAATTTTTAGTTCTTTATTTAGATTTTTCCATTAATGCAAAAATGGAAAATAATACACCACCTAATCACTTTGAAAAAGCTTCTGTTTATGCATGTAGGTTATTTAAACAGTTTTATAACGAAAAAAAATATGATTTAGATAAATGTTTTTTAAAAGTTAGAAATAGCATGTCTCAATACTATTCTATGGTTGGTGATGATTTAGTCTGGAACAGAGAAATATTAAGTTACTTATATGAATACATAGCATATAAAAATAATGCAAATAATCCAAATTTTGTTTTATCTTCAAAAATTATTAATTTAACTAAGAAAAATACAAAAAAGATAAAAAATGAAATAAATTTTGTTGGTCAAACTTACAAATTGGATAAACATATAAAAAAAGTAAATATAACACACTATGATTATATAAAAATAAAAAAAACGTATGACGCATTCAAAAAAAATGTTGACATTAAATCAAATGATATATCTGTAACACTATTAAAAATTTATAAACAACTAAGCTTAATTAGTGATGTTTCAATAAATACGCGTTCTATGACAAAATCTTTAATGTATTACATGTTTCCTGATCTCTTTAAAAAGGATAAACGACATGTATTTTACAGAGTAGACGCTAAAAAAGGATATTGTGTATTATCATCTAAAAAGATAAACTTAATTAGGGTTTTATTAGAATATAAATTTGATATAAAATACAAAGAGTGGGGATTAATAAAAAGATATATTAATACTATTTGTAATAAAGGTAGTAAAAGTAGCAAAATCTGTATTGGAAAATATCCATATTTAAAGTTAAAACCTGTTTCTAAAATTAAATTTAATTATAGATCTAAATACGTAAGTGATTTTAAGAGAATAGTGAGTTCTAGTTTTTCATTGGTTGATTTGACAGAAAAAATAACGAAAAAAACTTTTAGTAATATTTTCAGAAATGAAATTAGTCATCTGTATAAGTTTAATGCAGAAAAAAACCATCTCGCGCTAGATGAATACAAAAAAATGAGAATGTGTAATAAAATAATATCTGCTATAGATTATCCAAATAAAGATCACATTTATAGTGCGATAATAGAAACTGTTAACAATTACTTAGATAATCCTCCGAAAAAGCTAGGATACAATATTGATACTTGTTTGACTATAGCAAAAAACAATTAACAACTAACATGGATTTTATACGAAGAAAGTATTTAATATATACAATAGAAAACAAAGTTGATTTTTTAAAAGATGAAGTACTAACAAAGATATCAAACTTTACATTAAATCATATATTAGCCATTAAATATTTAATTCTTAACTTTCCTAGAGATGTTATATCAAAAGATGTATTATCGAACCCAAATTTTTATGTTTTTTTACATATGGTAAAGTGTGATGACATTTATGAAACTGTTTTAAAACATTCGTTCGATATTCCTACGTTATATATAAAAGCACTTATAAAAAATTATCCGTTATTTAATAACACAATAGAAAGATATAAAACTTTAGTTAGTGAACTTTTTTTAGACGATAAATTTATCGAAATAGTAAAATATTCGTCTGAATTTGATAATATCATAGCTGTTAATTACGATCTTTTACTAAATCCTTTATTCCATAATAATGAACCGATTAAAAATATGGAAATTATTTATAGTAAACTTTTTAAAAAATCTAATTTTAGGAAGGTAAAAAAAATGGAGGTTATCAGATTAATGATATGGGCGTACCTAAGTAAACAAGATACTGGATTAGATTTTACTGATTTTGACTCTCAAGATATATATACACTGTTTCAAAAAAGTGATAAAGTTATTATTCATAGTGATATGACAGAAAAGTTTAAAGAGTATATTTTCGGGTCGGAAAAAACTAGTTATTGGTTATGGTTAAATGAATCAATATTTAATGATAATGTCTACAATGAAGGGGTTGCAGAATTAATGTACGATAAAATTCTTAGTTTTATCTATTCAGAGATTAAACAAGGAAGAGTAAATAAGAATATGCTGAAATTAGTTTATATATTTGAAAATGATGAATATATACAGTCTATTTTATTACAAATAATTTACGGGGTACCTGGTGATATCTTATCAATTATAGATGTAAAGGATGATAACTGGAAAAAATATTTTATAGGTTTTTATAAAGAAAATTTTATCGATGGAAAAACTTTTATAAGTGCAAAAACATTCAACTATGATTTATTTAAAGTAGTGGCTAAAATAAATCCTGAGTACTTTGACCCAGACAAAATAATATCCATATTTGATCATAAACCTGAAAAAGTTAAATATTTTGATACAATAGATATAAATAATACATTTATATCAAATATAATTTATGAAACGAATGAATTAAATCTTTCAACGATTGAAGAATTACAATCATGCCAAATATATAATGAAGAAACAGAATATTTCATTAAAGAATATAATACTTATCTTTATTTAAAGGAGAAGGATCCATATATTTTGTATAATGGCATATTAACAAATATATCAAAAGTTCCATCAAATAAAAAGTTTTCATTGTTTAGTAAAAACATATTAAAATATTATATAGATGGAAAATTGGCAAATATAGGTCTTGTGTTACCAAATTATAAAGGTGATATATTGGTAAAAATATTATCGCATTTGAAATGTGTAGAGGACGTTACTGTTTTCATTAAATTTTCAGTATGTAAAAACTCTAGCATACTACCATCAATAATAAGAACAATTTTAGCAAACTTTAATATTTCAATAATAATATTATTTCAAAAGTTTTTAAGGGAAAACTTATTTTACGTGGAATCTTTTTTAGAAAAAACAAATCATTTAACTAATAACGATAAAAAGTATATACTAGAAATAATAACTCGTGGAAGATCTTAATTTAAAATGATGGGAGACATTTATTCAGAGTCACAAAAAAGAAACGACGATCAAAAAACATACTTTACAAGAAATTTAAGTCCTTTAATGAAAAATACATATTTATACCATAATTATTCATATGGATGGATACCGGAAACAGCTATTTGGAGTAGTAGATTTGCAAATTTAGACGTAACAGAGTTTTACCCAATTACAATAAATTTAATAAAAAAATTTGAATTTATGCTTTCATTATACGATGGCCCAATATTACCATATGAAGAAAAAATTAATACAGAATTTATTTCAAGAGGTTCTTTTTCTGGAAGATATATAAATTTTTTAAGAAATTTTTCATTACTACCAACTAGTGAATTCATTTCATTTTTATTATTAACATCTATACCAATATATAATATTCTTTTTTGGTTTAAAAATACTCAATTTGATATTAAAAAACATACACTTTTTAGCGAAGTTTATACCAATAACGATAAACATATAGAACTAGGAAAATATTTTAGACAAACCGGTGATTATAAGCCTTTATTTAGCAGGCTAAAGGATAATAATATATATACTTTGCCATTTCCAATCAACCAAAGTAACATTAACAACCCAACATTACCTATTGGTTTTTCCAAATCAGATTATGAAACATTATCTAATTTAAGCGCTATACTTTATTTAACTAATTATGATCCTGTTTTGATGTTCTTAGTGTTTTATGTGCCTAAAATATCTATAACGACAAAAATAACACCAGCTGTTAAATATTTAATGGATAAACTAAATATGAATGAAACGGATATAACATTAGTTTAATTATAAAAAATAGGTCTAGTTCCGAACATTTTTTCAAAAAATGATATGGATAATACTTTGTTATCTAACAAATTTACTATTTCAGTGGCGAGTCTTTTAAAGTATACTTCGTAAAATATTCGTTCAGTAGATTTTAATTTAAAACTCCTATCTATAATTCTTTCATACGTTTTTATATTTACTAATTTTTTTTGCCATGGTTCTTTTTTATTGCATATGTATGCAAAGTAATATCGTTCACCTATTTCAATAATTTCATCATTATTTTTATTATATTCATTTACTAAGTACATATTTGGATTATCGCTTGATTTATAATTACAATGATGTGTTCTACTCAATAGAAACATATCCAATGGAGCTGTTTTTGTTTCAAATTCTATTTGTAAATCACTTTCTAACGATGATAAAATTTCAACACATACTTGTACAGATGACATATTTCCACCTGATAACATTTGCAAAAGCCTTGTTTTGTATATTCTTATCATATATTTGTGAAACTTAGACACGTCTCTCCTTGTCTCACTAGTTCCCTTATTGATACGTTCAGGAATTGATTCATTGGTGAAAGATGGCAAATACTTAAGGGTGGTATACTTTTTCTTCGATTGCATTATAAGATTTTTATATACGGCTTCGAACTCTATTTTGAAGTTAGAAAACAAAATCCTTTCATTTATAATTTTTTCAAGTTCTTTTGCAACTCTTATCGATTTAGATATATCATTTGTATCCATTTCTAAAAATATAGAATCTGTGTCCCCATAAACGCTTTTAAAATTAAATGTGTATTCTGTCGGTAGTTTTGTATCTATATTAATATCTACATTTCTACCATCTTCAAAAAATGGATTTATAGGTTTTGTAGCTAATAATACTTTTCCATTTTCTACCTTTGATCCATTTAACACAGAGTTTAAATAATCAATCATCTTTCTTCCGATTGCTGTACAACTTTTAGCTGAAGAATATGAATACAATACGCTATTTTTAAATCCCATTAAACCATAAACAGAATTGGCTATTATCTTGTAAGTATACTGCATGGAGTTATAAATAGATTTGTCAGTCGACAGCGTTGCTTCTTTGTATTTTTTTTTGTATCTAGCCCTCTCTGTTAAAAATGTTTTTAAAAGTTTTGGAATGATGCCCTCTACATTCCTATCAAATACAGCAATTTCAGAAATTAAATCATCACATCTAGGTTCACAATGGATTGATATATAACGGGGCGGAGGATACTTTTTCTCTATTTCTTGTTTGTTTATTTCTGCTTCTAATCTATTATTTGCAACAAATACAGATACTAATGTTTCAGGGGATAAGTTTCCAAATAAACATACATTAGGGTATAAACTGTTATAGTCAAATATCAATACATTATTTATAAACATTTTTTGTTTCGGTGCAAATACTTTACCACCTTCATAGTGATATTTATTTTTTTTTTCTGATCGTGATAGAATTATTTTCTCATCTAATAATAAGTTTAATAGAGGTCCTTTTATTAATGTACTAGCTCTGTATTCAAACACCATGGATTGTGGCAATATATAAGTAAAAGCTCCAGCATCTATTTTTGTTTCAATTCCGTAGTAATTCCAAAGATATTTACATAAACAGGCGTCATGGATACAATATTTTGCCATCTCAATTGATGTATTTAAATCATAGTTTTTATACATATCAGATAAACTAACATCGTCTTTTCCAAAAGAAATAGTGTAAATATCATTATCGATATTCTTTTTCAAAGTGTTATTTTTGTTTAAAATAGTTAACTGGAATTTATCATTACCAACTGATTTGTCTACTATTTTAAAAACATCATCTACAATAGTTATATAATTCCCAGTAGATAAAACTTCAGAAAACGAAGATATTTTTCCTATATCATCTGTAGTATTATCACCCACGAAGGTAAGCAAATTGTCGTTTTCACTTTTTAGTTTTACTGAACAACTAAACGCATTTTTAGATATAGAATCTAACTTATACGAATCCAATTTTTCTGACTTCTGTATATATGTATATAAATCAAAAAATGTTGTTCCGTTATTATTATTTACATGATATGTAGTATTTGCCACACCACCAACGCCTTTATGACTAGACAAGTTTCTCTCATATATGCATAAATGTACATGTTCTTTTTTATCTGGAGATTTAAAAATGATTTTCCCACTTGTTAACAGCTCTAATCTGTTTGAAATATACCGTAAATCAAAGTTGTTTCCGTTAAAAGTTACTACATAATCGAATGTCAATTCCAAAAGCTTTTTTGCAACTTTTAGCATGGTAATTTCACTACATATTATTATTTCTTTTGTGTAATCTACATCAGAAACAGATTTAGCTTTGTAATATCCTTTCAACGTAGCGTCTTTCTTATCTTTATTTGATAAGATATCTTCGTTTATTAAAGTAAATTTAAATTCTAAATTTGTTAGGTCAATATAACAACAACTAATATGAGAAACTGGATTTGTAAAAACGGAAGGAAACTTTTTATCAAACTGGCATTCTATATCTAAGAAAAGATAAGATCTATTTATGTTAAATCTGTTTATCGGTGTTGCAAAACATTCTTTAGGACAATCACAATGATAGCATTGTTCATTAATTTTTTTTAATTTTTCTACGTTAATACTATAACAACCTTCTGGTGATATATTATTTGATATAAAAAACCAACTAACGTTAAGAAATTCTTCCATGATCGCTTTTGGAATATTCCTTTTTTGTGGTTCTTTTATCAACCAGACGTTAACGTTTGTTTTCTTTTTTTCTACATCGGTAACATGATTGCTAACTCTTTCACTAATATCTATTAAGTTCATATTTCCTAAAAAATCAGAACTATATGCTGGTGGTGACAATGATATGTAAACATCTTCTGTAACTGCGTAATAAAAGTAAAAGTTAAATCTTAAAAATATGGTTTCAGATTGTCTATTTCTGGCTTTTAAAAATAAAAACCTTTCGTTTCCTTTACTTTCGAACCAGTTTATGCACTTTATTTCCATTTTTTAAATAAATGAATAAATTTTCATTTAAGTATGAATCCTAAACACTGGGGAAGAGCTATTTGGACAGTGATTTTTATCGTTATAACAAAAACCAAAACTCATAAAAATTTAGAACTATGCAAAAAACATATATATACTATAGTTGAAACTCTTCCTTGTCCTATGTGTAGGATTCACGCAATAAGGGAAATAGAAAAAAATAATGTTATGTCTAGCGATGATTTAAATTATATTTACTTTTTTTTTATTAGTTTATTCAATAATTTAGCATCTGATGAAAAATATAAAATCGATTTAAATAAGGTATTACCGCTTTAATAAAACTTATTATTGTTAGATGATGAAATAACTGATAGACCTACTTTTGGATATATGTGCATCGACATTGTATCAGTAACTATAAATTCTATACCCGTTATTTTGTTATAATTATTAACGAACATTAGTTCACTATTAAATGTAAAAAATTCATTTTCAATTTGTGATATTTTCCCTTTATCATATTTAAAAATAAAAATATCTTGATGTTTAATTGCTAAATAAAATGTTGATTTTTCAACATTTATGTATTGTTTAATTATATCAATAAAAGTATCTATTGATTTTACCACTGAACTTTTTTTACACGCACACTCGTTGGTATTATTTTGTACCTCTATTTTAACTCTGCCGCAATCAGATTCTAAAAAAATATTAACTAATTCCATTTATTTCCTCTAATATAGTAGTAATCACTTTCAAAAATATATTAAGTAAACGAACTGGAAAAGAACCGTTTATAACGATTTCGTTTATTTCTGTTTCAATTATATTACTTATATTTATTTGTGCGAAGAAAACACCAGATGCTTCCAAACATGTATTAACTACTTTTGAAATATATTCCTTTAAATTATTATATCTTTGAATTGTAATAATTCGATACAGTACAAACGATGTCATATATTCTAAAATTATATTAAATAAAATAACGGTTTTTGAAAAATAATCATTTAGTGAAAAACATGTAAATGGAACAAATGACGATAATGGTGTCTTTGTTATTGGAATAAGTTTATTTACAAGGTAAGATCCAGATAGTAAGATATCTCCATTGGTGGATACAAAATTAAAATCCATTGTATTATAAATATTAATATCTATTTTATTTTTTTTTGTTCCATTAAGTAAACAAATTAATGCCCCCCATCCCTTAATTCCAATTAGTGATGGATTTACTAATCCATGAATAGCATAATTTACTAAATCATATAAACAGTTAATGATATCATCATCTGAAGTTTTTTTACCAAGATAGATATTTTTACTTTTGTGATTTATTTTACTATTGTTGCAATTTTCACAATTGCAAATTAAGTTCATATTAACTAAATTTTCTAATGTTTTTATTCTGTCATATATTTTTTTGTACTTGCATAATATTACAGAGGTTATATAATTTGTCATATCGAAAGTAATAATATCATTGATTTTTTTAAAACTTTGTATACCAAATAAAAATTTATTTGTTAAGTTATAAGAATATTTCCATTTTTTGATTATTTTTAGAAGAAGCAGCTTAGTTTTTATAGAAGAATTAGATAAACAAATATTCCTAACAATACACGGATTAAATTTAAATGGTGAAATTAAAAATTCTACTTCCGTTATTAAAATTTTTCTTTTTGAATTATCTATATAATTTAGTACATCATCAATCGTTTTTTCCTCATCGTCAATGTTATTATTTTTTTTAAATGATGGAGATTTAATTATTGATGGGGGTTTATACAATTTTAATTGATTGTAAAAAATTTTTTTTTTGAAATCGAAAAAATTTTTACACTTTGATTCATATATATTAATATTTTCTAATATAAAATTTTTATCATCGTCAGATATTGTTTCCGGATGAAGCTCTAAATTAAACGAAAACATAGCCACTGATTTAATTCCATATCTTTTAATAAGTTCTTCTTTAGAAACTGTTGAAAACAGGAAATCGTTCATATGAGTGAGCATCCTAGGGAAATTGTCGTTAACTATTTCATGAATTTTCTCAATAAAAGGCAAATTTAATTTTATATCACTAGATACGTACGTAATAATATCATCATTAGGATACTTTTTTATTATTTCTATAGCCTTTTTCATATTATTTAGTTTTAACAAAGAAATATTTGTTGGTGGTACGTTAAGCGTATCAGATATATATAGCAACGTATCTAATTCTATTGACAAGTGTTTATATAAATATTTCCAAGTATATGATGGTGTAAATTTTATAACTTCAATTAATTCATCCTTTGATAAAATCATTGCGTTGGATACTAACATTGGGTTTAACTTTAATATATATGAGTTAGGAACGATGCATTCGGATACTATGTAGTTTATGTCATCGATATTAAGCAAGTCGTTTTCAATCATTAATTTTATTAACTTATCACCATTCCTTGACGTAATCAAATCTTTTCTGTATGTCAACACGGCATTATGTAACTTACTATCAATTGTGTTCGATTCCAATAAAAGATTTATTAAATCATCCAAACGTATACTTTCAACTGGAAAGTACTTTAAGTTATTAATATCAAAATCAATTGCTCTATTATACAAACTAACTGGTAATATACCATGAAATCCAAATTCTAAAATTGTATCAACGAATACGTTTGAGTTTAAAAATCTTTCTATAGTTATAGATGATGAAATTATTTTAGATAGAGCATCTCTTGCCCGTTTGGGATATATATAAGACGATGACATATTTATTATATTTTATACGTATAAGGTTTTAAAAATGAATACGATATCCATACACAAAAACTAAACGCTATAAAAAAGAAAACTAGTACTATCATTTATAATGTATTATTCTGTTAACTTTGTTTCCAATACAATATTTGGGGTTATTAAACACTCAACAACTTTAGATACATTAACTTTTTCGTTGTCTTTTACAAATTCTGATATTTTTTCATAAAAAGATTCTTGAAACTTTTTAGAATACCTATCCACATTAGATGAAATAGAATTCATTAACATACTATGTTTAGTATAAATAAAAGATCCAATTTTTATTGTGTCTATTCCTAAAATATCTGCTATTTTCTTATCTTTTAAAATAACATAAATTTTTGATTCTTCTTGTTTGGTTATCCTATTAAAATAATCATATAACCTAGTTTTTGATATTAAATTATCTTTAACCTGGGGACATTTAAATAATCTAGATTTTAAAACTTCCAATAGTTCATCTGATAGGATATATACATTATCTTTCACAGAATATTTTTCATCTAACGTTATATCATTATTTTTAGCTAATTGGTTTATTAGTTCTTCTATTTTATCATTTTCTAAAACATATCTATTTTTGTTAAATATAAAAAAACTTGCAGGCTTTTTTAATCTGGAAGATAATATTTTCACATCACTTACATCTATATAAAGAGAAGAAGATTTAGATATTTTTTCTAAAATCTTTTTTTCAATATCATTTATAACTAATTCATTTATAGCATCATCATTTAACTTACCATCCTTAGAAAAGTAATTATTTTCAACTAAACTATTGATTAGCGTAGATAGAATGCCATTTTTATAGTTATCGAGTTTAAAACGCTTAACGAAATCTTCTCTTATTAAATCTATTGGAATCCTTGTTTCTATTCTTTTAGCGAGTGACTTTTTTTTTTGTGGATACTTTTTAGTTACTAATTCGTCTACAATATCATTAATTTTAGAAGTAAAAAAAATCTTCAACGCTCTAGCACTAATACTATTTAATACCAATTGATCGTCATTATCCGCCATTTAAGTTCATTTTATAACTTTTAAATAAAAAATGATAAAAATTATAACAAAAACAATCGTAACTAATCCAATAATTAAATAATATCTTAAAAATGATTTTTTCGTCTTTTTGTTATAATTTTCGTCGTCGTTTAAAACTGATTTGACCACATTTATAAAGTTATTAAAGTCATCATCTGACGATGACATAAAAACTCCAAATATTGCAGAATACAACTTATCCATTTATACATTAAATAATGTTGATGTTGGATTATTATCATCTTCTTCTAAACATTCATCTTCAAGTTCTATCACGCCTAACCCTCTAACTGAATCTTCTTCGGAAACTTCAGCCATGGAAAATTTTTCACTTTTACCATCTACATCAACAATATTAGCACTAAAGTCTCTTTCCATGATTAATTTTTTTAATGCAAATGTAACCTTTATTGTTTCAGAATTTTTATACAAAACAATTGGTACAATTATAGCTTTTGCCATTTGTTTATCTCTTTTTGAAAGGCTTTCTAATTCCTCTATCATAGACTGAACTATTGATCTGTTGCCAGGAACTTTATATTCAATGATAGCACCATTCATTTTATTTATATATAAGCATCCCTTATTAAGTGTTTTTTCATCTAAATCATTTATTGAAATATTCACCAACGACGGTGGCACCTTTTTACCCTCTTTTATATTTGTATAAATATTTTCTAATAATTGATATAGAATAGGGCTAGTTGCAGAAAGTTTTATTTTTAAAAAGTATTGTTCTCCAAGTTTTACATCCTTTTTGTTTTTATATATTTTTGCTTCTCCTTCTACGGCTATATATGTAGATGTCATTTTCGATGATAATGCTTCTGTTAAGTTAATCATTATAGATGAACACGAGGGATACTGTGATTGTGACAATATAACACTTTCAACACATTTTTCTTTACTTTTACTTAATGTTTTTAAATACTCTATTACTTCGTGACATTTTGAATACTTTTTTTCATCACTTTGGGTCGACATACCGGGTGTTTCTTTTTTAACAACCACTGACTTTTGTATACTTTTACGCATTTTTATTATTTTTTTAAATCTCAATTTGATAATATTTCATTTTTCTTATTTAAATAATGTTTTTATATATGCAGAGTATAACGAAACAGTACCTGGAACAAAAATAAATATAGCCGCGTACTCTAAAAAGCTTAATATTTTGTCAAACGTTAATGATCTAGCCATAATAAATCTATGTGGAGCGAATGATTTAAACAGTAACGCGCTGCCACTAACTATCATAAATATAGCCAATAGTGTAACCGTTATCAAAGAAAATGTTTCTCTAGTAGATAATGCCATTTAATTATTATTTTTTTCTAAACAATATATTGTCCACTCCTAGTTGTAAAAGTTGAATTATTAAAGGCACTTTTACAAGTTATGTATCTTTTTTTACCATTCGGTGATATTTTTAATTTAGGCACATCAAACGTCGATTCTATTATTCTGTATGTATAGTATCCTTTCCATATAATATTTTCTTTTTTAAACGTGCCAGAAAATGAAACATTTTTTAAAAAATTATCTTTTGTTATGATCAAAATTGTTGATAATTTTTTATCGTTGATATGTGTTATATAATCTATTCCATTTTTTGACAACGTTCGTATTTCAACATTAGATGGTAAGTCTATTAATGATATCATTTTTTTAGGAATAAAAGTCGTTATGTTCGTCTGAATAACTGATTTAGGTTCTTCAAATTTTGTTTTTTCAAAAATTTTTATAAATTCACAAATAAAAAAAATTTTTTCTTCAGGGAATTTTTTATTTTTATTTAACTCATTATTAAAAAGTTTTATTGATACGAATCTAGTAATTTCGTCAGATAAAATATTAATTTCCGAAGATATTGGTTTTAATACTTCGATCACATAGTTTAAGTTATCTTTATTAGTTATATAAGAAAGTCCACAATACGAATCATCAAATATACCAAAAAATAATACTATTATAATTGACGTTACATCAAACGGAAATAAAGATATAACAACCGAAGGAAAGTTATTAGGCGTTTTAAAACTTAAAATATTAAGTTCCTTTTCTTTTTGTATTATTAGTAAATCGAAAATATCATAATGGGATAAAAAATCTTTTATTTTATTACTTAATGGTTGAAATGGTTTATTATTTTCAATCGTTATTTTTATAACTACGTGATTATTATTTATATTATCATCGTTGTTAATATTATTGCCAACAATCCATCCTATGGGAATGAAAAAAAAATCCGTTATATAAGATTTTTTTTTTAAAATATTTATCAGTCCCATAATAACATATTTTTCATACTTAAAGGATTCCATTATTAACCATGATTTGTTTACATCATCTAAAGAATTGGTAGGTTTATTGAATAAAATTTCATTGGAATAATAAAAATTTTCAAAATTAAATGATATTATACATTCTTTTAGTTTTATTTCATCATCGAGTTTTTTAGATAGTTTTTTGTTTGGTTTTAAAATTTTGTAACTTACGTGTTTTATAAAGTTATTCATTATTAACTATTTTATTTGCTTTTATCACTATTTTATTGTATAAAGCAGTTATTGCCTTTTTTGTCCACGCCTCCATTCTTTTATATTCTTTCAATGCGGGACATTCTAAATACTCAGTTTCTATATTTATTTCACCTATATTAAACAAAATACTTTTAAATAAAGTCATCTTTTTATCTGCTAAAAACTTAAAAAATGTATATATTTTTCTTATTGATTTAAATCCTTTCGGTGGTGTTTGTGTACAAATTATCATAAATATACTTATGAACATTCCACATTCGGATTCTAAAAGTTGGTTAACTTCTACATTTATACAACCTACCTTTGCTCCAAATGAATATTTGAAAAATCTAAACAAAACATCTACATCACCATTACCATTCTCTAAAACTGAATCATCTTTGTCATTTGTATTAAAGCCATCAGAAAATGAATAAAAATAAAAATTGTCATAATGATGAAATTCACTTGGTATGTTTCCTCCAGAATCATAAAAACAAACAACTAATTTTTCTTTATCAAAAATTACACATTTCCAATGAGACAAGTAACAAAATCCAAACATAGCATATCTATATTTGGATTTTCTTATTTTATCTTTTAAGATGTATGATAAAATATGCTTGTTTATAAAAAAATCAAACTTTTCATAAATTGGAACATTATTTAAAAATCTCATATCGTATTGTCCTAAATAATCAACATCCGTTCCATATGAAAATTGCGAAACTAAACTTTGAATACTTTTATTACTCATCCATGCCCGTTTATCAGGTTCGATTTTTATCTTTACTATTTTGCTATTTTCTCCCGCTAAAAATCCCCTTTTAGATAAATCATCAACTTTTATATCCATTTGTGAAAAATCAATCGCCTTCGAAATCTTTTCTTTAAGTTTAGGTTTAAAAAAATATTCAATTGGTATAGAAGTCGGAAAATTGAAAATTTCTTGAATGTTTTTATATTTGTTTTTTAATTGATTAACTAAATACTTCTTTAATGATAATTCATATTCATTATTGTTAATTACATTATCTTTATCTTTTTGATAATTATTTTCTAAATATTTTAAATCGACTAATTCTAATAATAAAAACAATGGTATACATGATTCCTTTCCCGCAGTTACTGACTTATCATATTTTTCTACAACGTATCCATTACAATTGGTTAAAAATTTTGAAATATCTAGATTAAAGCATAACCCAGATTCAGAATATATATATGATAATAAATTAGTAAATCCTAACTCCGGAATCTTATTTACAACTAAATCTGTATATCTATCCATTTATAATGGATAAGCTACCAAATATATATTATTTCCCAAACTGTGTAAATTTATTTCCCTATCAATACTCTCAAAACGAGTTTGAAAACATGTCAAATGATGAAAAGAAAAATTTTTCTTTTGCTATATTTCCTTTAATAAAACATAGATGGAAGAAATCATATGTAGTAAAAGATAATAAAACGTATAAACTAAGTAATGAGGTCAACAAAACACTTAAAAAAGTTACTAATGTGAATATTCCATCTATTTATCCAACAAAAATAGATGGCGCGTCAAAAGAATACACAATAAATAATATAAAAATTAGTTTTGAATGCTATAGCTATCTAAATTATTCTAAGTTCGATAATATCCACTCATTTGATGAGTATATTTTAAGAGGGTTATTGGAGGGAGGAAATAAACTTAAAATATTTTCCAATAATATAGGTTCTGCCAACTCAACCATTGGTATTTTTAATAACACAGAACCATTTTTTAAAATTAAGTTGGCATCTTTGCAACCAAAATCACAGCAGGAAATATTTAAATCTTGGATATCCCATAAACCAATAATATTGACAGGTGGTACAGGTGTAGGTAAAACGTCACAAGTACCTAAACTAATATTATGGTTTAATTATTTATTTGGTGGGTTTAAAAATTTATCCAATGATTATACATATATAGAAAAACCAATTGTGTTATCATTACCCAGAATTACTTTGGTAAAGTTACATAGTAAAAATTTACTTAACTCTCTAGGTTTCAAATCACTAAACGAATCACCAATTTCACTGAAATTTGGATCTATAACTAAAGATCTAATAAACCTCAATCAAAGGAACTATGGCATTGTTTTTTCAACGCATAGAATAACACTGTCTAAACTTTTTGATTATGGCACTATCATATTAGATGAAGTGCATGAACACGATCAAATAGGAGATATAATAATATCTGTTACTAGAAAATATATTAATAAAATAGAATCATTGTTTTTAATGACAGCGACACTAGAGGACGATATTGATCGTATAAAAGTTTTTTTTGAAAGTCCAATATTTGTTCACATACCAGGTAGTACACTATTTAACATATCTGAAGTTTATATAAAAAATAGTGTAAATATAAAAAATAAATTTAAATATATTGAAGAAGAAAAGAAAAACATGTTAAATGCCATAAAGAAATATACACCGCCAAAGAACTCATCTGGGATAGTTTTTGTTTCATCTATCGCACAGTGTGAAAACTATAAGAAGTTTTTATCTAAACATATACCATATGATATACATATAATTCATGGAAAAGTAAAAAATATAGAAGATATATTGTCAGATATTTATTCTACAAATAATACATCAATAATTATATCTACTCCATATTTAGAATCAAGCGTGACGATAAATAATGTAACCCATATTTATGATAGTGGAAGAGTTTACATTCCAGAACCATATGGTGGTAAAGAAATTTTTATTTCTAAATCTATGCGGGAACAAAGAAAAGGCCGTGTTGGTCGAGTGAAGCCTGGAACATATATCTACTTTTACGATATCGCGTATTTAAAACCAATAAAGCGTATAGATTCAGAATTTTTACATAATTACATTTTATATGGAAAAATATTTAACTTATCATTACCAAACGATTTATTTGTGCAACCATCTAATTTAGATTTTTTAAACAAAGTAAGTACTTATATAGACTCATTTTGTATCAGTGATGAAAAATGGACATTTATTATGTCTTCTTATTATGTTAATATTTTAGAATATGCAAAAATATACTCTAAGGGTGGAAACGATGCATGTGCGTTGGATATTTTTGAAAGAGAAAATGTTTTAAATGATGATGCATTTAACGCAATAAAGTTGTTGAATATGAAAGCAAAAATAATAAAGCACAGAAGATATAATAAATTATATGTATTAACGTGTAAATTAATGTTTGGTGTATATTTTGGTAAAACATTTAACATTATACATAATCGACCATTATTTGGTTATATTACTATGATAACAGATAGTACTTTTGTAACTGATGATTAAATTAATTTAATTACTATATCTTTTTTCATCGATGAAAAATCTTCTACTATTCCTTTTTCTGAAATAACTAAACAATGATTTTTAAAAATATTTTCCGTCGTGATATACTTTACAACACTATTTGGATAAATAGTAAACATAAACACGTAATACAGATGTTTGTCTAATTTAGTAAAATCAAGAGAATAAATTAATCCTTTTCTTTTTAATACCCACATCATATTCGTTAATGATTCATTCGTGATATTAATTCCTTTAACTAAACCACAAACAAAACTGGAAAATGTTTTTATATGATATTTACTTTTTTTACCAAACACAATTTTATTTTTAAAATGTTTTACGGGTTTTAAAACAGATTCCCTATTTAACAGTATATCTTCAATAGAATTTCCACTTACGAAAAAAGATAAAAGTAAGTACTGATACATGGTAGCAGGTTTTGATTTGCTGTATTTTAAAAAAGTCTCGGATTCCAATATATTTTTAATATCTTCTGATGAAAATTGATGATTTATTTGCACACCATCATTTTTTTTCTTTATTTTATTTTTAAATCCTAATGCTAAATTTACATAGCTTATAAATTCTACATCGTCATATTTTATATAAATCTCATTTTGACTTTGTTTTTTCATTAGTTTTATCCGTGATTTAGTATTAGTATTATTATAAATATCGTTAATAGAAAAGTTATTATTATCCATTACTATTATTTTGTGCATTTGACTATCATTTTTATTAAAAATAACGTTACTAAAATTTGGATATATAGCCACATAGTTTCCAGATGCGATAGAGTTATATATGTTATCTTCTAAAGATTTTAATATTATTGATATATTACAATTAATTTCAGTTATATAATCATAAATGTCGTGTTGAATCCATGGAAACGATAAATATATGTTCATTAAGAAATCATCTCCATAGTTAAACGTTATATTTTTATATGCTTCAAAATCGATAATATAAATACCTTTTATGAATTTTTCGAAATCGTCTTCATTTATGAATGAAATTGAAATGTATAATTGATCACCTATTGTTTCGTAATCAATTAAATGATACATTTCATAAAGAGAAATCATCGATAATATATTATCTAAAGTTGGTTTTATGTTAACCATTACTGTATAAAAAGGTGACGGCATCATAACAAATTTTCCCTTTATCGTTGGTAAATTATTATATGGTATGGTTAGTGGACACGTGGGCAATTTTCCAAATGTTTTTGATAGCAACGATAATGTATATTCGTCTAATGCTTTAACAAATATTACAACATTAGGACCTATAATTCTGTGCATCCTACTTGATAGCATATCATCAATATTGTTAATGTTTTGCAACATTGATATTCTACCTCCGTTATATAAATCTCCGTTTGCTAAAAAAGATAAAGCATCCATACAATGAAATATTTCATTTCTAAAATAATATTCGTTTTCTAATTCTTTTATATGGTCCTTAATTTTAGAAATCGAAAACGTATCTTTTATTTTATTTTCATCAAAAAACCACGATATTAACGTTTCTACCGCATCTATAGTTTTAGATTTTCCTTTTATAGATCGACACCAAAAACTCATATAGCTTCTTGCAGTGGAAGCGTTTGCGACAAATTTTGATGGATCAAAAGTGATAAGAATATGTTCTAACAAATGTGCTATACCTATTATATTACCAATATCATTTTCAAACCCAAAACTAGCAATTCCTAAATATATATCTTTGTTCATGAGTTCATCAATAAATATTCTAACTCCATTTGAAAGAACTATCATTTACTAAGGAGTAAAATAGGAAGTAAAGTCCTTATGTCTTCGTCAAAGTATAAATTAAAAACATATTTTTTGTTATTTGAAATCACTGTTACTGTTCCAGACAAAGAATCGTAATACGTATCTATTTTTGTAAGTGCTACAGATTCGGGTTTTGAAAAAATCATAGAATTGAGTGACGTAGGAAAAGTATTGTTTATATTTTTTATTACGTTATTTTCTTCATTTTTTTGTTTAACCGACATAAGGAGTTTATTAGTTGGATAATAACTAAAATAATATAGTAATAATAAAAAAAATATAAAAGAAAGTAAATAAAAAAAATATGCCATTTAGGGATTTGATATTATTCCACCTTTCTAAATTTATTTTAACAAAAAATGAAGAGTCTATTAAAACTACTTTATCTTTATGTAGAGGATTTGATGTAGATTTAGAAGAACTGATGCTTAGTTTTTTAAGTAAAAAATATTTAAAAAAACTTACAAATATAGAATATAATAATTTATTGCCAGAATTAACGATATCGTTTCCAAATGATATCGTTAACGAATTGATTAAGTTAAGATTATATAAGTTTTATAAAATTATTAAACCTTCTTTAAAACTTAAAAATACAATGAAAGGAATCGTATTTATTAAAAATAGAAATGTGTATATTTTACACACAAATGATGAATTAATCGATTTCTTATTTAAGGAGTATGATCCTTATATATATACGTATGAAATAGATAAACCGGATAACTTATCAGGGTCAAAAATAATTTTGTGTGGATATGACAAAGTTACATTTTATACGTATCTAATAACTAAAATTGTAACAAATCAAACAGTAGATATAGTGGTTACTGATAAATGCATTGAATTATTATTACAACCACAAAACAAACAACTTCTAAAAGATTTATTTAATAACAGCAATGATATGATTAATAAAATATTAAAAAAGATATTTTATTCAGTTATAGATGGGGGCGGCCAAACACCATAAGGAGAATTCTCTATTTCTTCTTTTAGTTTATCTTTTTTAATAAAGCTTTTATCTATTACTGCTAGATTAAAAAACTTAGATATATTAACATATGCCATTTGTCCGGTTTCGGGATTATATTTAAATAATGAAGCAGCCTCTGAGCTTAAATATTTAAAGAAGTTATTAATAAACGCAACCCCTTCATCTATTTCAAACTCTTTAATTTGACCATTTTTGGAAAAAAATGATAATATATTTATACGTAATATATCATATTCATCTTCTAAAATTTTAATAGCATCACTTATAGATTCACAAACTCCACACAGAGGTTTTCCAAACAATATCAACGTTTTCTTCATTTATGGGTATCAAAAATTTAAAAACTGTACTGGTAGAAATTGGCGCATTACACCAAATTAAAAATGTACAAGAAAATATAATAAATGGAATATTTGTAGACACAATGAGTTTTTTCGTATCTATAGCACATTGTGTCAATAATTTAGATGATCTGTATGAAAGTTTTATGTTATACATATCCCAATGGAAGAAACAAGGAAAAATTACACTGTTTGTTGATAGGGGAGTTATTCCAATAAAAGAATCACTTAGAGAAAAAAGAAGAAATGCATCAAGAAATACATCAAAAAAAAACGTGTTAGAAATAGAAAAACTTAATAACTTAATAAAAAATTTAAACGTTGACGATATGATGTATGACGAAATAAAAACAGATTTAGAGTTAAAAATTAAAAAGCTTGAATTTAATAATTATTTAGCTAATCATGTACAATTAAAAGATGCTTTAGATAATTCATTAAAACTACTAGGAAGCGATGTAACAATCATATACTGTGATGGTATCGATGCAGAATTTGTCATGTGTCAAGAAGCGAAAAAAATAGCATATATGACCGAAAAATGGCCATTAATGATTAGTACTGATCAAGATACTTTGCTTTTTTCGTCATGCGACGATCTTCCAAAAAATATAAGAACAATGAATCAAATTTATTCGTTTATACCTTGCGCAAAAACTAGATATCTTTCTAAGTTAGTTGCATTAACTAACGGATGCGATTATTTTCAAGGTCTTTATGGATTTTCTATAACTGCAAAATCATTAAAATCTATTAAATTGTTTGATGATTTTACTATTGATAATGTGATAAAAAGCTTAATCATTAGAAATTATTCAAGGAAAGATACAGACAGATATATAAATGCCGAAAAAATCATACATTTTATAAATAAATATTCGTGCTTAAATGAATCTATATATAATGAAGTCCCCCCTGAAAGTATAACAGTGCAAGAATTTATTTTTTCAGCATTATATCATAAATGGAAAAAGTTTGACGATAGTTTACTAAAAGGAATTTCATTATGTTGTTCACTTATATGTGTTCTCAAACCTAAAAAAGATATAAAAAGGAATGAAATTAGTAAATTATGTAATATAATTAATAATGATTCAAATAAGAAAAGTAGTCTAAATAATATCAAATCTGTCATAGATATATTTGGCTATGATCTAAACAAAAATAAAAATATAGTTTATGGAATATCTAAGTTAAAAAAAATTATGCTTTGTTATGACGACCTGTTTTATTTTAACAATGAAAACATAATTAGAAATAACTTAAAAAAAAATGGTATTATAAATATATCATAAATGGTTTTTCAATTAGTTTGTTCAACATGTGGACGCGACATATCAGAAGAACGTTATGCGTTATTAATAAAAGAAGTAAATATAAAAAAAGTTTTATCTAGAGTTAAAAATAGTTGTTGTAGACTAAAGTTATCAACACAGATAGAGCCTCAAAGAAATTTAACCGTGCAGCCTCTTTTAGATATTAATTAATGGATCCTGCAACTTTTATAAAAAATTATGCGCCTAAAGGCGCTGTTATTTTTATTAATTATGAATTTTCCTTAACTGAATATTTTAATCCATCAGAAGATAAACACGCTGCTATATATATCGGATCCGACTGTACATCTAACCATGTTAAAATGTTTTTATCGTGTAGCAAATTCGATGAAAAAATGGCAATAGAAGCATCGTATAAAAATGGAGTTAGATTAGTTAATATCGATGATTTAATAAAGGGAGCCATAAGTGTTAAAGTTCTTACATTAAATGATGTTATTAGTCAATATAAAATGGGATTGGCTGCGGATAACGCAATGAGCTTCTTAGGAATGCCATATGGTTTTGGAAATGATAATATTTACTGTTTTAAATTAGTAGCTGACTCATACAAATTTTTAGGCGTTACTCTTCCCACTTATAATATTTTAGGAAAACAAATATTTTTAAGCCAAAGTTTCGTAAATAATAAACAATGGAAAATAGTATACTCGTTTTCAAAACCGACAAACTAATATAATTATAAATTTACTTTACAGAATTTAATCCAGGAACTGTTATTGTTTTAAATGGTGAGTTTATATTAAGTATAATACCACCACTAGTTTTATTATCCCCATTTTTCTTTTTAATATTATTAGCCATAACACGCATTATATATAAATATTCTAATATTGTAAATTTTTCCATATCCGTTACAGATAACGGAATTTGGTTTGAAATAAATGCGTTTTCTGTTATCGGGCTCGACACGGCACCATCTAAAACATGACCCTTTGAATGTTTTTCAGCCTCTTTTAGTAAATCTATTATTTTACCAGAATAATTTTCATTATTGTTTTTTAGAACTTGTTTTACGTTATTGTCTTCATCATTTTGCACGCATGTATTTTTAACTATTTCGTTAATTTTTAATCCTGCAACGTATTCTGCAAAATTATTAGATGTATTAATTCCTTTTTCAGATAAAAACTTATACAAGTTAGGTATTATATCTGTTTTAATTGGTAATTCCATTATTTTGTTTACTTCAACACTGTAATCAGTTGTTGATGTAGATCCTGCAAAAAATATTGGCGTTGATAATGTTCCTATAAGTGGCTCTTTTATACCCATGATAATAGGAAATATTTTGTACTGTACTAAATTTATTAATCCATATTTCATCTCTAAAAGATCTGCAAGTTCTTGCGCCGGAGTTTTTTGTGATGAAAAAAGATAAGTTTCAATGCTTTCAACCATTTCGGCGGCATATAGTAATTTATTAGAAAGGACTAACGTTATTAATGTAGCCAACGTGGTTACTATTGTCGGCATACATGTTACAAAAAAAGATTTAGAATGTGTAAATCTATAAAGGCTATTATACAATCGCCAAAATTCGCCTATGTTATATACATAAACAGAATGTGCCTTTAAATTGTTTAAAATATCCTTTAAATGATTATTATCATTAATTGATATATCTTTCTCAATGCAATTATAAATACTATTAATGATATTTTCTTTATATGATGAATTATTACAATAACATAAATGTTTTGATTTATTTTCTAAGTATTCATTATTGACCGATAATCCTTTAACTACAGATTTAATTATTGATTTTGATATAATTGAATAAATCGATGATTGTTTTGGTTCTATCATTTAACTTTAAATAATTTACAAAAAATAAAATGAGTCTTCGTATAAAAATAGATAAATTACGACAAATAGTTGCGTATTTTTCTGAATTTAGTGAAGAAGTTTCAATAAATGTTGATTCAAATAGTAACTTAATGTATATTTTTGCAGCACTTGGGGGATCTGTTAATATTTGGGCAATCATTCCATTAAGTGCTTCAGTTTTTTATGATGGTAAAAACAACCAAGTATTTAATATTCCAGTATCAAAAGTAAAATCGTGTCTTTGTAGTTTTCATAACGATGCGATAATCGAAATAGAACCAGATATTGAAAATAACTTAATAAAATTATCCAGTTATCATGTTGTAAGCGTTGATTGTAATAAAGAATTAATGCCTATACGAACTGATACAACTATTTCTTTAAAAATAGATCAAAAAAAGTCTTACATTTTTAACTTTCACAAATACGAAGAAAAATGTTGTGGTAGAACAGTAATTCATTTAGAACTATTGTTAGGTTTTATAAAATGTATAAATCAATATCAACATTTATCAATTTTATTTAAAAACGACAATATAATTTTAAGAACACCTGGGAATTTAGATACGTTTTCTAGAGAATATTCTATGACTGAATGCTCTCAAGAACTTCAAAAATTTTCATTTAAAATGGCAATATCATCACTTAACAAACTAAGAGGATTCAAAAAAAGAGTTAATGTGTTCGAAACAAGAATCGTAATGGATAAAGACGACAACGTATTAGGTATGTTATTTAGTGATAGAATACCATCTTTTCGCATTAATATTTTTATGGCATTCCACGATTAAGTTTAAATAAATAACTAACAAATAAAATGGGTTCTTCTTTTACAGTTCCTGAAAAAATTAAAATAAGCAACAGGCCAAAAAAAGAAACAATGGAAATGAGATTAAATGTTGATAATATGTATGAACAAATAAAAACATTAAATCAAATCAATGATGAGTTATATATAGGCATAATAAACGAAGAAAAAAAGAAACAACTTATTAAGCAATTTCCTGAGTTTTTATTTATTGAATCAGGTCCAGGAAATCTACATAAAGTAATAAGATCGAAGTATAACAATGATAAAAAATATTGTTGTAAAAGTATGAATCTTTTTAGTTATTGGCAAGACAATAATGGAAACATTACTGATTTTTATAAACCAAATTCTATTTTGAGTAGCTGCGATCCGGATATACAAAACAGTGGGTTTTGCGACGACACACTTTTAAGTTGGTGCGATACCGCTACACAATCAAACTCAAAATTATGTTACGACTGGATAAATTCTGCATTAAATAGAAATAATTCATCGTCTGAAAAATTGATAAATGGACTAATAACAACGTGTTCTAATAATGCAAATACGCCAATATGTAATATTTTTTTACATTGTTTAAGAGTAAAAAACACTGAGACATTTGATAATGTAATAGATTATATTTTATACTCTCAAAGTGATGATTTTAAACGAACATATATGAAATGTAGTTATCCATCAAATAAAATTATAAAAGAATCCCTAAAATTTTTTGAAGCGAGAGAGTGTTGGGACCCAAATTGTTCAGAATCTAATTTAAACTTTTTATTGACAAAAAATTATAAAAATCTTGGTTTGTGTAAAATAGATAGATGTAATATTAGCATTAACAATTTATTTTTTGATGAAGGATCTAGTGTACGGATGTCTTGCAACGACGAATCTATAAAATCTAAATTTCCTATTAATAAAGAAAAAGTAATTTTACATAATGTAGATAATTCATTTCAGTTAAAAATACATCTTTTAACAATATTATCTTTATTTGTTATATGGGTATTAATTGTAGCTATTTAAATGGGAGCAGCCGCAAGTATACAAACTACAGTAAATACGTTAAATGAAAAAATAAGTAGTAAATTGGAACAAACTGCTGAAGCCACTGCGGAAGCAAAATGCGATATAGAAATTGGTAGTATTGTATTTAGACAAAATAAGGGTTGTAATGTTACTGTAAAAAACTTGTGTTCGTCTAAAGCAGAATCTCAATTAGATGCTATATTAAAAGCAGCAACAGAAACATATGATTCACTTACTCCTGATCAAAAAGCATATGTTCCAGGATTGATGACAGCGGCCTTAAATATCCAAACAAGTGTTAATACTGTGGTTAAAGATTTTGAAACGTATGTAAAACAAAAATGTACATCGAAATCGGTTATTGATAATAAATTAAAGATTCATAATATTTTTATAGATGAATGTGCTGCACCAACCGGAACAACGACAAACTTTGAATTTATTAATTCTGGAACCAGTCAGGGAATATGTGCAATAAAAACGTTAATGGATGTAACCACAAAGGCGAGTACAAAATTTTCCCCTAGTCAAAGTTCGGGATACGGATATCAATTTTATATAATTGCGGCAGTTGTTGTAATATTATCGATGGTTTTTTTATACTATGTAAAAAAAATGCTATTTACTTCTACAAAGGATAAAATAAAAATTATTTTAGCTAACAAACCAGAAGTTCACTGGACATCTTATTTGGATACCTTTTTTAGTAATACACCAACAATCATAGAAAAATAAAAGTGAAAAAAGAAAAGAAAAAAATAACTAGGATAAAATGGCGGAAATATTAACAAATAAACTAAAAAGTATAGACAATGAAAATAAATACAACGAAAAATTGATAGAATGCATAATTCAAGAAATAGAAAAACAGCAATATTTTATTTTAAAACCCATAGTGCGATTTATCATAGATGTAATGATAATAGTAATTGTTTTAAATGATTTAACAATTAGGTTATTGAAGCGAAACTATAAAATTTTATTTTCTATCGTATTATTATCTATACTTTATGATTTATTTACACATAGCGATGTTTCGTCAGATATATAAAATATCACATCAAATAATTATTGAGGTTAATTGTGATCTTATAAAATATTCATTAGCGAGAAAAACATCTTGTATGTTAAAATCATCTATTTCTAAAATGTATCCGCCATCTAAAGAAAACAAAACTCTTACATTGTCACTAATTGAAATATCCGTTAATGTTATTCCAGATATGTACATATCATCTCTATATACCAAAACTATGGTTCCTGGTTCAACGAATCTATTTATGTGATTGGTAGTAACGGTTCTCTTGCGTATTTTAAACAAATCTGTTCCATCTTTAGACAATAATGAAATATGATTTTTTATTAACCACTCAAAAAAGTAGTTTGAGGTTTCATAACTTTTCCTCATTGTTGTTTCTAAACAATGTAAAAAGTTTAAATAACAAGATTGTGGTAGGTTTACTCTATAAGGTCTAGTGCATAAAGATAATATTACCAACTTGTCGGTGCATATTTCAAAGACTATTTGATTAACTGAAATAAAAAAAGTAGTTTTTGGAATATCTACAATGTCAAATTCGAAATTATCTACGTATATTTCTCTTTTATGCATTGAATATAAAATTACAGCAATTTGGAATAATATACTTTCGTGTAGTAAGGACGACGTCACTACCAACTTTTCAACCTTTGTATTTTTGAATTGTTCAAAGTATAATATTTTACCAGATGAAAAACTTTTGTAACCTCTAAGTAATGGAAACCCTATTGATTTTTTCGATCTAACTAATGATGATAACTCAATCCAACATTCGGTTTCTTCTTTGCACGCTTGTTTTAATATACAGTTAATCTTTACTAAATTACATTCTAAATCTAATGATTCTTTTTCGTGTAACATTAATCTATTTGAAATAAAATCATCGTGATAACAATTATACTTAGTATCCGAATCTTTTTTAAAGTTTTTATTTTTTTTATCATTTTCATAATGTTTATGTTGTTTATTACTATTCATTTATCACAAAAAAAACTTATCTAAATGAGTCTCATTTTAGAAAACCTGATTGATGAAGAAACAATATTTTATGCGGGCAGTATAACCGATTATACAGAAATGGAATTAATAATCGCAGGTGCTAAAATAAAATATCCTAGATCGTTTTTATCTATATTTAACATAATACCAAGAAATATGACTAAATATGAAATGGATTTAGTTCAAACAGAAAATATCACAGGTGCAGTATTTACAACAGCTTTTAATATAAAAAAGAATTTGGGTATCGTAGATGAAAAACTTACTATAGAATCCATAGAAAATTATTATTTAGATCCCAACAATGATGTTTTGACTCTTATGATTAATAATACTTCATTAGATAATGTAACAACAAGAAAAAAAAGATCTAAAAGAAATAAAAATCCTGTACTTTTTAGGCAAGGATCCATTCCATTATTTTTTATCTTTGAATCCAGAAAAAAGGTAGAAATTTATAAAGAAAATGTTGATAAAGCATCATCAGATAATTCATATATGAAAATTGATGACAATATTGCTGTAGCAAGCAAGTATGCTAATATGTCGTTATTAGATGTTCATTCACCATCCGCATCAATGAAACTTAATGGAGTTTATGGTTTTACGTATAAAAATGAACTAAGAAAACTTAGTTCAGATAAAGAAATTGATGAATATAGCAACAAGCCACTACAAGAACCAGTTAGGTTAAATGACTTTATTGGGCTGTTTGATTGTGTAAAGAAAAATATACCACTAACAAATATTCCAATTATGGAATAAAATATCATCAGTTAAATGGAGAAAAATAACTCAAAAAACATTTATTTTACTCCTGTATTTATAGAACCTACTATAAAACATTCCCTTTTGCAATCTTACAAATATACATATATCATAATATTTGAAATTATAACAGTGATGGTATTATTATTTTTATTTTTTAAGTCAGAAATCAACATGTTGTTTAATTTCAAACAACGAAAAGTTATCAGCCCGATAGATAAATTTTCAAAAACCACTTTATACTGTAAAGAAAATAAGCTTTTTATTAGTGGGTTACCTAATACTATGTACTCAAAGGAAGCACTATCATTAAATAGACAACCGATAACATATAAATATTGTAATGATCTTTTACAATCAATAAATGGATCACAGCAAGTATCTATTAACGATATTCTTAGAAAATGATGACTCCTTTTTTAAATACTTATCAGAACAAGATGATGAAACAGCTATGTCTGATATCGAAACTATTGTAACATATTTAAATTTTTTATTGTCATTGTTAATTAGATCAAAGGATAAATTAGAGTCGATAGGTTATTATTATGAACCACTGTCTGAAGAATGTAAAACATTAGTTGATTTTTCCAATATGAAAAATTTTAGGATATTATTTAATAAGATTCCTATAAATATACTAAATAAACAAATAACTGTAAATAAAGGGTACTTATCAGATTTTGTTACGACATTGATGAGATTAAAAAAAGAACTTTTTTTAGAATCACCAGAGCCGATAACATATATAGACCCTAGAAAAGATCCAACATTTTTAAACATTTTATCAATATTGCACGAAAAATAATTGAACAAATATTTTTTTTAAAAAAAAATGGACTATGGATATATACATTTAATTATAGGACCTATGTTTTCTGGCAAAAGTACTGAATTGATAAGAATAGTTAAAAGGTACCAAATAGCGCAGTATAAATGCTGTGTAGTAAAATACTTAAAAGATATCCGATATGGTAATTCTGTGTATACGCATGATAATAACCATGTATCTGCCATATCAACAACTTTATTATATGACGTCGTTGATAAAATTATGAATTTCGACATTATAGGTATAGATGAAGGCCAATTCTTTAAAGATATTGTATCTTTTTCTGAAAATATGGCAAATATGGGAAAGATAATTATAATAGCTGCACTAGATAGCACGTTTCAACGAAAAGAATTTAATGATATATTGAAATTAATACCGTTATCTGAAAAAGTAACAAAATTAAACGCTGTATGTATGGAATGTTATAAAGACGCCGCATTTTCTAAGAGGATCACTAAAGAAAAGGAAATAGAACTCATCGGGGGTAAGGAAAAATATAAATCTGTTTGTAGGAAATGTTATTTTTTAGAATAATAAATATTAATGAAAAAAAAGCAAAAAAAAGTGATCTATTTACTTATTAAACTATATAGTTAATAAGTAAAATGGGTATCAGACACGAGTTAGATATTTTGCTTGTTTCTGAAAATCTCGCACTGAAGAATGTTGAACTTCTTAAAGGTGATAGTTATGGATGTACTATTAATATAAAAGTTAATCAACAAAAAAAATTGGATTTTATTATTATATTACGGCCCGATTGGACAGAGGTAAGGAATGTTAAAAAAATAAATATGGTATGTAACGGTGTTGTTATTGATACAACACTAATCAAAAAATCTTTTTACGAAGAAGTATATTCATCATCTGTAACAGTTTTTCAAAATACTACCGTTGAATTTTTTAGCGATACTAGTAAGAAATATAAAGAAGAATATCCCATTGTTAACATAAACACCATAAAGCGTTATTACGAAATAAAAGATTCAAGAATGACATGTATAAACTTTGAATCACCTATAAGTGATTATGATCAAGTAAATTATTTAAAAGATTACATAAATATAAGTGATGATTATTATCTGTATGACGCATGCGATGATTGTATCATTAGTAGCGACGACGATGATGATAATGATAATGCGGACGATGACGAGGAAGACGACGACGAGGTTAATGATATAGAGGATGACTATGAATGATTTTTTTTGAAAACTAATGATTAATATATTTAAATATTAACAAAATTTACTTTAAAAATGGAAGCAGTATCTATGGATAAACCATTTATGTATTTTGACGAAATAGATAACGAATTAGAATATGACCCTAAAACTTCAGAAGAAAAGCCAAAAAAATTACCATATCAAGGTCAATTAAAATTACTTCTTTGTGAATTATTTTTTCTGAGTAAGTTACAAAGACATGGAATATTGGATGGATGCACAATAGTATATGTTGGATCAGCTCCAGGAACACATATTAAATACTTAAGAGATCATTTTTTATCTATGGGATTAGTTATAAGATGGATATTAATAGATGGACGACAACATGACACAATTTTAAATGGGCTTAGAGACGTGACGTTAATAACTAAGTTTGTAGATGAAAGTTATATAAGAGTTTTAAAAAAACAGCTATATCAATCAAAAATAGTTCTTATTTCTGATGTTAGATCCAAAAGAGGAGGAAACGAACCTAGCACATTTGATTTATTAAGCAATTACGCATTACAAAATATAATGGTAAGTATATTAAAACCAGCAGCATCTAGTTTAAAATGGCGATGTCCATTCCCTGACCAATGGGTAAAAGATTTCTATATTCCTCACGGAAATGAAATGCTTCAACCATTTGCGCCTAAATATTCTGCAGAAATGAGGTTAATAAGTATTTATAGCGGTAATCCTATAAAGCTTAGATGCATCACAAAGGATGATTCTATAAAATATGAAAAAAAGATGTTTTATTTTAATAAAATAATAAGGAATAGAATTATTATAAACTTTGATTATTCAAATCAAGAATATGACTTTTATCACATGTATAATATGTTAAAAACTGTATATTCTAATAAAGATTTTTCATCTATAAAATCAAAAGTTTTATTTTTTCACCATTCAATTTTCAAGTTTTTAAAAATACCTATATTCAACACAGAAAAAATAAACTATGAACCCGCACAACGTAAAATACTTAGCAAAAATATTATGTTTAAAAACCGAAATATTAAAAAATCCATACGCTATAATAAGTAAAGATGTTGTTTTACGATATAATACAACTATAAAATATGGAGATCTTGTAACATATATAACAGTACAACATAAAATAGATGCAACTAAAACTCTTTTTCAAGTTTTTAATGAATCTTCTGTTACATATTCACCTTTAGAAAATGATTACGGATTCCCGATAATAATAACATCTTTTCTACAAACGGGTCATAATAAATTTCCTATCAACTTCTTATATATAGATATCGTTGCATCTGATTTATTTCCAAAATTTGTTAGATTAACCGATGAAGAAATAGTTACTGTACAAAGTGTTTTACAAATAGGCGATAGTAAAGAAAGCTTAAAGCTTCCAAAAATGTTAGAAACAGAGATAGCTGCAAAAATATTATTTCACAAAGATATCCCACTTAAGATAATAAGATTTTTTAGAAACAATATAATCACTGGTATTGAAATATCTGATAGAGCAGTAATAACTGTATTAGATTAATAATATTATGTAATCAGTATTAGAGACGTTATTATAAATAAAGATATTGGTAACCATATGGGATGTATGATAGGTTCTTCTATTTCTTGATTTAAATATTTAGTTCGAATATATTCATTTGTAAAAGATGAATTAGTACCACAAACGTTTTTAACATCAATATATCCATTTTTTATTTTAATATTACCTAATGTTACTCTACAATCTGAAATATTACATAGTGATATGTTCTTTTTAAGCGATTTAACAATAAGCGCATCTGATCTTTTACATGGCTCATACCAACAATAGTATGGTAATCTTGTTTCTTCTCCTATTTTTATTATACTCGAATCAGGATTTAAACACCTACATCTTATATCGTTTTCGTTTTTATCACAGAAAGAATATATATCTTCATCTAACATTTTTATAATAAAAGAAAAAAAAAGAAAAAAAGAAAAAATCAGTTAATATATTGTATTTGTATTAATAAAAAACTAGTAAATAAAAATGGCAGTAATATCTAAAGTAACATATAGTTTATATAATCAGGAAGAAATTAATGCTACTGATATATTTATTAATCATGTCAAAAACGATGATGATGTTGGAACGGTTAAAGATGGCAGGTTAGGTGCCATGGATGGAGCATTATGTAAAACTTGTGGTAAAACAGAATTGCAATGTTTTGGACATTGGGGAAAAGTAAGACTTTATGAGACACATATAATAAAACCAGAATACATAGGTGAAGTAATAAGAATTCTTAACCATATATGTATAAGATGTGGATTTTTAAGATCTAGAGAACCATACATAGAAGACGTAACCAAAATGTCATCGTATGCACTTAGAAAGTTAAAGGATAAGATCCTTTCTAAAAAAAAATCTTGTTGGAATAGTAAATGTATGCAACAATATCAAAAAATAACATTCTCAAAAAAAAAAGTATGTTTCGTAAACAAATCAGACGATATCACAATCCCTAATGCGTTGATATATCAAAAAATAACGTCAATTTATAAACGTTTTTGGCCATTGTTAGAAATTCATCAAAAACCGGAAAATTTATTTTATAAAAACTTTTTTCCTGTACCACCGTTGATAATTAGACCAGCTATTAGTTTTTGGATAGATAGTATACCAAAAGAAACAAATGAACTAACTTACTTATTAGGTATGATTGTAAAGTACTGTAATATGAATGCGGACGAACAGGTGATACAAAAAGCAATAATAGAATATGATGATATTAAAATTATATCAAATAATACTACTAGTATAAACTTATCATACATAACATCTGGAAAGAATAATATGATAAGAAGCTATATTGTTGCAAGACGAAAAGATCAAACTGCTAGATCTGTTATTGGACCAGATATCACATTAACAATTAATGAAGTAGGTGTTCCATTTTATATAAGGAATACTCTAACTGAAAAAATATTTGTAAATCCATTCACCATGGATGAGGTACAGAGATTATTTACAAATAATGAGATTAAGTTTTACTTTAATAAACGACTAAATCAATTAACTAGAATAAAGCAAGGAAAATTTATTAAAAACAAAATACATATGCTTCCTGGGGATTGGGTAGAAGTACCATTAAAAGAAAACACGAGCATAATTTTTGGAAGGCAACCTTCTTTACATAGATACAATGTTATTGCTTCTACAGTTAAATATATTGAAGGTGATACAATAAAAATACCACCCGGTATAGCAAACTCACAAAATGCTGATTTTGACGGTGACGAAGAATGGATGATACTTGAACAAAACCCTAAAGCTGTTATAGAGCAAAGTATTTTAATGTATCCAACTACATTGTTAAAACATGACGTTAATGGATCTCCTGTATATGGTTCTATACAAGATGAAATAGTGGCAGCGTATTCCCTTTTTAGGATGGAAAATTTAACACTTGATGAGGTTATGAATCTATTAGGAAAGTATGGTATTAATTTTTCATCCAATGGAAAAACAGTATTCTCAGGAAAGGATATACTTGAATTTCTTATAAATGATAAAGTTAACTATCCTGGCATTTTAAGTAATGGTAGGATAGTCGCAAATGATATTATAAGCGATTTTATAGTTGCGATGCGTGGCATGTCACTTGCCGGGTTTATATCTGACTATAAATCTAACGTAGAAGGTATTGAATTTATCATAAAATCATCTTACGTCTTTAAGAGGTATTTAAGTATTTATGGATTTGGGGTCACATTTAAAGAATTACGTCCCAATTCTGATTTTACAAACAAATTAGAAGCAATAAACTCAGAAAAAATTGAGTTAATTAAAAATTCATATAAAAAATATCTAACAGATGTAAAAGATGGTAAAATATTACCTCTTTCAAAATCTATGGAATCTGACGCTGTAGAATCAATGCTTTCCAACTTAACAAACCTTAATATAAAAGAAATTGAAGAATATATGAAGACAACATTAATCAATAATCCAGATAATAATTTACTAAAGATGGCAAAGGCTGGTTATAAAGTAAACCCAACTGAGTTAATGTATATATTAGGAACTTACGGACAACAAAGGATTGATGGTGAGCCTACAGAAACAAGGGTGATGGGAAGGGTGTTACCGTATTATTTACCTGATTCAAAAGATCCAGAGGGGAGAGGATATATATTAAACTCATTGACGCAAGGGTTAACCGGATCACAATATTATTTTTCCATGTTAGTAGCACGATCACAATCAACAGATATTGTTTGTGAAACATCTAGAACAGGAACGTTGGCACGTAAAATTATAAAAAAGATGGAAGATATGGTTGTTGACGGATACGGGCAAGTTATTTACGGTAACATTTTGATAAAGTATGCGGCTAATTATACAAAAATTTCAGCATCCGTTTGTAAACCAATTGATTTAATATTTCCACGAGAGTCGATGGTTTGGTATTTTGAAATAAGCTCCATTTGGGAAAAAATCAAAGATGGTTTTATATATTCGCAAAAACAAAAAATATCAAAAAAAACATTATCACCATTTAATTTTTTGGTGTTTTTAGAACCATCTGATGAAAAACATGCAATAAGTTCTAAAGATTTATACGACATGATACAAAATGTAATCGATGACGTTAGTGAAAAATATTTCTTTACTATATCGAATATAGATTTTATAAAGTATGTATTTCTAACTCACTTAAATCCTTCAATAATCAGAATAACAAAAGAAACCGCTACAACAATTTTTAAAAAATTTTATGAAAAGTTAAATTATTCATTAGGTGGCGGGACCCCTATAGGTATTATTGCTGCTCAGGTATTATCTGAAAAGTTTACTCAACAAGCGTTATCTAGTTTTCACACCACTGAAAAGAGTGGAGCTATAAAACATAAACTTGGTTTTAATGAATTTAATAACTTAACAAATTTAAGCAAAAATAAAACAGAAATTATTACATTAATATCAGAAGATATAGAAAAACTTCAAAGTGTTAAAATAAACTTTGAGTTTGTATGTTTAGGAGAATTGAATCCAGATATTGTATTAAATAATGATAATGAAAAATACATAATCGATATCACTATCAATCGTATTTATATAAAACGAGCAGATATAACTGAATTAGTCGTTGAACATATGATAGAAAGATTTGTATCATTCAGTGTATTAGTTAAGGAATGGGGATTAGAAACATATATAGAGGATAATAATAATATAAAGTTTACAATACTTGTAAAATTTATCGAACCTGAAGAATTATCACTAAATAAGTTTATGATGGTATTGCCAGGAGCTGCAAATAAAGGGAAAATTAGTAAATTTAAGATCCCTATAAGTAATTACAATTACTACGATGATCATAATAAAAGTAGGAAAATGAATAAAATGACAGTTGAACTGATGAATTTGAAAGAGTTGGGAACCTTTAATTTAGAAAATGTAATAGTATATCCTGGTATATGGAATACATATGATATATTTGGTATAGAATCAGCCAGATCATACTTATGCGAAGCTTTATTAAATACATACGGTGAAGGATTTGATTATTTGTATCAACCATGTGACTTATTGGCTAGCTTAATTTGTATGAGTTACGAACCCGAATCAGTTAATAAGTTTAAGTTTGGTGTTACAAGTTCCCTTAAAAAGGCTACGTTTGGAGATAACAAAGCTCTATTAAATGCTGCATTACATAAAAAGACTGAACCTGTTAATGATAACAGCAGTTGTCATTTCTTTAGCAAGGTTCCAAAAATAGGAACAGGGTACTACCGTTATTTTGTTAACCTAGAATTACTAACTAGATTGGAAAAGAAACTTTCTGTTACAATATCTGATAGAAAGGTTGAAGAATTAATCGAAAAATCCGACGAGTTTTAACTTTTTATTCATTAATAATATACTTATCAATTAGTTGTTTTCTAAAAGAGGGATTTTCTATAAATGCGCCTCTTTTTTCTCTCATAGAGTGGTATATATATAAAAAATATATAAACGCAGGTATATCTTTACTTCTCTTTGACATTAAATATGCCATTATCATCGCACCACTTCTATTAACGCCGGCAACACAATGTACTAACACAGGATAATGTTCTTCATCACATTTTGATAAAAAATTTGTAACATAATCAAAATGATCATTTAAATTTGTTTTTTCGTCATCAATAAGAGGCATATGAATAATATTTATACGTGAATCATTAAAACAATATTTTTCTGTAGTAAGATTTAAAATATATTTAAAATTTACATTTGAAGATATTGCATTAATTGCATCATCATAATTTCCTAAATATACATAATCCGTTACTCTCATCATCTTTGTCGGTGCCTTCGCTTTGGGTAGAGAACCTGTAGACTTTAGTAAAACGTTTTCGTAAAGACTTTTTTTATCCATTTATAATGGCTACAAATGGATAAAACAACATTAAATGTTAATGGTGTTGAATTAGAATACGCTAGAGAAAAAGAAAATAAAACAATACAAACGGCTAAAACCTCTACTTTATGTTTCTTTATGTTAATTTTAGGTATTAGTATACTATTACTTTGGTTTCAAGTATCTGATAATTCTATTTTCTCAGAATTAATGAAGTATATACGGATAAAAAAATCTATAAGAGGGTGGAGACCTTTAGTTGAAACCAAAACTAACTTAGAAAGTGATAGAGGAAAAATGTTATCAATGGGAAGAGATGAGTATTTTTCTTTTAATTGTGTAGATTTTGGTTCTTACTTTGTTCCTATTAGATTAGATAGAAAAACGTTTTTACCACAAGCTATTAGAAGGGGAAAAGGTGATGGATGGATGGTACAAAAAGCAGATAAAATAGATGTATCCGCACAACAATTTTGTCAATATTTAATTAAACATAAATCAGAAAACATAATAACGTGCGGAACCCATATGATTAACGAAATAGGATATAGTGGCTATTTTACAAACTCTCATTGGTGTTCGGATTTTCATAATCTTTTAAACTAAATTATATACGTAAATAACATACCTGCTAAAAACCATAGTAATTTAGAATTCAAATCAAAAATTATCATTATTATAATAAATAAAATAATAAGTGCTCCTATTATACTAATATCAAATATACCAAAAAATGAAACCAATGGATGGGATACATAGTAAGAAAAATCAGGAAATCTATGAGCCATCCATTTTCCAACTCTATTCCATATACCGTTTTTCATTTCGTTAGCTCTTTTTTTTGACAAATACTTAGTATTGTGAAGTATATACTTAGATGAGTCATTTAAAACTTGTCTATTGAGTTTTAATTCTTTTTCCAACTTATACATTTCAAAACTTAAACTGGTAGAAATACCTTTATTTTTTATAATTTCGTTTATTATTTTTATGGCAGACGATAATCTAATTACATATGCGGATAAGGTAAAATCATATCCCCCTGTGTACGAATACATAAAATTATTATTTTCTTGATTGAACAATATTCTAGAATTACTATTATGAAAAGTTTCACGTAATTGGAAAATGTCTATATTTTTTTCTTGCATTTCAATTATAATGTTATGTATTGTTATTAAATCTTTTAATGTGTTATCATCTTCTATAACAACAATAAACTTATTCTCAGAATTTTTTATATCCGCATCGGCATACGATTTCCATAAACTAAAGTGTTTCGCAATAGAACTTTTTGCCTCTTTTGTACAAAGAGCATTACATAATCCAGAAAAATATTCTGTAAAATTTTCAACACCTCCTGATTTTTCTACCTTTTCCCATATAAGGAACTTATATGATAAACTGATATCTTTTTTATCTTTAAAAAAAAAATTTACATCTGAATTTTTAAAATCTTTTACTGTGTCAACTTTTTTATAAAATATATCATTGTCACTTTTTAATTCTGGAACTACATCTGAAATTTCGCGACCAACGATTGGTATAACATATAATGGGATATCTGCCATTTTTGATAATTAGTTATCTAAAGCACTATTTAGTTATTAAAATTAAAGAAGTATAGCTCTCTAATTTTAGTTATGTTTTCATCTATCCAAATAGAAACATCATTTACGTATCTTGATAAAAATCTATAAAATGTATACTCTAATTTATCTCTATTAAGCGAATCGCTAAAATATACAAAAACATCACTTTCTGGAAGCAAGTGGTAACGGAATAAGTTGTAACAATTTACTTTACTCTGTACATGATATTTATCTACAAGTTCGTCATCAAAAGGAAACGGATCTCCGAATCGAAATACGTATAATGATGGGATAGAATAGTAATATTTTAAAACATTATTTATAAATAAGCTTTTTAACGCGATTATCATTTTTTTCCTTTCTATTTCTATTTTTAAATGCGTCGGAAAAATAACTAATTTAGTAGCGTTTGTGTCGTTGTATCTAATCAAAACTTTTAATTCATCATCAGATGTTATCTTTTTAAATTGTTCCCACATTTCCTTCGTATCGTTTAAAATAGGAATAGGGTGAGCAATAATATTACGCTTTTTATTTTTGTTTTCGATAACCGGCATATTGTTCACGATAAGTGTATAACTTTCAAAAAATTTTAATGCTGCAAGTGGCAAATCCAATGTTTTAACTTCAACGTCATAATTTGGCGCAACTAAAGATCTTTCAATAGAAACTAATTTTCTAAGTTCGATTATTATTCTTTGAAGATGAAGATCTAATTCTTCTGGCATGATGGATGTATAAACATCAGTAAATAATATTATCGTATCTAAAAACCCTTTTTCACAAATTTTAGTTTTTAACAAAAAATCATATATTATAACCGAAATTGCATATTTTAAAGATGACTCCTCAACCTTTTTTTTCTTAGAATTCATGTACGAAACAATAAAATCAGCACTACTGTTTAGTATAATCACTAAAACGACGATATAGTTTAAGTTTAATATTTTTGATGAATAAAATAATTCAGTAGATGATACATGAATATCAAATAAATTAGCGGATAATCTGAGGAAGAAAATACCTTTTTTAATTTCGTTAGAAAATTTTTTTTCATATTTTTGTCTTCGAGAGTTTATCTCAATTAAAAAATTTAATATAATCCTATTTATGTTATATTTCATTACCCATGTCTGTGATTTCATTATATTATCAAAAGACATTATTATATTAAAAATAAATCGTTGACTATGTACAAAGTAACTATATGGTTCGCTCAAAAAAATGGATTTATTAAACGTAGAAACTATTACATTATTCTTTACAACATCTGCAGCATCTAAATTAAAGTTTGGTACATTCATACCACAGATATTACAAAACGCAAGACCGTTTTCGTAATAAATGTACTCAGTAGCAAAATTATTTACTTTTGTAAAATATTCCGTATCAACTTTTAGTGCTTCTATTAGTTTAACTTGATGTTCACATGGTACAAACTCTATTTTTACTTCACCTCTTAAGGATTTTGGTTCGATTACTTCTATTTTTTTAATATTTTTTAAATCCTTAAACGTAATTTCTTTTTCTTCTATTAATTTTGGAAATAAGTCTCGAAGGTAAAAATTAGATAAAAATATATAACTATACAAATGTTTATTTTTTATTTTTGGTATTATAATGTTCCCCCAATCTATTAAACTGTTATTATCCTCAGAAAAGGAATTTTTATACGTTTTATTAGTTTCTTCCAAATAAACGTACTTAACATCTAAAAAGTCCTTTATAACAATAGGTATTGAAACTCCATCCACTTTATATAAGTATATATATCGCATATTAAGTTTTTTTTTTGAAATAGGTATTCCTATATGCCTGCATAAGTATGCAAAATCTAAATATTTTTTAGAAAATCTGAACTGGTCAATGTTTTTAGATACATAACTTATCATATCTTTCATGTTAAATGGTATTTCTCTAACTTCTGGATCAATATCTTTGTTAAAATTAGATGTTAAATCACTAGTTTTATAATTTATCATTATGTCGCCATTAAGATCATCGTTAACTAATACATTTATCCTTCTTTGTCTAAGATATACATCTAGGTTATCAAAAAATAAATTATATAAATTAAACGTCATCTCATCAGTTGTAGTATTATACTCATTTATAAATAAACTAGATGTTATCTCTTCCTTAACGTTTTGTTCAAACTTGTATCCTATATATGAAAATATGGATATTAATGTTTGATCGTCAACTTCTAAATTTTGTTCTATTGTCATATATAACAACCTAATATCTTCTTCAGTGATTGTAGAAACATTATATAAATTAATAATAAAAATATTTTTATTATTTGATATAAAATCCGAATATGATTTTGGATTTATATTTGGATTAAGAATGTATTCTTTAATTTTTGGTATAATCTCAATTAAAACAGATTCTTTAGTTTCCATTTAAATATTATATACAAAAGGCAAAATTTATAATAGATTTATTTAATAGTGTACAAATTTTTTATAAAAATGAAATAATAAAGACTTGTTTTAAAAATAATTATAAAAATAGCTTCATATAAATACAAACAATTATTAAAAAAATGTCGTGGTCTATAAATTTGGGAAATAACGGAGATAATTTTAAAACATTAGAAGAAATACGAGCACATGTAAGGTCGACAACTGAAAATATGGATAAGGTAGCGGACGAAATCTTTCCGAGTGATGTAAAAATTCCAACGACTTCCTCTTCTTCAAAGCAAAAGAAACCAGTTGTTCGTAAGAAAGCGGTTACGACAACAAAGAAAAGTAAAAAGATTAAAGAAAAAACCCCTATCGAAGATCACGATGACGAAAACGATAATGATAATGATGATGAAAACAATGATAATAATGATAATGATGATATTAATAATATTGAAGCAGATGATAAAAATAATGATACAAATAATAGTGACACTGAAGAAAATGAAAATGACGATAAAAAAGAAGACAATAAAAAGAGCAAAAAAAGCACCAACGACAATAATCAACACGACGATGACGTGATCGATAATTCTGATTTAAAAATTGCAACTGAGTCAATAATTAAAGGTTTGAAAATACTTAACAATAAGGTATCGTCCGTTTCAACTGTATTGGAAGATGTACAAGCTGCGTCAATAAATAGGCAATATAGTTCTTTAATTAAGAACATAGATTTGCTTAAATCGCTTGCGGAATGTGGCAAATCTCAAGTTATTAGGAAAAAAGTTAAAAACACTAAAAAGTAAACAATCAAATATTATGATTTTTATTTTATTAGCGAATAAAAATGAGAGGATTATTTTATAACGATGGAAAACTTTTTACGGATAAAAATTTAACAACTCTTGTATCATTTGATAATCCTACTTATGAAATTATAAAAAGGATTAGGATACCGCCCCACTTAACTGATGTTATTGTTTATGAACAAACGTATGAACAGTCATTAACTAGATTGATTTTTGTTGGTTCAGATTCAAAGGGTAGAAGGCAGTATTTTTATGGAAAACTGCACGTAAAAAATAGAAACTCCAATAGAAACAAAATATTCATAAAGGTGTTTAATGTTATTAATAAAATAAATGAGTTTATAGACAATAATATTATTAATGAAAAAGATAAAAATGATGTTTTGTTCCAATCAGGAGTGTTTATGCTAATGGAAACAAGTTTTTTTATCAGGATGGGAAAGATGTGCTATCTAAAAGAAAATGAAACGGTAGGATTATTAACTTTAAAAAATAAACATATAAGCATAAGTAATGGAAAAATAGTTATAAAATTTATAGGAAAAGATAAGGTTCCGCATACCTTTATAGTACATAAATCTAATAAATTATATAAACCTCTTTTAAAATTATTTGATAAAGAATTTCCTGATAACTTTTTATTTTCTAAGTTGAGCGAACAAAAAATTTATAAACTAATGAAAAAATTTAAAATACGATTAAAAGATTTACGTACATATGGTGTAAATTACACGTTTTTATATAATTTTTGGTCTAATGTAAAATCGTTAAATCCTATACCATCTACAAAAAAGTTGATATCTACATCTATAAAACAAACGGCTGAAATTGTTGGTCATAGTCCTTCAATTTCTAAAAGTGCATATATCGCAACAACTGTTATAGATTTTTTAATTCAAGATTCTAATATATTAGAAACAATAAAAGAAAAATCGTTTGAAGAGTTTATAGAATTAATTGTAGATTATATAGTAAATAGAGACACTATATAAAAAAACCCTTAAACGATAAATGGATGAAAGATTAAAGACGATTTCTATGACCTTTTTTTATGGTGAATTAACAACTACAGATATAATGGTTTTAAAGGCACACTTGTTAAACATTTTTCCAAATGATACTATTTTTTCTATAAATGAGGATAATAAATTTATAATTGACTTTAAATATAACGACTGTTTAGCTTCAGGTTATATTAACCAAAAAATAATACCTATAACTCCAGAAAAATACAATGAATATTCATCGATGATAGCTAAAGAGTTGACGAACTATAATATTATCATTGATGATATTAAAGGGCATATACTATCATCTAAAAAACTTAAAAGATTTATTAAATTTTATAAAACAAATAATAATAAACAAAATAAAAAAATAATTAACGCAAGTAAAAAATTAAATATTGCGTTAAATAAAGGAATTGATTATGATTATATTAGACATATTAATTAAGTGAAAAAAAATAAAACAAAAAATAAAATAATGGACGAAAGAGACTTAGAAAACTCATTAAGTGATTATATTAACAAAATAGTTGAAATATACGATGAAATTCCAAATCCTACATTATCTAATGATGTAAATCATGAAGTAGAATTAGTATTTATACAACCCCCAATAATTACATTAAGTAATGTATATAATATTTCATCGGTTACAGAATCATATATACTTTTTACTGTAACCAATAAAGGAGAATGTATAAAAATTAGAACTAAAGTGCCCATGTCAAAAATACATGGGTTAGATTTAAAAAATTTACAATTAGTTGATTTAATCGATGATATAATTTGGGAAAAGAAAACACTAATAAAAGAAAAAAAAATTGATAAACATTGCATTATAAGATACTCTTCTGAAGAAAGACATGTATTTTTAGATTACAAAAGATATACTTCATCTATAAAACTAGAATTAGTTAATTTAGTACAAACTAAAGTAAAAAATATAGTGGTTGATTTCAAAATTAAATATTTTTTAGGGTCTGGTGCACAAGCAAAAAGCTCATTGTTGCATGTCCTTAACCATCCTAAATCTAAACCTACTCCTACTTTAGAATTTGAAATCATTACACGTGAAAAAAAAAATTCTCGTGATATATTACTAGATGAATTACATATACTTTTTAAAAATATATTTATGGCAGATCCAAAAAATGTTTTCCTCCCTACCGTTATTTTTACTAGTCCTGTAAAAACTATAATGTTAAAAAAACAAGAAATACATAATATAGAATTGGATAAGTTATATATTACAACAAAGACTGATGGGGTTGGTACTTTAATAAAAATTAATAAAAATGGTATATTTTGTTATTTTACTCACCTAAACTACATAATTAAATATAACCTGTTACGTAAGTTTGACGATACTGTAATATTATACGGAGAGGCGATAAAACAAAATCAAAAATGGTTCATATACTTAATAAAGTTATTGAAACCAGAATTATCTAATAGATTTAAAGAACGAGATTTTTTGATAGAAAAGTTGACAAGTGATATATCGGATAGAATTGTGTTCAAAACAAAAAAATATGAAGGACCGTATGAAACACATTCTGAAGTTATAGATTTATTATCTACATATCTTCCATTACAAACCGAAGGCGTGATTTTGTTTTATTCAGAAGGTAATAAATCAAAAATAGATTATAAAATTAAACATGATAATACTACCGATCATATGATAAATGCCGTATATAGATATATGTCAAGTGAACCCGTTATTTTTGGAGATAAATATACGTTTATAGAATTTAAAAAGTTTAGCGACGAACGGGGATTTCCTAAAGAGCATGGAACGAGTAAAATAATACTAGGGGATAACATAAAATATTTAAACAATATATATTGTATCGAATTTAAAAATATTTATAACGATGTAGGATTAAAAAATATAGTTTTACCGATAAAATTTATTTCAGAATTTTCATTTAATGGAGATTTTTTAAAACCTAGACTGGATAAAACTATGAAATATTTCTATAAGGAGTATTATGGAAATCAATACCAAGTAGTATTAGAACATATTAGAGATCAAGAGTTAAGAATTAATGATATTTTTGACGAAAATAAATTATCTGATTTAGGAAAGAAGTACGTAGACGACGAATTTCGACTGAATCCAGAAGTATCTTATTTTACTAATAAACGAACTAGAGGCCCGTTGGGAATTTTATCAAATTATATAAAAACTCTTTTAATATCTTTATATTGCTCTAAGACCTTTTTGGATAATCCAAATAAAAGAAAAGTATTAGCCGTTGATTTTGGAAATGGTGCAGATTTAGAAAAGTACTTTTATGGTGAAATAGCATTGCTAGTAGCAACTGACCCAGATAAAGACGCAATAAGTAGATGTATAGAAAGATATAACAAATTAAATTCGGGAATAAAATCAAAATACTATAAACTGGACTACATACGAGAAACAATACGTTCAAGCGTCTATGTTTCTAAAATACGCGAAGTGTTCTTTTTTGGAAAGTTTGATATTGTAGATTGGAACTTTGCAATTCATTATTCATTTCATCCAAAACATTATTCTACAATAATGAAAAATTTGTCAGAATTAACAGCACCTGGAGGTAACGTATTAATAACCACCATGGATGGGGATAAACTGTCTTATTTATCAGAAAGGAAAGTATTCATTATCCATAAAAACTTACCGAGTAGTGAAAATTATATGTCCGTTGAAAAAATAAGTGATGATAAAATATTAGTTTATAATCCATCTTCGATGTCTAAGCCAATGGAAGAATATATTGTAAAAAAATCAGATATAAAAAGAGTATTCTCAGAATATGGTTTTGTGCTAATAGATTGTGTTAATTTTGATACAGTTATTAATAGAAGTAAAAAATTCATCAATTATGTTTCTAAAATGGAAGAACGACAATCAACAAAAAACTTTTTTGAACTTAATCGGGAAGCGTTAAAGTATGACAATATAGATATAGAAGAACTTCTAAATTATTATGTTGTTTATGTATTTTCCAAAAGGTAAATAGTATGGAATAGTTGATATATTAGTTAGTTTATTAAACTTAAACGAATTAAATAAGTGTAACAATATTAAAAGAATACCTTCGGAACCGTTTGGTATCTCGGTTAATGGTATCAACGCATTCTTACGTTCAATAATATTTACACTATATGTAGGAAGTAGTGCATTTGTGCTTTCTATTTTTTTTTCGTCGATAAAAATTTTTTTTAAAACATCTATATCATTTCTATATAAAAATTTTGCAATTTTAAAAAATGTACCATTGTCAAATCTAGCCATAGAATCATATATATGAATAGCATATAAGGTTTCATCTAATCCTTTTTCCAATAACAAAAATTTTTCGTTATAAATTTTTTCTATATCTATAGGGCATATAATATTCCTTTCTTTAATAATATTTGTTAATCTTTTAATTTCAGATTCCATAATGAATATTTGTATAATAAAAAATAACGAATATCCAAAAACTGATTTGCATGACGTAACATTTTTTCTATTGGGAAACCATAAAGGTTTTTTTGAAAATGTTTTAGAAAAAATTAATAAATATAAATATTTTTTTTCTCAATATGAAGTAAGTTCGGACAACGATGGTGTGTTAGAATTAAAAAATGTAAAGTCTTCTCACATTATTAAAGATAGATATGTTACAACAAGAGAATTTATTTTGTCAGGATGCCAAAAAGAATGGTGTAATGAAATTATTCAAAAAAATGATAATATCACTAATTACGATACAATAATAATACAAGATATTACTTATTTTGAAAAAAAAATATGGAAGAGGTTATTATTTGTCAACTGCCCAGAAATGAAAAATAGTTCATATGAAATCTTTTTAATAAATCCATTTGTAATAAAAAACAACACAGATATATTTAAAAATTTGATTTTAAGGTCATCGATTAACTATTTCATATTTGATAATTATGCGCCACTGAAAAAAATTTTAACGCATATATACCCATCCTTTAATATAGAAAAAACGTATATATATATAAACTTTAACGAAATAAATAATATTAAAATAATAAAAAAATGTTATCATAGAAATAAAATTAGAGCTTTCGTTTATGCGTGGTTTAATTTTCAAATATGTGAAAATAGTGAAATAGAAAATGAAAAGGTAAAAAAAAAATACAATGATTTGTATAGCTTAATATGAAAACCATAAAAACAAAATCTTTTCCTTATTGTATAGAATATCATGACGATTGGGAAGCCGTTATTAATCAATTGGTAGATTTATACGATGAGATAGCTGAATGGATTTTAAAAGATGAAACATCTCCAATTCCGGAAAACTTCTTTAAACAATTACGGAATCCACTTAATGATAAACTAGTGTGTATATGTGGAATAGATCCGTACCCAAGGGATGCGACAGGTGTTCCGTTTGAATCACCAAATTTTTCAAAAAAAACAATTAAATCAATAGCTGAAACTATTTCAAATATAACAGGTATTAGTAACTATAAAGGATACAATTTGAATAATGTAAAAGGTGTATTTCCGTGGAATTATTATCTAAGTTGTAAAATAGGAGAAACTAAAAGTCATTCATTACACTGGAAAAAAATTTCCAAACTTCTTCTTCAACATATTACTAAGTATGTAAATATATTGTACTGTTTAGGAAAAACTGATTTTTCAAATATAAAATCTATAATAGAAGTTCCGGTCACTACAATAATAGGCTATCATCCCGCTGCTAGAGATAGACAATTTAGTAAAGATAAGTCTTTTGAAGCTATAAATATATTATTAGAAATTAATGGTAAAGAAATAATACATTGGGAAGAAGGATTTTGTTATTAGGTTTAAGCTTTAGTGAAATTTTAACTAACTTGTGTATTAAAAATGGCAAGTCATTTAGTCAATAATGAGTATATATTTGTTTTAAAAAAAATTGGCGTTCATACATCTCATAGAGAGAGTGAAGATCCGAGGTTTGTTGATATTTTTACATGTGAAGAATTAGAAAACTATATATTAAAAAATCCATCATGTACATTATTCGAAACATTAAGAGATGAAGAAGCATACTCCGTAGTAAGAGTATTTTTTGACGTTGATTTGGATATTGTATTAGATGAAATAGACTATACTGCGGCTTTAGAAGATTTCATATTAAATGTTACAAAATTTGTATCTATATTTTCTTCTCGGGAATGTGGTACGAATCAAAATATTGTGTTAAAATGTATGAGATCAAATTTTTCGCTTACAAAATCTACAGATACTAGTCGTACTAGTTTTCATATAGTATTTCCCGATACTTACACGAATATGGATACTTTAATTTATATGAAAAAACCATTATTAGAATTTTTAAGATCGTCAGAAAATCCATTAATAAGATCAATTGATCCTGCAGTGTATAGGAGAAAAGCAACACTAAGAATAGTTGGGACGCGAAAAAATCCAAACAATGATAAAATTCATATTAGACAACCGCCTCACAACAATATATCTGATTATTTGTTTACTTATGTGAACATGAATGAAAAAAGTTGTTATTTTACATTATCAAAAAAAGTAGACGATAAAAAGGCAGATGTATTATGGGAACCAAATTATATACACTTTAATGATGCTATGAAAAAAGTTTCTAAAATAATAATAAACGAAATTGTTAATATAAACGATTTTAATGTGAATAACTTTACTAGTATTCCAATAATAATAGATTATATTATGCCGTGTGCGTTATGTAAAAAAAAAATACATAAACATCATCATCAACTTACATTAGGAAATGGAATTTTAAAAATATTTAAAGCTGGAAATCCTCACAGTTGTAAAGTTAAAGCGATAGCATTAGAAGGAAATAAGCTATTTACTATATCTCAGCTTATAATAGATTCAAATGTTATACATTTAACAGAACGCGGAGATCATGTAGTATGGATAAAAAACTCTTGGAAATTTAATACAGATGAACCCCTTATAACTAAATTAATATTAAATATGAAAGATCAACTACCTTCGGAATATATACCAGATATATTATGTCCTAGAAAACGTAAAGTAATTGAAAACAATTTAAAAGATATGTTGGTTGATACAATCGAGACAGATACATACCCTTTTATGCTTCCATTTAAAAACGGGGTATTGGATATATGTAGTGGTAAATTTTACAAAGGGGCAGAATCAAAAAAATTTATTTGTACTGTATCAACTGGATTTAATTTAGACATTGAACAGTATTTAAATGAGGATTCGCAAGAAATGAAAGATCTAAATAATATTATAAACGATATACAACCTTTAACCGAAGAAAATAAAGAAAATAGAGAACTATATGAAAGAACACTTTCTAGCTGTTTATGTGGATCAACAAAACAATGTTTGACATTCTTTTTTGGAGAAACAGCAACAGGAAAATCCACAACGAAAAAATTACTTCAATCATCGATAGGTGAATTATTTATAGAAACGGGTCAAACAATTCTTACTGATATTATAGATAAAGGCCCCAATCCTTTTATTTCTAATATGCATTTAAAAAGATCAGTATTTTGTAGCGAACTTCCTGATTTTTCATGTAGTGGAAGTAAAAAGATTAAAGCGGATAACATAAAAAAACTTACAGAACCTTGTATAGTTGGGCGACCATGTTTTTCAAATAGGATACATAATAAAAATCATGCATCTATTATTATAGATACAAATTATAAACCTGTATTTGATAAAGTCGACAATGCATTAATGAGACGAATAGCATTAGTAAAATTTAGAACACATTTTTCGCAATATTCTAATTCTGACTCTGTAAAAAATAATGCAGCATATGATGATGTAAAACCATTAGACGAAAACTTAGATATGAAAATTCAAAAAAATTACTTTAGGTATGCATTTTTAAACTTACTAGTTAAATGGTATCAAAAATATCACATTCCTACAATGAGATTATTTCCTACACCTGAAGCAATTCCAGATTTTGTATTTCAACTTAGAGTTGGTTCGTTACTCATCCCAAGTTCTAGCACACATTTAAAGTTTATGTCTTCGTTATCTAAAATAGGATATGTATTAGAAAATGACTTAATGGTATTACCCCTTCAGTTATTTCAACAAAAAATATCAAAACATTTTAATATAAAAGTATACGGTAACGACATTGAAAGTTTTATAACAAAACATAAAAAGTTTGCTAATGTTAGCGAAGAATACCTAGAGTATATATTTATAGAAGACATCATATCTAAATGAACTTAGGAATAATAAAATTGTTTAATAATCACGTAAATAGTATACCAAATATATTACCACATCAATTAGCTACATTAGACTATTTAGTTAGAAGTATTATAGATGAAAATAAAAGTGTGTTACTTTTTCATATAATGGGATCTGGAAAAACAATTATTGCATTATTATTTGCGTTAGTGGCGTCTAAATTTAAAAAAGTTTATATATTAGTACCAAATATAAATATACTAAAGATTTTTAATTATAGTATGGACGTAGCGATAAATTTGTTTAATTCAGATTTTATTCTTGAAAATATTTTTATCTATTCCACCACGAGTTTTTATTCTCTCAACTATAACGATAATGTAATTAACTACAACGGATTATCTAGATATAATAATGCAATATTTATAATTGATGAAGCCCATAACATATTTGGTAACAATACGGGAGAACTAATGACAGTAATAAAAAATAAAAACAAGATTCCTTTTTTGCTACTTTCTGGCTCACCAATAACTAATACACCGATAACACTTTCAAACATAATTAGCTTAATGTCAGATGAAGAAATAAATTTTGGAGATATTATAGTACAGGGGAAAAAAGTATTTCAAATTTTGTTAAATGAGCACGGCGTCAATGTTTTAAAAAACATATTAAGAGGGAGAATATCATACTATGAAATGCCCGATTCTGATTTACCAATGATAAAATATCATGGTAAAAATTTTTTAGATACACGTGTAGTATATTGTAATATGTCTAAGTTACAAGAAAAAGATTATATCAACGTAAGAAAATTATGCAATAATGAAATGTTTGAAAAAAATATGAACAATGTTTCGTTAGCGGTATTAGGGCAATTAAATTTGATAAATAACTTAGATATTTTGTTTCAAGAACAAGATAAAGAACTTTATCCAAATCTTAAAATAAGTAATGGTATTTTATATGGAGATGAACTCATTAACTTAAATATTAGTTCTAAATTTAAGTATTTCATTGACAAAATAACTTCATTAAAGGGGAAACATTTTATATACTTTTCTAACTCAACATATGGTGGATTAGTAATAAAGTATATAATGCTTAGTAATGGATACTCAGAATATAATGGGTCACAAGGGACAAATCCAAAACTTATAAATGGAAAACCTAAAATGTTTACAATAGTAACTAGTAAAATGAAGTCATCATTAGAAGATTTATTATCTGTATACAACTCACCAACAAATGATGATGGGAGCCAGATAATGTTTTTATTTTCATCAAATATTATGTCAGAGTCATATACTCTAAAAGAGGTTAGAAACATTTGGTTTATGACAATTCCGGATACCTTTTCTCAGTATAATCAAATCTTGGGAAGATCAATAAGAAAGTTTTCATATAATAATATAACAGAACCAGTTAATGTATATTTACTAGCTACAGTGTATTCTGATTTTGATGACGATATAACATCGTTAGATGATTACAGCTTGGATGAAATAAACACACTTCCATTTGATATAAAAAAATTATTATATTTAAAATTCAAAACTAAAGAAACAAATAGAATATATTCGATATTGGAAAGTATTTCTGAAAATTATACAAAGGAACCACATCCGTATATTATCGAAATTGTATTAGGAGAAATTATAAGACAATTTTTTTATCACCATTCCAGAATTAAGTTTGATAATAAACAACTAATAAAAGAAATATCGTCTGTGTTGCAAAATATAGAATTGGTAAAAAAATACATTGATGATATTGTCAATGGACACTTTTTTGTATCGAATAAAGTTTTTGATAAATCGTTATTATATAGATACAATGATGAAATTATAACTGTTCCATTTAAATTATCGTATGAACCGTTTGTGTGGGGAGTTAATTTTAGGAAAGAACATAATCTTGTATCATCGCCTTAATTTAAATATTTATTAAAGATAAAAATGTCAACTTTTATAAAAAATGTTTATTTGCCTATTAACTTAAATCCTCATGAGTTAACATTAGACATAAAAAAAAATATAAAAGATGCAATTTATAAAGAATACTTACATCGAGAATCGGGTGGGATAATGGCTAAAAAAATTGATATATGTTTTGATAAAGAATTACCACTAGGTGAAATTATAAACAATCACATAATGGTAAAAGTTCCGTGTATTGTTACGTATAAATATTATAAAAATGGAGACATTGTTAGTGGCACATTAAACATAGAAGATGAATCAAATATAACAGTTTTATGCGGAGATTTAGTTTGTAAACTTAATAGGGATTCTGGATCTGTCTCTTTTAATGATTCCAAATACTGTTTTGTAAGAAATGGAATAGCTTATGATAACGGATCAATGGTCACAGTTATATTAAAGGAAGAACAACAAGGAATGAACTCCAACTTTGTTTTTTTAGCATCTATAATGGATCCATCTAATTAAAAATGAAAAATAATAACGTTTATACCCGAGTTATTTAGAGATGTTGACAACAATGATCGAAACAGATAGAGAAAACGTTACAATTGAAAGAGTAAACGAAATACCAGATGAAAAAAATACACACGTTTTCGCTATTTGTATAACCAGTGATGGTAAACCATTAATTGCTGCAAGGAGGAACTCGTTCGCATTTCAAGAAATAATGTCACAAAGAGTGTCACCTACGTCGATATTGAAAGTATCTAAACACTTATTAAAATACATGTATAATAACGAAATAAAAGAAATTCAAAGAAGACTTTTAAAAGGTTCATATTTAAACGTATCTCAAATGACTAACAACTCGTTTGAGGAATTAATATTATTGGGTGGAAAAATAAATAAATCTGAATCTATAAGTGAGTGTCTACAAAGAGAAATACAAGAAGAAAGTGATTCTAATTTAACAATTAAGTGTTTTGGAAATAAATGTGTGAAGTTAACAATATTTGATAAGTTGTTTGATAAAACTTATATAAGTTATTGTACAACATGTTATATAACAGAAACAATATCGCAAGCTATATCTTCCATTATATACAACGTCGAAATTAGAGAGCTAAAGTCGTTGTTAGAATGTTCTAAAAATGATAAGTATCATTACTTATTGTTTATTTATAATACGTTGGTTAATAGTAAATAATGGATAATTATTATCCTTCTAGTTTATTTAATGATATAATCAAACGGAATAGAAAGTTGTCAAAAACATATATATTATCTAGCAATAATCAAAAAATATATGTTACTGGTTTTAATAATCAAAGCTTGGATAACGTAAAAAAAGTTTCTATTTCTATAGTAATGTTAACAAGTGATAACAAATTTTTAGCATGTTCTAGAAGACATAGTTTTTTATTTACAGAAATCATAAGATCAAAAAACATATTTCGTAAACGGAGATTATTTTTAAAATATTCAAACTTTTTAAAAAAAAACGAACGTATTATTTTATCATCCGAATTAGATATTAAACTGTCTTCGTCAGACCATGAAAATGATTTCAGTAATATAATATTTCCAGGTGGGGTAATTAGAAACGAGGAAGACGTTATTAAATGTCTTTCAAGAGAAATTAAAGAAGAAGTTAATATAGATAGTAAAGATATTTTTTTAGATTATAGATTTTTTATACACATGTTAATAGAAGATCTTCTAACAGATAGGTTTTATGAAAACATATTATTTTTTGGAAAAACGTTTCTAACGAGTAATGAGATAATACATAATTTTTTTTCTAATAAAGAAATAAAATCATTAGTTTTTTTCGATTCTTTATATAATGGAATAGAAGGAGATATAATAAGATTTGTGTTAGATATTTCAAGATTAAAATGTTTTGGAAATAAGGGTTATGAATTATATAATAAAAACACTTTTAAAAGTTTAAAAAGCTTTTTTTAAAATCATTAGTCGTCTGGCAATATATAAATCAGTTTATTATTTTGTATTTTTATAATTGGATTTTCTGGCATTGTTTGTAAAAAGTTTCCTTCAGCGTCAAAAATTTTTCCATCGTTGGTTTTAAATCCCTTATGTATATTTACCAATCTTTTTGATGTAGAAAACCATATATTTTCACCTTCTACAACTTTAACTATTTCTTTTGTTTTAGCATTCATATCAATTGATCTTGATATTAGTGGTATCCACCCAGATTCATCATCTACAGGTGAAAAGTTTTTTTGGTGATCGTATATCCATTCAATAGATGATTCCTTTAACACCTTAAATAATTGAGAAAATTCTTTTGATTTTGTTCGTATAATTTCTAATAGATCATCATCAACTGTAGATTCGCCATTTGATAATCTAGCGATTATAAAATGCACATTAACATATCTTCTATCTTTAGGAGTATTTACATGACTGTTTAACCTAATAGCTCTTCCAATTATCTGTCTTAGAGATGCTTCATTCCATGTCATATCTAGTATAAAAATATCATTTATAGAAAAAAAACTAATTCCTTCACCTCCACTAAGTGAAAACACACAAACTTTAATTACTGTACCGTCAGTATTTACTTCTTCGTTGAATTTGGATACCATCTGCACACGAGTATTTTTTGTACGTGAAGAAAATTCTATATAAGATATTTTAAATACAGAAAAATATAGCAATAAAATTATAATTCCTGATTGGTTCACAAATGGTTCAAAAACCAAACACTTTCCAGGAGATGAAAGTATGGATAAACACACTTCTGTAAATTTACAACTTTTTTCTTTTAGTTCATTATACAAAGATAAATCTGATGCATTAACGTCGCCTTTTAATTCTTCCCCTTTTTTGAAGTAATCCAGTGCTTTATCGGAAAAATATCTACCTTTGATAGAATTTTCAAAATCTTTATATAGTGTATTAACTTCTTTATTAAAATCATCTAAGTTTCTATCTTTTTTTTCTGGCAACACGTCAAACGAAAATGTTGCAGCCATTCTTCTATAAATTCTAAACGATGATATACCAGATTTAATTTCTAACATTTTAGCTTTTTGGTAAATAAATTCTTGTTTTGGTGTCATGTTTATATATTTCATATACACTTTTTTTCTAGCAAAAGAATCTGAACCATCTACATCTTCAAAAATAGAAAATTCATTATTTACAATATATGAACAAATTCCTCCTAATTTGTTTATTAGTTCTCTTTCGTTAACCAATTTTTTATTTTCAAATAATGATTGTGTTTGTAATATTTTTGGTCTTAGTAAGTTTACTAACATGGTAAACTCTCTAACGTTATTAACAATTGGTGTCGCAGATAAACATATAAGCTTATGGTTGTGATACGCTATATTTTTTACTAAGTAATTATATACAGATTTTGTAGGACGTATTTTTCCATCCTCTTTAATTAATGATTTAGAAATAAAATTGTGACATTCATCGATTATTACACATATTCTGCTTCTAACATTTATAGTTTTTATGTTTGTAAAGAACTTATTGTGAAAATTTTTATCATCATATGTTATAAAAATACAGTCTTTGATTATCTCGGGAGAATATTTCATTAATGTATTCATCCATGGATCATCGACTAGTGCTTTTTTAACTAATAAAATTATGGTCCAATTTGTATAAAAATCTTTTAAATGTTTTAAAATAAAGACAGTTGTTATGGTTTTACCAACACCTGTTTCGTGAAATAGTAATATCGAATGCATTTTATCTAATCCTAAAAAAATTCTCGCAACAAAATGTTGGTACGATTTTAGTTTTATTTTGTTTACTGGACCAACCATTTCAATTGGCATTTTTTCCGTAGTGCGTAACGCATAGTCTATGTATGCGGCGTGATAACTACTCATATTTATTTAATATTTTGTTATAGTAATCATAATAAAATTTTAACTAATTTTTTTTGATATTCATTTTCAATACTTTTATTTTCCGAAGTCATACTTGAATAAAGTAATGAATGTACATAATATAGTGATTCGTAAACAGATGTTGAAAACTCTAAAAACTTGTTTATGAATTCTTTATCTACTGGATACTCTAATATGTTAAATTGGACATTGTTGGCATCCTTCCAAATAGAAGATTTTGTAGTTTTTTTTATTTCAGCCATAAAACTATCAAAATTTTTTTTATATGGTTCGCTCGCTACCATAATCGCACTATCTTTTAACCAACTATCACTCGCACATTTAAACAATCGTACCGACTTGAATAAGCTACAATATACCCTTAACGTATCGACAATACACCTACCAAACAACGTTGGTAATTTTATTATACAAAACTTTTCTACAGACATTTCAAATAGCGGTCTAAATACTTCAAATGTCAACATTTTATAGTCACTCACATAAAGATTATTCTCGTTTAGGTAGTTATTAGATTTTATTAAATCTCTTTCTTTTTTAAAAAATTTATTTTTAGCACTTAAATCTGCAACGACAGCGTCGGCTTTTATATTTTTTCCATAAGATTTTATAGATTTTATATTTAAAATTTCATATACTTTTTCTAAATCGGTTTCTGGTATCATTAAATCATGTGTAAATAAACTTAATAAATCCGTTGGTAATCTATTCAAATCATTTACTCTTGATAATTGTAAAAAATAATTAGTTCCATATTCCAAACTAGGTAGAGGACTTTTCCCTAAAGTTAAGTTTAAATCTGGCAAATGTTCGTAAAAAGGCAACAGAATGTAAATTCCTTCTTTAATATTTTTTATAACGTCATCCATTTATTTATTAGGTATTTTGATTTCATTATTATACTATTTTTATTCTTCCGTTATTTTGATAACATTTATACCATTTTCATTAGTTACTTTGTATAGGTCATTACAAACTAACACAATTTGTTTTGATACATAATAAATTGGATTATTTGGATCAAATGATGAAAAAATAACTCTAACTGAGAGTTTATCCTTTCCTCTGGCTGTATTAGAAACAATAGTAGTTGGTTTAAAAAAAGTATGTGGTGTAAAGTTAAACTTCAAAGTCCTTGTACCCAATACACAGTTTGATAGTAGATCGTTATAAATTTTTGAAATAGGATTAGTTTCAGAATAAAGTACATCATTTCCAAATCTAACTTCCATCCTAGAAATAATATCAGTTTTATTTTTAAAATCTATTCCTCTTATAAAAGGATCGTTAATAAATAAATCTTTATTTTTTGACGATTCTGATCTATTATCTCCATTATAAACGTTTCGTTGACACGACCATAAATTAACCGGAATAGAAACATCTGTAATACTAATAGAGTGTGATATATGAGAAAACATAATTCTTTTTGTGGATTCGCTATAACTTCCAGTTATTGTAGAAAACTTTTTTGAAATATTATACGTGATAGAGTTTTTTCGTGTTCCAAAAACTAAGATATTTGAATGATAATAGATACTCATTCCACAAGGCACGTTATCAATTTTAATAAAAACATCAACATCTTGAATATTTACAATACCGTTTGGAGGCACCTCGATAAACTCCGCACTTTCTGGAAAATAGTTAGGTGGTTCCTTGCTTACAACCACTAAGTCTTCCAATAATCTTTCGACAAAAACACAAATGAAGTCTCGTTCACTTTGTGTGTAGCCTGGATAAGCTATAAATTTATTATCAGTATTTCCGTAATACGGTTTTACATAAACCGAAAAAGATGTAACTGAGTTTATTTCTGAAATTACAGCAGTTGATTGGTTTATTTGTCCTAATACTCTACGAGGTATTTCTATATACGATTCTTTTGTTTGAATATTTTTAACCATGTACCCGATAAAGCTGAGTTCGGTTACGTAAATAAAATCTTTAACAAAAGATTCATAATCAAATGTAGAATCCCTAATTATTATATCAGATACAGGATTAAATGTAATAGTAACAATAACTTTTGAATCTGATAATTTTAAACTACTAAATGTTTTTTCCATATCGAATGGGGTTTTTATATATACATATATCGTAGCAGACTCCTTAATCGTATCGTTATTTGTTAAACCAGTAGAGATGCTATTAAGTTCATGACAAAATCCAGAATTGTTGAGAGCCGTTTCGTTATTTTTACAGGAATAAAACAAGTCTTCTCCTGACGATTCCCAAATTGTACCATTATTGCATGAGATAGAAACATGTTGTATCGACTTATAACCAACATAAGTAACATAACCAAATTTGCCAATTCCTTTTACTTCCGGAAGATCTATACTTAACATTAAATGACTCAATGCTGTGATGTACTGATCTCTAATCTCAAACGTCGAAACAACATTTTGTGTACATGACCCCGTTGACGAAACGCCGTTGAGGGTTATATACTGTGGCATATATAATGTTGGATTTTGTATATCCACACCAAAAACATTGTGACGTTTAATATTATCATCGTTTCCAATTAATGAATTAATTACCGTGTTGTTCATTGTTTATTTATTTAATGTATAAAAGCTTAAAGTAAACTACGTAGAGAAACATGTATGGATTTATCTTTTTCTTTATAAAAACAACTCCCATAAACACCCTCTTTATTACGTAATGTGTTAATTATATTAATTACTTCTTTGGGATTATCATAAAAAACTAGAGGCAATAATGTTACCTTAGGTTCCTCCCTCAACGCTATATGAGATTTCACCATTGATGCAAAAGAATCTCTGCATATAGTGGAACAAAAAGCCCCAACATTATTTCCTTTTATGGTTTCTATACATAATGGTTTTATAATTAAAATTTGGGAACAAAACCAACAATAACTATTATCTGAATTTGTATCTATTGATATATCCGCTACGGGTACGTAATATTTTGGAAGTATCGACGAAAAACATTCATTTTTTGTTGATTTGGCAACTGATTTAGGAGAAGAAATAGTAATATCTGGCAACGTAACTCTTTTTGCCATTTAACTAACACGTTTATTTTTAACTAAAATTATATATCTAAAGAACAAGTTGTAAATTTTTCATCAGTAAAAACATACTCGTGACCAAAGTCTATTATATTCGCAGTCTTTTTTTTATTTTTCATATATATTAAGAAATTTTCCCATATTAATTGATTACTGTTATTTTTTGTATAATTTTTAACTGTTTGCGGTTTTAAATTTTTTGTAACAAGTGTTATGTCAAAAATTTTATCTAAAAAAAAGGAATAATTTATCGTCTTAGATGGTGTATTTTCTTGGCAAAAAAATACTAAATGTTTAAATATCTCAACAACTTCATTAATTTTTTCCGTTGTTAAATTTAACTTTTCAGATTTTACTTGATTTATTATTTCAAAAACAAGTTTATAGTCCTTTTTATTAATTCGTTCGTGTGCTTTTAAAAAACTAGACACAAAATTAGCATCAACATCTTCAGAAGAAATTTGATTTTTTTTCATTAAATCTAATAACTCTGAAATAATTTCCCCCGAACATTGATTAGATAAAAGTCGTCTAAGAACATTTCTTAAATGTATAAGTTTATTAGAAACATGAAAATTAGATTTTTTTTGAACACTCTTCGAATATTTTTGAAAAACGGATTCGCAAAAAATACAAAACTCATATCCTTGTTCTGAAACTATTCCATTATGAAAGCATCCACTGCACATTTTTAAATTTAAATTCATTTTTAAACAACTCATTTTAAGACTCTTTGTAGTTCTTTATCTAGTATTTTATATATGAAATCTTTATTTCTACAAGAAGTTAAAAAATTTTTTAATATTGATAACTTATTTGGTTGAGATTCTAATACCATTTTTATTGTTTTTTCATCCTCTGTAATAAACTCAAATAAATTTGATAGACATTTAGAGCATTTCTGTGGTTTATCCAAATCAACTTTATACTTTAAATACCAACTCATTTATTAAGTTAAAATAATTCAGTAATATTTTTAGCAGTTATATAAGAATCATAATCTTGTGAATAAATTAACATACAACATTGTCTAGATATTAATGACATTGCTTCTTCCATTTTTAACAAATCATCATCGAACATCGTTATATGATTCATAAGCATTTGTTGTTTTGATAGGAAAAACGAAGCGCCTTCACCTTTTAACCACTCATAAAAATCAGATTCATCAAGTTGATTATTATTTGACGTCTTTCTATATTGATTTTTTAAAGATCTCATCATTCTAGAATCTCTCGATGATTTATTAAAAAATGATAATGGGTCATACATCCAAGGTCCTAATTCAGTAAATATAATTGAGTAATGCCCCTTTAAAAATATATCCGTGTTATTAGTATGGCATTCAAAAAAGTTATCGCCTACTTTATAACATACAGCAGATTTTAATTTGTACATAATGCCGTTAATTACAACTTCTTGAGATAATTCTATTGGAGAATCATTTATGATTGATCTGTATCCAGTGTAACACTCCCCACCAAATGTATTTCTGTGCTGTCTACGTTCAACGTAAAAAATTAAAACACCATTAACAATAACTGGCGAACTGATATTCGATATTGTTGGGAAATTATTACCAAAAGCATTAAAATGATTTTCTAAAGGATTACTATAACCATATCCTATATTAGGTGGTGCAAAAACTACCCTGCCAGTATTTCCATCAAAAGTAAGTGAATTTATGTTACCCGTATTGATAGAAATTGGACAATTTGAAGTAGTTATCATTTTCATTGGATTGATAACGATATATGGCACAGATTGCAACTGCATTTCATAATTATTCATAAATCCAGGTTTAGGAATCGAAACAAGTGTTGGTTTAAATCCTACTATTGATAATATAGATGCTATTATTTGTTCTTCGTCCGACATAACTTCTGAACAGTTTGTGTGAATTATCTTCATTAAGAATGGATCTATTGACTCTTCATCACTGCAGTAAAAAATTCCCATTCTCATTCTCATTATAAGCTTTTTTATCATTGTATGAATGTTAGCTCTTTGTATTTCGGTAGATATAACATCTGAAATGCCAGTAAATACAATTGGTGCTTCCTCAGTAAGTCTATTAACTAAAAGCATATAATTATCCGGATTAACTTTTTTGTAATCGTAAAGTTGTTGAAGTAAACTATAACTATCCCCATATACAAATGTATTTTCTAACGCCGGTAGTTTTACACCAAAAAGCGACATAAAAATAGGATGAATGTAATATGTTGATTCATTATCTCTATAATGAAATGCTAAATCTGATGAGCTAGACATATCAACAAAGTGGATAGATTGAAATCGAGTTGTTGATAAAAGTATTTCTTGCTTAGTTGGAGAGTATAATTTTTCTAATTCTTTTAGTTGTTCACCTATTTTAGGATGTGCATGCGAATGAATTAAAACTAAGGGATGAGTGCTCTTAACAGACATGCTGGAGTTAGTTAACGAACTTTTAACATGTGCTAAAAGTTCAAATAACTCATTTCTATTAGATCTCATTATATTTAATTTTCGCATTATTGTGAGCATGTCTTGAATTGTAAAATTAGAAACATTGCATTTGTTATCCGTCAAATACCTCGCTATCATATTACCATCTTTTCTTAATTTAACTTGCCAATCATTAGTTGATGCGACTTCATCGATTGGCACAGTTGCTGTATCGGTATCTTCTTTTTTGTTGTTAGGACAAGGCGATGACGTTTCGTTTGTTTTATCTTTACTAAGAATTCTCCTTTTCATTGGTAAAGATCTTTGTCTAGCCCCTGCTGAGATAATATCGTCGGATGTTGCAAAATTTGATAGTGAATTACAAATTGAACAAGATAGTGATGTAATTGGAGTATGAACATGGTTATCCACCAATGATAGAGTTTGATTTTTATATTCTGTATGTAAGTTAACTTTTGAAGTTAGAAATATATCTTTACTAGATTCCATTTATATTCGAAGTTTTTACTAACACTCTATATAGTAATACTAGTTTTTTACATAATTTATTTTGTCAGTTGAAGTTTATTTGCTGTTATTAGTTTTTTACATAATTTATTTTGTCAGTTGAAGTTTATTTGCTGTTATTATCATCCAGTTTGTCTATATTAAATCTCTTTTTTAAGTCATTCATAATTGAGTTTATAGCATCAAAAGTTGTATCTTTAGCAACTGAAATATCTTTAATAAGTGAATCAGAATCATCTTGAAGTGATTTAGTTTTATCTTTTATATCTTTCAGTTCCTTTACTAGTTCATCATGGCTAATAGATTTTATTTTTTTTAACGGATCATTTTGTTTTTTTTCACTACATTGATCGTTGAGTTTATTACTGTTGTTTTTGATTTCTATATTTTTGATTTTTAATGTTTTTTTTTCTTCCAATTGATTCATCATCATTTGTTGATATAAATGTTCTTTACTTTTTAACATAGTATCTACATCAGTTAATGTAACAGATGTGTTGTTAATTAAATTTGAAGTAGATGCTATTTCCTCATCTTTTTTATTCTTTACCGTTGTTTCTAAATCTTTAGTATATTTTTTCATGAAGTCCATTTTATAACCTTTAAAATTGAATTGAAAATATATATATAAAATGGCCGAATCTGATGATATTATCGACGATTATATTTCTGACGAAGATGCGAGCGATGAATTTGAAGAAGAAGAAGAAGAAGAAGAATCGTTAGAAACAAGTGATGTTCCGTCTTTGAAGCAATCTAATTATAAAGTTGGCTCGTCCATATCTATTAATATAGAGGATACCAATCAACAAAATATAACTAACGCAAGCCTAATAAGTTCTAAAATATCAGCTATTAAAAAAAGATACACAAGAAGAGTAAGTTTATTTGAAATTACTGGTATTATAGCTGAAAGTTATAATCTTTTACAACGTGGAAGAATGCCACTTGTATTAAATTTATCAGATGATACTATGAAACAAAAGATTTTACATATAGTTATTGAAGAAATTAAAGAGGGTACTTGTCCTATAATAATTGAAAAGAATGGAGAATTGTTATCCGTAACGGATTTTGATAAAAAAGGACTTTATAATCATCTTGATTATATTATCAATATTTGGAAAAAACAAAACAGATTTTAAACATCGTTCTTAAAGAATCTATCCTTTGTGATTTTTATTAACTTTCGTATATCAATTATTTCTCCACAGTACTCTATTTTACTTTCATTAGAAATATTTTGCAATATCTCTATTATTTCTCCTTCCCGTTTAATATATTCTTCTGATAATATAGACTTATACGAAGATTTGTTGTCTGATATAAACCGAATTAATGATTGTAAATTATTTACCCCCTTTTGTTTTATATCATCTATTGATATTTTCGTCTTTATAGAATCTAGCACATCAGTTAATAAGTAGCCCACGTTTGGATTTGTTTTAAATTGTTGATTTATTAAAGAATATAGTTTGGCAACTATATAAATGAATTTTTGAGAATTTAAGTCATTATTTTGAAACAATATAACAGTGCCTAATATTTTCTTAAAAAACATAATATATTTGTTATTATCTACATCTATTGTAGAAATTTCTAAGTCTGATATGCATTTTATTCCGTGAATAATGCTTTCTGTTGAAATGGTGAATATTTCTCTATACTCAGTTAATTTACTTTTATCAGTTACAAGTTTTGAATCAAAAACAGCAATTATTTTTAATAAGTAATTTTCATCAGAAAGAATTTTATTTATTGTCTTAACAATAAAACTATGATTATTTTGCAAAAGTTTATAAGCACTACTTTCACAATTAGTATTTTTAATTTGATTTATAATATCGATAATTTTTTTTGAATCAGATACTATTTCGGCAGTGTCCTGTTTTAAATTTATATACATATTATTAATTGATATAAGTGTTTGTACATTAATTAACATGTCCTTAAATATAGTTTTAAATTTTTCTTTTTCGTTTTCTAATTCTAACTTATTATAAACAGATTTAACTACAGCGTCAGATTTTAAAAACCAAAAAGAAAATAATTTGTAGTTACAATACTTCATCATTAAGATAATATCTTCATCTTTTGTTGAAACTGATATAGTTGATGAAATTTTCTTTTCTAAAACAGGTACTAAGTTCATAAGAATAGAAACATCTGATTCAAAATTTGGATCAGATGTTAACACATTAGTTTCTTTTTCTAAATATTTTTTACTAATATTAAAAAAATCATAATATAATGTCCTCAGTTTATCCATTTATTGTAAAATATAGTTGTTTAATTTGTCATCGACTTACCGTTATTCGGATAATATTTTTCAAGTTTTGTTAGAATAGAAGGATCCATTTCTATATCTAATCCCAGTTTTAACATGATATTTATTAACCAAGTTTTAGTAAATCTGTCTTTTGATTCTGTAACTACATACTTTAAAAGTGGAGAAAAGTACTTATGTAATTTATACGATGTTGTTATGTTTTTTGTAAATGTTACATAATTTGAAGATAAATCTTGATTAAATTCTTTACCATCAATTAAAAATCCATCTGTTGTCAAATCCATTCCTGAATCAGAACGTATTATTATTGATTTTGTTTGTCTAGGAAACAGATCTTTTATTATTTTATAATTTGGTGGAAAAATTTCTATAATATCTTTATCAAGTGTTTTCTTTACCATAACAATTTCATGGACTATTTCCTGAATTAATATATAAACTTTATTTCCAATATCAAAATAATTCATTGGAAAATATACAATATCGTCAGAAATTAAAATATTTTTATCTTCATTAACAAATGAAATTATATCCGATATTGTACGTATACGTTTAATGTTTTCATTTTCACATGATTTAACTACATGATATCCGCTTGTTTCTTTTAGTCTTTTATTATCTTGTTCAAATATTATTTTTAATCCATCATTAAAAAATGTATCAAAAATAATGGGTAAAAAGGATATCTTTGATGTTGTTACCACCTTTCCAAAGTTGAGTATATATGGATTTATTACGTTACTAATAATATCTTTTTGGTATACACACGATGAAAAAGTTTCAGTGTGTGATTGGTCTTTCAAAAAACAACAAGGTATACACATTTTTTGTAATCTATGAAAGATAGATAAAAATCCTATATTATTATATTTACCCAACGGGTCCAAACATGAAAACATAATTCCATTAGAATTTACAAAAACTTCCTTTGTGCGTGATTTATAAAAATTATCACTTATTTTTTTCATATCTCCCTCTAAAGAAGAGACGATCACTGGCTTTCTATGTTTGTTTTTGGTGTTTTGACATATCCTAGACCAGTATACGGTTTCAACTTTAGTAAAATCAGATGATTGTTGTATATTATTAAACATATTATTAACTGCAATAACTAAAAATGTAAAATATTTTTCAATATTGGGAATGTAGTTTTTAACTTTTATAGATATGTGGTTTTTTGCTAAAATAATTGATATTCTCTTATCTGATGAAAGCAGTATGTTGTTTGTAGCTGTTTCGACAAATATAAAACTGGTTTCTATATCAAGTTTTATTCTAGACGTGATTGGCGTAGATAAAAAAATTTTATACGTTACGTCGCACTTTATACGTTCCATTTGTGTATCAATATCTGATAATAAACTAGTAAATAGTTTGACATTGTTTATCATTATTGTATCTCCATCGCTTGAAAATGCTAATGTGCCATCTGTATCCCAAACTGATAAGTTTATTTTTTCATCAGTTAAAATAAATTTATTCCCTGTGATGTTAATAAAAAATTCATCAGATTTGTATAATAAAGATTTATAATTGCATTCTTTTAATTCGTTTACCTTTTTTATAATATTTTTTAATCCTGTAAATTTTAAATTTGTCCTAAAAATATTATTGAATTTTGACTCCACCGTCATATCCAAATCCATGGAAGGAAATACGTCAAGTAATCTAGATTCAAATTTTAAAATATTATTATCAACTTCTTCATGGGATCCAAATTCCGGGATTGATGTATCGTTTGCGTTAGCGACCCATATGACTAAAAAATCGCACGCGTCCGGATATATATTATATAAAAATCCATCAGATTTTATCAATGTTTTTCGTTGAGTATGAACGAAAGGGTTAAAAATAGTATTATCAACATAACTATATTCTAAATTGTTTTTATGAGAATAAATAATTATATCATCGTCTATGTTTAGTAAATCACATAAGTATCCTTTTAACTGTCTCATTTTTAAGGTTAATAGTATATGTCTAGTTAATACCTCGGGCGTAGTAATTTTTAAACATGATGTTAAAAAATAATAAATAGGAGATTTATCATCTAACACACCGTATGGTGTTAAATATAAAGCTCTTTTTATTTCTTGTGATTTGCCAACATATAGCACTAATTGCGGACTTACAATATATTTCATTTTATTTATACTGTATAAAGTGAAATTCTATATCTATTACATAAACTTTTGTTATTATGTTTGATCCCGTTCCAGATCTTAATTTGGAAGCTAATATAGAAATTGGTGATGTAAACATCGATAAGATAACATCAGGAGAAGCGAGCGAATCTTTATCGTATGCGTCTAAAAGTAGACGATTGTTTATTCACAAAACTAAGGATGAAGAAAGAAAGTTAGCTCTTAGATTTTTCTTACCTCGTATGTACTTTTTATCATATAAGGAAGTCAACTATTTATTTAGATGTATTGATGCTGTTAAAGATGTCGCCATAACAAAAAAAAATAACATCATTGTCGCACCTTATATGATTTTACTTATAATGGATTCAAAGGGTTATAAATTATCAGAATCAATGATAGAAGTATTTTTCCCTGAACTATACAACGAAAATAGTAAAAAATTTAAGTTTACTTCACAAATATGTAGTATACAAGAAAAGTTAGGTTATAATGTAACAAATTATCATACATATGATTTCGAATCATATTATTCTACTTTTGCATTAACCTTGAGGAAAAATACAGAATCGGATATTATATTTAACACCAGAAATGAGAGCGAATTTATAAGTTCGTTATCTGAAGTAACATATAGATTTTATATTATACTACTTAAAAATAATTTAGTTCAATGGAGTTCAAGTACCGGATCCGTAGTCAATCAAATGATTAATACTGTATTAATAACAATTTACGAAATTTTAAAACAAAAAGAAAGAGACAGAAAGAAATATATATGTCATTTAGCAAATGAGACAAAATTTCCATCTGTCTTTTTGTTAGATCGTATGAACTTATTTGATAAAATTATTTCAGATATAAAATCTACTAATTCTTTTAAAGTAAGCAAGAGAGATAAATCAATTCTTTTAACATATTTTCAATAGTGTAGTAATTGTTTGTTAAGTAATTAATCGTCTTCTTTCTTATTTTCATTATTAGAAATTGATAATAGCACTATGCCTAGTATTAAAAACATTATCATGGTAAATATCGATCTTAGTATTACAAACCAAAATGAGTTCGGTCTAAAATTATTTTCACAGAAGTACATAAAAACATGCCTAAAGATATCAACTGCGCCATTAGCTACTTGAAATAAAGCTAACCCTCCAATAGATTTTAAAATTGTAAAATAGCATAGCATTTATTCTATATCAAAAGTGATTAAATTCTTATCATCCATATTAAGATTTTTTTTGATGAAGTTAAAATATGCCCTACTCATTTCAGTGTAATAATTTGTCATATTAATAATTTTAGGTTTAATTATTTCATACGATTTTCTTATTTCATCAGATCCAATTTCTACATCGTCGATAGTTCTTCCATTTCTTTTAATTATGTACAAAATAGCCTTTAATGTTTCTACGGAAATCAAATCTTGATATAACGATTTTGAAAGGTGTGAAAATGATTTTAGTTTTTCTAATAGCTCAACCTTTACATCGTCGCTAAGTTTTGCGTTAAAAATTTTTTCTATAGTGTATATTGATCTTGCTAAGTTTTTAAATATATATGCCATTTGGCAAGATGTTTGTTTAATATCATTAAACTGTTTTTGTGATACGGAAGCCACTGAATTAAATGTTTGTGTTACCAATGATGTGTTTTTTTTAGCATAATTTTCTTTAAGAGCTGTATTAATAAGTTCAGTTATATCATTTGTAGAATCACAATCATCATTTTCGTTAGATATTCCATCTATAAGATCGTTAAATGAAACATTACAAGAACCCGCAACGGTTATTAACTTATCTAATATATTTAATGGCATCGTCTGTAATAACGTATCACCAGATAGTTTATTATCCCTAATAAGATTTTCTAAATTTTTTTTAAAGACGATATTTTCTGGTCCAAATGCGTCCACAGTCATCATTTCATCTGTTGTATTTGCTGAAAATATACCTCTAATATCTATCCTATCCAAGATATTTATTGGTTCAGATATATGAATTAGTGTTGTTTCTTCATCGACATTTTGCGGCAACGAACTATCTTGAGGATTCCCACCATAAAAAAAGTAACTAGGAAAGAAGTTTTTCGTGTAGTAGTATTCTTGATAATTTCGGTAATCGCCTGCAGATACCATAAAATGTAATAAATCATACGACGCCGATATTAGTTTATCGGCTTCTTCCTTTGTACAGCTAGCCTTTACTAACATATTATGTATATATTGTTTTGATACTCTAGGTCTTACGCTTATTATTGTATGATTATTGCTTCCAATTATAGATTTCTTAATACTAACTTTAAATCCCATTGCCGAAAAAAGGAGAATGGAAAAATCTTGATAAGATTCCTTTTTTATTAAGTGTGGTGAACCATTATCGTCAATTTTTAATCCAGCGTATAGCATTAAAACTTCTTTAATTGATAATTCTGGAGATTTATTAGTAATTAATCTAAGTAGTTGAAAAAATCTCATAAAACTATTCTCAGACAGTCCGATATGCATTAGCTTGGACGCTGGTCTTTTTGGAAAATCTTTCTTAGATATAGAGTTTACACTTTCTAACACTTCAGATATTAGTTTTGATACCGTCTTTCCTGATAGTACTCTAGGTAGTAAACATACCCTTAAAGGTGTTTCATTTGATGAGATTACGTCCGAAAGCATTGAGCAATATGTTGTTCCGTTTTTGTTGAACAATGCCATCACATAACATGTTGCATTATAAAAAATGATATCAGATATTTTCTTTGATTTATACTCTTGATAGTCGATACCATCCCAAAATAGTGACAATTTAGATGTTAATTTTCTAGATCTGGATTCCTTTGCCAACAAGTTAAGTAAATTTATATAATAATGATCTCGTCCAGAAATATCAACATATTTAATATTTAAGTTATTGAGTCGATGGATGTATCTGTTATTTGTTGCGGTGTCCAATAAAAGAAGATCGGCATAATCTTGTACTGTTAAATCTGGATATAATTCAATCAGTTTAGGTATTTGATCTTGAAATCGCATAGAAGTTATAATACTAATTAAGTCAGGAATGCTATTCAGTACATAATCTCCATTAAATGTTACGTAGCTGTTTTCGTATTCGTTAGAAAAGTACTGATAATAAATAATAAAGTGTTTCATAGACATTGTAAGAATATCAGTATCCATTGCTCGTTGGAACGGTGGCAATGTGGTATTGTGATCAATTGCGGCATCAAACATTTTAAATTCTTCATCAAACTTATTAATTGATCTTGCATCAATAACCCTTCTTACTCCCAATAGATTTTCGAAATCTCTATAAAACATAACACCGTTAGATTTTCTTACTCTAAAACCTTGTATACTAGTAGACAATACATCCTTATATAAAAGGTTCAATAGGTATGTATTTTCAAAGTTTAAATCTGGGTGTATTTTTTCTTCTACTTGAATATCGAATCCGCCTTCTACTGGTTTAACATATCCGCCTACAAACCTAGAATTATACTCAGGATACTTAAGTCTGTACATTAGTAGTTCTCTAGTAAATTTTGGAAGATCGTTAAAACTATGTGTGTTCACAATTGGATTATTACTTGAATCAAATTTAGGAACTACATCATTAGGAGTAATATATCCAGGATTAATTACATTGTGAAAAAGTTTGTTGCTAGAATATACATCTAATAAATAATTTATTCCTAGTTTTTCTATAGAATTTTGTATTTCATTTTCGTCGCATATCTTTCCATAATCAGGATGTAACAACACATCAAATGGATGCACGTATGACGTTTTCAAATTTTCATCAACTTTATAATCCAAACATAATGATGGCAAAATAGATGATATTACTTTAAAAAGATATTCCGAGTCTTCTAATTGGTCTAATGTGGTAACTGCGTTAATGGGCATCATTTATTTAGTATTAAATGACAACTATACCGGTTACAGATATTCCTAATGATTATAGCGTTACTGCGTTTTCTGAAGATGGATATCCATCAAATAAAAATTATGAAATAACTACTGGTCAACTATCTATTTTAAGAACAGTAAACGATAAATTATTGGCAAAAACGAAATCGCCATCATTTACAGAATTAGAAATAGCCAACTCTCCTGATTTTTTTATACCAGGTGAGGATTCACCTATTACCATAATAGAACACGTCGAATCTCCTCAAACAAAATTTATAGATAATAGTTTAAAATCGGAAATAGTATTAGCAGAAAAACAACGACAACAACGCGTAAATATAAGGGTATCAGGGTTAGAGACGGTGATAGAAAAAGAACCTATAGAGGAGCACATGCGAATAACTTCTATTCCATCTAAAACACCATCGCTTGGTGTTATGTTTGATAAAGATAAAAGGATAAAACTACTAGAGGATGAAATATATGAACTTAAAACACAACAAAGTAAATTACTTAATACTAATAATAATTTAGATAATTTTACAAAATTATTATTTGGGAAGAATATACACCAGTCTTCAGAAATAAATAAAAGAATAGCGATAGTTAACTATGCGAGCCTTACAAAATCTGAATTAACATTGGAAGATTTAGAAATATGTTCTGAAGAAGAAATAGATAAAATTTATAAAGTTGTGAAACAACATAATGATAGTTATAAAAAAAGAATTATCGTGACCCATTTTATAACTATTATAATTATAATATTGGAACAAATATTAGTCAAATTAGGTTTTGAAGAAATGAAAGGTGTGAGCAACGAACTTACATCAGAAATAATTGATTTAAACATAGGAGAAGATTGTGAAGCGATAGCTGTAAAAATTGGTATAGTTAATAGCCCCATTATTAATATTGTTATATTCTTAATTAAAAAACTTATGACAAGGATAAAACTTTGTTAATCCATACCATCGTCGATAGAGTCATCGGCGGTTTCTACTTTATACATTCCACGTTTAATTAACTTTTTTTTTGATTGTGAAATATTTTTGTTTCGTCTACCAGCATTTACTGATTCTATTCCTAACAAGTCTTGATTTATTTCACCTACCATACCTTGAACTTCTAATTTTCCTTCTTTCATGGTTCCGTATACTATTTTTCCGCCATTTGTTACTGCTTGCATTATTTGATCAGTTTCGTTAAATGTATTTCTTTTTTTAAAAACAGCTCCATTATTAACACTTTTCGAAGAACATACGTTACTGCTTCTCGAAGTAGTTTGTTTATTACTGCAAGATTTTGATTTTTTATTTGGTTTTGTCATACAAGCTTTAGTTTTCACATTGCCAGCTTTTACTTCATTCTCATCTGTATTATTAGTAGTATTATCCTCTGGAGTAAGATTTGATTTTTGAGATGCTTGTTCTCCACTAATGTGGGCAAGAATGGTCCTTAGTTGAGGAGTTAGTTTATTTATAGTTTCGATATAATCATCATAACTGCTTCGAGATAATTTTTTATCAGACATGGTTATAAAAAACAAAACAAACAATTTTTTCTTATATTATAATTTATATAATATATATTTTTTTTTATTTACTAGAAAATAATTTATAAAAAGATGTTAAATGTTTAGATTCCAACTTATCAACATATCCAGTTTTTAACTCATTCATTTTTTCATATTTCTCAGCTTCGTGATTTTGATTAGTAGTCGTTTTTTTGTTATATATTCCATAAACTATTAGTCCTATTACTACGACACAAATGATGACTAAAAATATATCACCAATCATTATTTATGTACTAATAAACTTTCTATTATTATACTCCATATAGTATATTTTTTTTTAAAAAAAATAAACATAGAACTATTTTTATTGTCCGTTAAGTTCTATGGCACTTGAATTGTATCTACCACCATCTATCAAAACCTTATTAGGAGAACAATATTTGCCCCATGCGGAATAAATAAGCATGCCTATAGTCATCACTATTCCTAAAACAAATGCGATTCCGCTCAAAGCTCGCCATACAGTTATCCCGTTGTTGTTTTTATGTTTAGAAAAATCGACAAATGCAAAAATACATGAAGCCGCAAGTAAAATTATTCCACCAATAAGTGCTGTACTAAAATAGTTACTAATCATACCCATTATGTCCATTTAACTAACAAAAAAATTAAAACACTGAATGTACAAAGTGGAATATAAACCACATAAATAATATTGATTGTATGAAGAAAATAATATTAATTTTAAGTTTGAAGGATAGTTTTAAGTTTCCTAGTAACGTTATTAAAATTATACCAAATAAAATAAGTGGTTCATAATTAGTTATCATTTACTAGCCTAAAAGGTGGGAGTTTATTATCACGTTTAAACATGATAGCTATCTTACCATTCCACTTTGTTCTTTTAATATAAACACAAAATAACATTAATTCTACCAACGATGGATTTATTAATAATATCGTTTTGCTATCATCATTGTTAATTTTGTTAAAATTTTTAAATGTACAAGAATTGTTAGTAGGAAAAGAAATAAATCCTTTTTTATCATATACAGAACACAGAGGCCATTTTTTGTAAACTATTATAGTATTATCGTCTACGAACATTTATATTATTTGTTTTAATTTTTTTACGATTATATATTACCAAAAAATAAAATAAAACAGCAAGACAAATAAAAATAAATGGAAATCCTATTATATTAGGAAGATCTCTTTTTTTTTTAGCTTTGGGTATTCCAGGATCAAGATCACCGATAATATTTTTATTTTTACTACAATCAGATATTAGATCAATTTTAGAGTTCTCTAAAGTCAATGAATTAATATTTATGTTACATCCTATATATTTGCATCTAGATCGTTGAATATCTTGATCATATAATAACCATTTTCTATCTCTAGTTTTATCAGTACATTCGTGTAACAAACATACTCTAGGGCCTAAATATCTATCAAACGTAATATTATTTGGAGGTGACACACACCAGCAATTTCTGTTTCCTTTATTCTTATTACAGTAACTTAATAATGCTATATCTCCAAATGTAAAAAAATTAGGTCTTACAACCCTAATAAACTCAGAACAATATCTTTTATCCATATTATTAGAACATATGTCTGTATATGTACTTAGTGCTATTTTTCTTTTTGTTCTTAGCCATTTTAAACATTGTACATTATCGGGGTTTGATTTGCAAAAAAAAGACATCGAATTATCACAATGAGATGTTTGGTATTCGTTATTTAACTTTTTAGGACAGTTTCCAATACTAGGATTTGTACAACATTTTATAATATCATCATCATTAATAAAATAATCTTTTTTTATAAACTTACATTGAGTACCTTTTAATATGTATTCCTTTGCGGATTCTGGGATTTTATTATCTAAGTAATCCTCAGTAATATCATTTGTATATAATATCATAGATCCTGGTCTAAAACTAAATGATCTACACGAATCCCCCTTAACCAAAATGTACTTTTTTGATATTTCGTCAGAGACAAAGTTGCCACAGTGAGATATTTTTAAATTATCGGTTAAACAAAAATTAGGTAAAATTTCCGATTTTTTATCATCGTTATATATTTTTTGTTCTTCTAAAAACGTTATAATTTTATTATATTCAGGATAGTTAAAATTTATAAACATATACTTTTTATTATAATCCGCTAAATCTTTTGATACGTTTAAATTTGTTACAGATACAGATCCACCCATTTATTTTATATTTAATTACTCTTCGTAAAAACTTGGTTTCTCTCTGTATTTGTTACCACCTTTAAAGTTTTTATAACACGCTTGATCTTGATCTTGATAAGAAATTTTTGAAATATTAAACGCATAAACACAAAATAAAATTGCTAGAATAATGTATGAAATGGTGTAAGCTGTACTAGATATATGTCTAAAAATCAAAGTAATTATAGAAACCGACACGCATAAAATAGACATAATAATTTGTTTGTTATTACCTACCCCTCCGCTGAATTTTTGTATTGATAAACAATACGCAATAACTAAAGAAGGGAATGGTAGCAATGCAGACGCTACAGCAATCATAATAACCGCAATAATTGGAGTAGTCGTGATAGCTAAAACAAATAAAATCAATCCAATCAATGCTCTAATATCACTTCTCATGAGAATATTAGGAAAACGATTTTTTAATGAGTGATGTTTTGATATTTTATATTCTTCTCCTTCTTCATGATGTTCTTTTGGCAAAAATGCTTCTTCTTCTTCTCTAGTAAATAATTCATTATCAGATACGCCTGCTCCTGCAGTGAAGTCACTAAACATATTATAATAACTTAAATAACTCATTTATATATTAAAAAATGTCTATGTATTATGAGATAGACTATAAACTATATAGTCAGATAAAAAGAATTATAGACGATCAACAATTATTTCTATTTAACGATAAAAAAGAGTTTGTAGAAGTTGAACCAAAATCTATGTTTAAATTTATATTACCTATTGGTTTATTCTCATCTGAAAGTTTTCCATTACCATCGAAAATCTTTGCAGAGAAAAAGAATTACATTATTAATTTAGATGCAATAACTTTGCCTAATTTATATCCTCTTCAAAAAAAAGTTGTATTTAAAGTATTATCTTTAATGCGTGAAAAACGATTACAAGGAAGACCGATGTATATAACATTACATCTATCTTGTGGATTTGGAAAAACAATAACCGCTTGTTATTTAATGTTGAAACATAAGAGAAAAACTGTAATTTGTTTACCTAATAAGATGTTAGCATCTCAATGGAAAACAGTTATTGAATCCACTAAGCTGAGTTATATAATTTCCTTAGATGGTGTTAAAAAGTTAATGGATAAGTTAAAATTTGAAAACGTTGACGTGTTGATAATTATTAATAGGCATTTATCTAATGAAGATTTTTGCAAAAAAATATATAGCGATTATGATACTTTTATATTAGACGAATCACATATGTATAATTTAATGAACAATTCTATACTAACTAGATTTTTAACATTTTATCCACCAAAAATATGCTATTTTTTAACAGCTACTCCTAGAAAATATAACAGGCTTTATTGTAATGAAATCGTTAACATTTTAAAAATTACTGATATGGTAAAGACAATTAAAGTTGTTGAATACTTTTTTGAAAATTATTCGTCTGTATCTATACGTAAAATGTTAAAGAGAAAACTTGACAATGATAAGTATCATATATACACTGAAAAAATACTATCAGAAGATTCTCCAAGAAATGAACTAATATTAAAAACAATTTTTGAAAATTTTAAAAATGATATCATAAAAAGAACTATAGTTGTAACAAAACTAAGATCGCATATGATGTTATTATATAGCGAGCTAAATAAAATTTTGGGAAACGAGTTGGTATTTTTAGGGGATGCAAAAAACAAAAGCTCATATGACGTAGTAAAACGTATAAGGGAAAAAGAAAAATTTATATTTGTTTCAACTATTAATTATTCTGGTACTGGATTAGATATACCAACATTAGACTCTCTAATTTTGTGCAACGTAGTATTAAACACCATTCAAGTTGAACAACTATTTGGAAGAATATGTAGAGAAAGTGACCATCAAAAACGAATCGTTTTTCTATTTCCGACTACGTCAATAAAAGAAATTAGACACTTAGTTGGGTTTTTTACACAAAAAATAATATCGTTTTCAATGGAAAAATTAGGATTTGAAAAAGAGATAGAAGGAAACGATAGAGGAAAAAAAGAACTTGCGTTATGTAAAGCACTTAATTTACAAACCCATTAAGCATTCTAAGTTCAGACCCACATGCAGAACATGTTAATATATTTCCCTTTCCACCAACTTTGTATTCATTTAATGATACCTTTGTTATATCTGAAACTTTTACTAATTTTGAATAACACGATGAGCATGTCATGCATTCTTCATCTTGTACAGTTGTTTTTGGTTTTCGTTTCTTTCTGCGTTTATTACCCGCACTATCTTCCATTTATGTAGTAAAAAATAAATTTAAGTAAGCATTTGAACAGGATCTCGAAAAGTTTACTATATCATTATCATTATTTTCACACGATAAATAATTATTTTTATTTGCTTTTTTTATTTCCGAACACCTTAGAGGTTTTTGTTTATTATTATCAAGTAACATTTTTGCAGATAATCCTGAAATATTAAAATCATAATAAAAAAGGTTATTGTCTACACAAATAAAATCCTTTTTTATGTTTTTATATTTTGTATATGCGTCGTATTCACGTTTCAACTTTTCAGAAACAGTAGGTATGATAATATTAAAAATAAGAATGAAATAACATAAAATTAGAAAAAGGCTTATCATGACTACAGAAAGCGATTTAAAAAACTTAAAAGAGTTACTAAAATTAAAGAAATGTATAAATATAGCAGACCAAAAAACAAGGGAAAAATATAATTCTATCGTTGAATGGGCATCGAATAAGTTTTGGAAAATAAACACTCATAAGGTTATCGATGCCGAAACTTCTATTAGTGATTATTACAATACTTCAAAAAACGAATCATTTATTTTAAAAAATGGTAAATATGTATTTTTACCCATGTGTTTTGGTAATATATTTATTTATTTTAAAGGAACTATGATGGAACTCGGATCTGGAAATATACAATATATTGATATTAAAATTAAAAAAAAGATAGATAAGTTATTAAAAGAAAACTTAGATATAGAATTTCTTAGATTTGTGTACTTTAAAGGAGAGTGGATATTAGAAGATTGTTTTTCAAAATGTAAATGCCCAATAAATTTTTTAAAAACGGCATCAACTAATGGTCTAAACACTGTTCCATACATATTATTAAATACTAAAGAAATAATATTTACAGAAGATGATTATGAGAATATAGATTCTTATTTTACATTTTATATAAAAGAACCTTTTAAAATTAGTTCGTTGTGTTATATAGAAGAAGGGAACAACGAAAGAAATATAATAGATTTCTATAAAAAAACATATGTTTTTGTCGAATCTATAAAAATAGAAAATATACACAACAATTATTATATTCCTAAAATAGTGACAAAATCAAAAAATGTGGTGTTAGTAAGGGATATAAATCACTTAATAGACTCTAAAATAAAAATAAATTCATTCATAAGCGTTAAGAAAAAAAAATACTTTTTAATACTAGACAATAATTCTATTTTTTCATTAGAGACACCCTCAGAAGCATTTTGTAGAATTATGAAATATATAGGAAATGAATTTTATGTTAACGGTAAATATCTATCAAAGGTTAGTAATGATATAGAAATAAAACATTTATCTAGTAAATTGGGATTATTATCATCCACATTAAGTGAACTTATTACTGAGATTAGCCTGTGTGATAAATTAAGGGAAAAAATAAAAAATCAATCAGTGTTTGAATTTGTAATGGAATGTTTGGAATATCCAAAGGCAGATTTTCTAACATTAGTTAATAATATGTCATTTGATGTAAAAAATGGTATTGTTTTAAATTTTAAGTTAGAAAATATAAATTGTTTAGATAATCCAAATATATCTGCAATATATGGTAACTTTAATAAGTTTATATCATTATTTAATATTTTTATAGATGTCAAACAATCATTGTTTAAAGCATATTAAAAAAGAGGTTATTTGTGCATTTGATATAGGTGCTAAAAATCCAGCTAGGACAGTATTAGAAATAGAAAGTAATAATATAAAAATAATTGATATATCGAAATTAGATTGGTCATGTAAATGGGAAGAACAAGTTGCTAAAGATTTATTTCAACATAACTATAATTATGTGCTATTGGAACGACAATCAAAAAGATCGCCATATATTAAATTTATCCATTTTATTAAAGGGTTGTTATACAATTCTGATACAAAAGTAATATCAGTATCGCCGGTAATGGTTGGTTACTCATATAAAGATAGAAAAAAAAAATCTACAGAATCTTTTTTAAATTGGATGAAAGTATTTGGATTAGTAAATTCTATCCCAAAGGGAAAAAAAATAGATGATGTAGCAGATAGTTTTAATATCGCACTAAGGTTTGTTTTAGATAAATGGGATATTAATTATATTCCGTATAAAAAAATAAAAAAATAGTTAAAAAACCATTTAAAAATAATAATGGATGAACTATTTACATTTTTACATAAAATAGAGAATGAGTATTCTAGAACTATATTTAATTTTCACCTTATAAGTTATAAAGACAAGTACAAAATATATGATATAATGAAAGAAAAAATATCAATCGAAAACATTTTTAACAATATAGCATTAACTGATGAAATTAAGAATCATATTAAAAAGTTGGTTTATTGTGATATCCATTTAACAAAGCATATTATAAACAATACAGTTTATCCTAAATATGATAATTTAAATCAAAACAATAATTTAAAATTTTCTCAATTTTTTGATATCAATAAAGATGATGACTATATTAGTTTAAGAACTGCTGAAATATTTGATAATGATAAATCATCATTAATATCTTATATAAAAACCACCAATAAAAAAAAAAAAGTTGATTATGGTGAGATAAAAAAAACAGTGCATGGGAACACAAAAAATTATTCAAATTATTTTTCCGGCAAAAAATCTGACGATTATCTTGTTACGACGATAAATACTAAAGAATCACAGCCATGGATAAAAACAATTTCTAAGCGTATGCGAATAGATATTAAAAAAAATGCAATCATAACAAAGGGAAAAAGTTCAATTTTACAAACAATAGAAATAGTATTTGTAAATAGAACATGTATAAAAATTTTTAAAGATTCGACGATGCATATTATATTATCAAAAGAAAAGGATGAAATTGGTTGTGTTGGAATTATAAATAAAATATTTCAAGTATATAAAATATTGTTTTGTTTACTTTACGATATTTCAAAAAATGAAAATTTTAAAAATGCATTTGATAATTCTGTATCTATTTTAAACTTAACTAAGTTTGATGATAAGATTGCAAAAATAAAAACAGTAAAAAATGAATACGGGTTTGAAAACTTTAAAATTGGAATGTTTAATTTAACATATAACAAACCTATTTTGCATACAGTATTTCCGTCGTTGTTAGATTACGAAAACAAAATAAAATTTTTTAAAGGAAAAAAACTAAATATAGTTGCTCTTAGATCATTAGATGAATGTATTCAATATGTGTCGTTAGCAAATAAAATATTAAAAAAGATGGCAGATCGGTCCGATATTCTAAATAATTTAAATATAGAATCTGAAAGTATAGAAATACTAAAAAAAATATTGTTTAATTAATTTAAAGTGAAAAAAAACACTATTTTGAAAATGGACCAAAGATTAGGATACAAGTTTCTTTCTCCTGATCCAAAAATCGGAGTATTTTATAGACCGTTACATTTTCAATATAAATCGTATTCAAACTTTATCAATTACAGATTACAAGAAATTTTATCGGTTAAAAGAACTCTATTGTCGTTTAAAAATGATACTGAAAAGATTATAATCGAAATTGATAATATAAAAGTGACGCCACCAGAGTATTCACCTATTATAGCTAGCATAAAAGGAAAGAGTTATGATGCATTAGTAACATTTACTGTGCACATTTATAAGGAAGTAATGACAAAAGATGGAACTACTATAACCAAAATTAGTAGTTATGAAGGTAACGATTCTCATTTAATTAAAATACCATTATTAATAGGTTATGGAAATAAAAACCCATTGGATACAGCAAAATATGTTGTTCCAAATGTTATCGGTGGTGTATTTATCAATAAACAATCCGTTGAAAAAGTAGGAATAAATTTAGTAGAAAAATTAACAACATGGCCAAAATTTAGAGTTATTAAACCAAATGCGTTTACTTTTTCTTTTTCATCAGTTTCACCGGCACATATACTACCGACTAAGTATAGGCATTATAAAATACTAATGGACTTATCTCAATTAGATAATTGTTATATTTCATCGACTAAAACATTCATAACCGTTAATATAATTTTATTGGTTCAATATTTATCTAGAGTAAGTTTAAGCTTTATAAAACACAGTTTATCTTATGACATGCCTTCAGAAATTTCGTATTTGGTTAACACAATAATAGAAAGTACAAAAGAATTGATAAAAACGATAAACGATTTTGACATTGACACATACATTAATGATTTAATAATATCTGAATATAATAAACAAAAATCGCAATTAATTTTAGAAGAATTTAAACATGAAATGATAAATAATTTTCTACCACATATGAATGACACACCTAACCAACTAAAAGGTTTTTATATTATGTCATTATTAAGAAAATTTATTTATTGCATTTACTACACGTCTAGATATCCTGATCGTGATTCGATGGTTTGTCATAGAGTTTTAACATATGGAAAATACTTTGAAATTTTAGCACATGACGAGTTAGAAAATTACATAGGAAATATACGAACAGACATTATCAATAATCATAAAAATAGAGGAACTTATTCAGTAAACATACATGTATTAACAACACCGGGATTTAATCATGCGTTTTCTGGATTATTAAGTGGAAAGTTCAAAAAAACAGACGGTAGTTACAGGACGCACTCACATTATTCTTGGATGCAAAATATATCTATTCCAAGAAGTGTCGGATATTACCCGGATCAGGTTAAAATTTCTAAAATGTTTTCAGTAAGAAAATATCATCCAAGTCAATATGCATACTTTTGTCCGTCAGATGTTCCTGAAAGAGGTCCACAAGTAGGTCTAGTGTCACAATTATCTGTTCTTACATCTATTACCAATATATGCACGAATGAATATTTAGAATTAGAAAAAAAAATTTGTAATTATATACGATCATATAACCATAACGATATAAGTTATTTTGAAACTGGGTATTATATAACATTAGAAAATTCATTAATTGCTTGTCTTAATCCAAATTTGGTCGATGATTTTGTTATTGATTTTAGAAGAAAAAAAAGAATGAACTATTTTGGCAACTTAGAAATAGGAATTACGTTGGTTAATGATCATATGAACGAAATTAGAATCAACATAGGAGGAGGTAGATTAATTAGACCATTTTTAGTTATTGATAATGGTAATCTTATCATGGATGAAATATTTTCAGAACTCGAATTTAAAATAGATGATATGACATTTTCTGATATACAAAAAGAATTTCCACATGTTATTGAAATAGTTGACATTGAACAATTTACATTTAGCAATGTATGTGAATCAGTGCAAAAATTTAGAGCTCTTCCCAAATCTGAAAAATGTAAATATCATTTGTGTGACTTTCCTGCCGAATTTAAAGATGGGTATGTTGCATCTTCACTGGTTGGTATAAATCATAATTCTGGCCCTAGAGCTATTTTGGGATGCGCGCAAGCAAAGCAGGCCATATCTTGTTTAAGTTCAGATATACGAAATAAAATAGATAATGGTATCCATTTGATTTATCCAGAAAGACCTATTGTTATTAGCAAAGCATTAGAAACATCTAAAATCGCGGTAAATTGCTTCGGGCAACATGTTACTATTGCATTAATGTCTTATAAAGGAATAAATCAAGAAGATGGTATTATTATTAAAAAACAGTTTGTTGAACGCGGAGGTTTAGACATAATAACTGCTAAAAAACATCAGGTAGAAATTCCATTAGAGAATTTTAATAATAAAGAAAGAGTTAAATCTACAGCTTACTCAAAGTTAGAAAGTAATGGCTTAGTAAGACTAAATGCGTTTTTAGAATCAGGAGACGCTATTGCCAGAAACATATCGTCGCGAACATTAGAGGATGATTTTGTTCAAGATAACCAAATTAGTTTTGACATATCTGATAGATATACTGATATGTACCAATCACGGGTTGAGAGAGTTCAGGTAGATCTAACGGACAAAGTAAAAGTTAGGGTTTTGACAATGAAAGAAAGACGGCCAGTATTAGGTGATAAATTTACTAGTAGAACTAGTCAAAAAGGAACAGTAGCGTATATAGCAGATGAAACAGAATTACCATATGATGAAAATGGAATTAAACCAGATGTTATAATTAATTCTACATCTATATTTTCAAGAAAAACGGTTTCTATGTTAATTGAAGTTATATTAACATCAGCGTACGCAAGTAAGCCATATAATAATGATGGTCAAAACAGACCAATATGCTTCCCTAGTAGCAATGAAACCAGCATCGATACATATTTGGATTTTGCCAAAAGATGTCACAGAGATAGATATCCAAGTTTATCAGACGATGATATAAATGATAAAATGTTTTGTGATACAATTTTATATGATCCCGAAACAGATAAACCGTATTCGTCAAAAATATTTATGGGTCCGATATATTATCTTAGATTACGTCACCTAACTCAGGATAAGGCAACAGTTCGATGCCGAGGCAAAAAAACAAAGCTAATACGTCAAGCTAACGAAGGGCGTCGACGAGGCGGCGGTATTAAATTTGGAGAAATGGAAAGAGATTGTTTAATCGCACACGGTGCAGCAAATACGATAACAGAAGTATTAAAAGATTCGGAAGAGGACTATCAAGATGTGTATGTCTGTGAAAACTGTGGAGATATAACAGCACAGATACAAGGAAATAAAGTTTGTATTAGGTGCTCTAAACAAAATTTATCTACTATACTAACCAAAGTTGATACAACACATGTGGCAAAGGTTTTCATAACTCAAATGAATGCAAGGGGTGTGAAGGTTAAACTGGAGTTTGAAAAACGGAACCCATTATTTTATAAACCTCTGGATGTGGTAGATTTAAGTCCTAATTTTTTGTAAAATGTATACTCACTCATAGTGTTGTACTTCGGCCTGTTTGAAAATCTACCTTTTTTGTTAAAACAATCATATTTTTTCTAATAGTTTCTATATGATTTTCTAATCTTTTAATAATATTTTTTAGTGAATTGCATTCTTTTACTGACGTTTGAAATAGTTTTTCTAATACCAACAGTCTTAAAACAAAATCTTTTATTTGCATTTCTTCGTTACTAATGAACGAATCTTTTAAAATGTCAGAAATTTCATCGTCGTCGATAGAAATATAATTGCTATATCTTTCATTAATTATTTTCTTAATATCATTTTTTATTTTTATCATATTGGGTTCTTCCTCACTTAAGTCCAAAAGTTTATCTTCATAATGCCCGTGTTCGCCACTAGTTTTCTCTCTGTGATTTATATTTCTTTCATTGGTTTCATCATCATCGCCTGGAAAGATTGATAAAGCTCTGTCCATTTAAAACATAGATTTTAAAAAAATACACTCTTTACTTTTTATACCATTTTGTAATATACATGGATTTTTAATATCTGAATGAGTTGATTGCGAAAATGTATAATCGATACACGACTCTAAATTTTTAAACTTTCTTATTTCTGATCCATTAGATTTAAACCCAAACATTGATACAGAAACATAATCATTGTCAAGTTTAACACACCTCCACTTTTGTTTAGGATCATAAATGTCATCGTTTGGATCTTTTATAGTTCTATCAAGAGATAAAGTATTTACTGATTTAGAAAACTCAAACGCTGAATGAGCTGAATTAAATTCTTTTATGTTGTCATAATTTAGATATATTGAGTATAGTTGAAAGATAATTATACAAACGGCTACTGTGGATAAAATAATAAAAAAAATTGTTATTGCGTTCATTTACACTTCTAAATAATTAGCGATTTTTTTAAATGCGTCTGCTAGAGCTTTCAAAAATGTATTTATATCTAGTTTTGTCATATCAAACCTATGGTAACTATTTAATCTAGAATTGCATCCAAAAAAGTTTACCACTGTCATAGTTAGCAAATCATTTACAAACAGCATTCCAGAAACAGGATTATAAGAAGAACTTGTTGAATTATCTAGAACCGATGTTTCTAACTTATGCGAATGTACATCTGAAACTAGTGATCCCTCTAAAAAGTCTAATATTTCTTTCATATGTGATTTAAAATCGATCCATGGATAATGTTCTACATAAAATGTTAATCTACCTAATGGCGCTGTAACTATAAACGGTATAATACTTTCAAAGCTTGTCTTTAACGTAGGTTTGATGTTGTCGTATTCTTTATTAAATGTTTCAATATTTATAAATGTTAATCCCTCTATTATTTTTTCTGTAATTTGAATGTTCGAACTAAACGCTATAATTTCAATAACTTGTAAATTTTTTATCCTATAATCTTGAAAAGTGTGTAAAAGTGTTTCATTTAATTCAATAGGTTTATCTATTTTTATAAATTTATAATTTTCTAAATCTATAATATAATAGTCAAAATCTCCCAATGTAATAATTCTTTTTTTCTCTGTTGATTTTTTTAAATATACACAAAAACCTACTTCTTTTCTTAAAATTTTCGATGTGTAATTATAAAATATCTTTCTTGTAGGCATATGCTCTATAGAAGTTAACCATTCTTCATTGACGGCAGTTGTATTATTTGATAAAACCACACCTGTAGTTAATAACGGCCATCTAACTCTATTGTTAAATCCATGTTTTATAAATGTTGCCAAATCTGGATTTAAATCAATAACGATTACCTTCTCTTCTCGGAACATAACTTAATTGCTGATTTTCACTTTTAAAATTTTTTTTTGACTTTTTATTTAATGATAAAACTCTAAGATTTATCTGAGATATTATTTCTTTAACTGTTGATAGAGTGGCAGTGAAATCATTACAATCTGATTTAGTTGATAAATTTGTTATTAAATGAATAAAATTAGATTCATCTATATCTTCTTCACTCATTTAAAAACTTATAAAGCACAAAAATACTTATTCTGTATTATCATCAATAGATGGTATAAATATTAATATTAATAGTTTACAAATAGTACCTTTTCCATCAACTATATAACATTTGGATAATATTTTAATTGCTTCATTTAAAAAGTTATTCATTTAGTATTATTAAATATTATTTACATTATTTTTCATACGATGATAATATTTTCGTTAAGTTTTTCTTCATATGTGAAAATTGTTTTAAAAGGATACTTGGATCAACTATATGTCTAATTACAGATTCATCAGCAGTATCATAACATATTCTTTGTTCGCCATTGCTAAAAACAGAATCTTCTATAATTAATACTCTTCTCTTAGAAACATTAACTGCCCTCATCAAACTTACTGATTTTAACAAATCTTTTTTTGACCCAGTAATCGACATAGATCTCAACATATTTTCTATATCAGAATCTGACACGTTACAACAACAAAAATGTGTTATACTTGTTCTACCATTAATTGGAACATGTTTATATGTCTGACATAGTAATATTATTGAAGTATTAAGATGTCTTCCATGATTTAAAAAATCCAACAAACAACTTGATTTTGTTTGTTTATCCCCTAAATCGTCCAAAATTAATAAAAACATATCTGCTTTTTTATTTCCCTTTGTTTCGACATATTTTTCAATTTTTTCTTTTGTTGTAATTAATGCATAATCAAGTTCTTCTGGAGTCGTCACTCTATTGACATGATCAGGCCATATATAACTATCATATGCAGAATTGTAAACAGGAGTAAATAAAAATATATGTTTGTATTTTTCAACTAATGTACTAAATAAAGATAAAAGATATGCAGTTTTCCCTGATCCGGATCCGCCAACTAATGCTATCCTAAATGGATTTGTTATTAAACTATTTCTTAAAAAATGTTTTTCCTTAAACCTATTCATCATATTTATAATTACTGTTATTAGTTAATTTGGTATTATTAATAATAAATGTAGAAAAATAAGCCACAAATGTCGAGACAATTAAAACTTGTAACTATAAAAAAAATACGTTACAAATAAAAGAACTTTAAAATATGTTAGTTGATATTCCAAAGAGTGGAACTGAAACAGATTATGATGAAAGTAATAATTTTACAGCATTCGCAGGTTCCACTATATACGGATATGGTTTAAAATCAAAAAAAAATATAAAAAAAAAAGTAAAATTAATTAATTTCTGTATAAAAATATCAATTATGGCATCAATGGTTTCGTTAATTACAATAACAATTCTTTTAGCATTTTTTAATAATACATGTGAATTAAATCAATTTAAGGAACACAAACCGTACTTTTTAAAAAATCCAAATCCTACTACATATAGTGACGACGATACTGAATCTGAGTTAAATGTTTATAGATCATGTAAAGGTATTGTTTATAGCGGATACTGTTACACGTTTAACTCAGAACCTAAAAGTTTTAATGATGCATACGATGATTGTGAAAAAAAAAATAGCGAATTACCATCAAATAATTTAATGAATGATTGGATAAGTGACTACTTGGATGGGACGTGGGGGGAAGATGGTAACGTACTTTTTAAAGAAAAAAATCAAGAACTTGAAACTATAGATATAAGCGACGAGATGAGAAGCTATTACTGTGTAAGATCTTTTTTTTAAAAAAAAAATAAATTATTATATTACTATAAATGAAGTCATTAAATAGACAAACCATAAATAAGATTAAACGTGCTTCTGCACCTACTGCTATTTTTATGCTAGTATCAACTATTGTTAGTGGTATAGGCACCGCAATACGATACAAAGATGAACTATTTCCTAATGCATGTAATAAAGGATGGGTACCATATGATGATAGCTGTTACTTAGATTCGAGGCTTCAACTTTCATTATATGGTGGTGTAATGTTATGCAATAAGTATAATGCAAAGATACCTAATGTTAGTATTAGACATTTAAAAGTAATCTCGTTAACTTATGGTAGACAGTTTTGGTATGGACTAGTAAAAAAAAAAAATAATATATGGGTAGATGTTAATAGTAATAGCACTGTAGATATGAATAAAAACACAGAACTTAGTAATATAAAAAAAAGTAGTAAAGGAGATATTAATGCATGTTATGTTTATAATTTTGGCCAATTTAAAAATGTGTCGTGTAACTACGTAAGTTATATAATCTGTGTTAAAAGGTTATATAATTGAAAAATGAGATTACCTAAATAGAGGAAAATGGATTTTGACTTCATTTTCGACAAAGACGAGGATGATATTTATACGTTAATAACAACTTTAGGTGTATTAAAAATAAAAAAGAAAGAAATATCAAAAGTTTGTAGTGAGCTAGGAATTAATCTTATAGAAACATTAGGACCTTATAACGTAGTATCTTTAAATATACACCCATTTCCTAACAATTTCATAGAACAATCAAATTTGATTAATTGTTATATATCTTATAATGGGACACTGTTTCACTGTTCTAAAGATGAAAGACTGAGTATCCCAATAAATGGCTTGTATAGAGGGTTTTACTCTAACAATAGTTTTATATTTTCTTTTGATAAAGAAAATTATGGTAAGCTACTAATTGATGAAAAAGAACAATATTTTTACCTAGGGACAGCATATGATATAGTTAATTCAAATATCATCGAAGTGTATAATTTATACAGGAAAGGAGATTACAATTTTATTATAAATCCATCGGATAATTTTTTAGAAATGATAGCTAATCAATCAAAAATGTGCTTAACTGATAAAAGTGGGTGGTGTATTGTGGATATAAAAAATGAAATAGAATATTAATTATGAAAATGTAATAGTTTTGTGTATATTATAACTATGATTAACAGAATAAATTTATCGTATGGAATTGTTAAATATATTAAAGCTTTGTTATTAAAAGAAAATATATCAGAATCAGATAAAAGTATTATTAAAACAATAATAAATGAATCCATTTATCCACATAATTATGTTTATAATATTTTAGATTTTAATTCACTAACGATAAATTTTAACACATGTGAAGAACGTAACATAATAGATTTTAAAGATGTCAATATAAAACCACAAAGGTTCATAAGCTATTATAAAGATTATATATTAGAATCTAGCGAATATATGTTTATAGTTTGTTTAAAAGGAGAAACCATTATAAAATGTTATAATAACAATGTAATTTCATCTAACAAAGTACAAAAAGGAGAAGCTTTTACATTAAATATAAAAACTAGATATAGCACAATAACAAAAAATAGAGATCTACATCTAGCGATTATAACATATACCACAATTTATCCATTAATATATTATAAAAATATTGTTTTTTCAAAGGATAGTTCATTATATAACATTTTTTCCGGATACAAATTTGCACTTTTTAGAATTTCAAGCGACGATGATAAAGTTTTAGAAGATATAATAATTTTGAATGGGAGGTACTATTACAGCAATTCAATGGAAAAGGTTAATATAATTAATATAAAGACTCTATTGGATAAGTACAATATAAAAATTAATAGTTTTACACAAATTGATTATATTCCTAAAAGCTCACACAAGGCATGTGTAGAGGCATTAGAGTTGTCATTAGATGATGTGACAGTCAGACAAATTTACGATGGTACTTCTTTTAAAGATGTATGCTCTATATCTGGTATCAAATATAAAATAGTAATTTCGTATTGTGTTCTTTGTTATAATTAATCTTCTTCTTTTTTTAAAAAAAATACTGAACAAAAAAGCTTTTTTACATGGTTAAATAATGGGAATAGTATCTGTTGTATACGTCGTAGTACCATTTTCATTTATTGTTTTACTTTCATATATATTTTTTGAATACAAAAATGTTATTAAAAAAATGTTATTTAAAAAAAAAGGGAAAAATCAAAAAAGAACATGTGTTAGACTTAATTCAATCACTTATTCAACAAATAGTATAGAATCCACTATATCAGAAAGTACTTGGTCAAATTGTAGTAATGATACATTTGTAAAAAATGAAAAAGAAAATGTAGAGATTGTTGAAATTAAACGTTGTGATAATGAATTAATTGAAGAAAGTAATAATAACGTTTTAGAAAATGGATGTACCACAAATACAGGTGAAGAAAATTTAATTTGGGACGATAACAACGTTTATGATTTACCACCTAATGATAGTGTTTATGATTTACCACCTAACGATTTGAGTTGTAACAACGATTGTGTTTATACATTACCAGATGACAATGTTTCAAACATAGAGGAAAAAATAACTAAGTTAATGCACAAAAATAATTCCGAGTCAAACTATTATAATTGTTGTTAAAAATTTTAACATGAAAAATAAAATATTTAGGTCGATTCCGTTTTTTGATATCATTAAAATAAAAACGCAAGTTTTAGATTTACTTTGTATGAACATAACAAAATACTATAATGAAGAACATGTAAACATTATAGTAAAAGAGATAGAACAATATATTAACGAAAAGGTATTTGTAAAAAATTTAATATCGATACGATGTTTTAATAAAGAAGGATGTGATAAAAATAGACAAAATTTTAATACATCTTTTTCTAAAGCACTTATATGTATCAAATCAGCAAAAAAAGGTGGGGTAATGGTTATTTTTAATAAAGCTACAAAAAATAAAAAAGTAGTATATCCTAGTTCTAATCATATAATATTGTTAAATCCATTAAGTTATTACACCATTTCTCAAGTAAATAGGGGTTCGGTAATAATGATGGTATTGGATATTGATATTCCAAGTATGAGAATAATGTATAAAAGCATAAATAATGTAAAATATTCTAATGTATTAGCGTTACTATGCCCGTTTTTTAAAAATGAGTTTGTTTTTGCACTAAAGCAATTAATTGATATAAATAATAATCAGGTCTTATGTGAACAAATAGTTATTAACCGGGAATACTATACAGTTATTTCGACAAATTTAAAAAAATTCTATATACCATCTATATGTTTTGGAAAAAAAATAATAGATTTTAACTATGGATATGATGATTTTAATGAAGACATAATAAATAAAATAATAAACAGTGATACTCCATTTGATTTTATTTCACCACAGAAAAGTATTATTGATGCGTCGTTAGTTTATGAAAAAGTTATATATGGAAAAATAAATGTTTAATTTTTATTCTATAGAAAAAAGTAAGTTTTCGTCTTCTATTATATGAAGTTTTCTGTATTTAATACTAGTATTTAAAGAAAAGATAAACAATGATAATAAACTAATAAATTCAAAAATAATAACCAATAATAGTTTATAAACTATGACTTTGCCATATATTTCATTATAACACCCTATAAGGGACATGGTAAACATAATTAGTGATATTATATATGATATAAAATGTAACAAAAAAACTGTTATTAGCGATAATGTGTTTTTAAATTTTTTCTTAAAAAATATTATTTGTAATATTATAGATATAAAAATAGATACTTGTATAAATGAAGTTCCTAAAATACGTATAAAAATATTGTTTGTGTTTAATCCTATCATGTATTGTCCTAGTAACATGATCAGAGTTATAACAAATCCTATGTAATAGTATAGATAAATTATTTTATCTTTTTTAAAACTAAGTTTAAACTTAATTGTTGTAGCTATTATTTTACCCCATAGTATTATAACATAAATAGAAAGCATTATAACAACTGTATTAATTTCCTTTTCATTTAACCATTTTATAATATATTTTAATTGTATAGTTTCTTTTAAGAGTATATTATTGTTATTAATTACATAACAGGTATAATTTCCGTATAAGTATTTTGAAAAATCCAATATCAGTTTTTGAGTATTAGTATTATTTTTTTTAAAAAGTGGGTAGTTATTAAAAAACCAATTAATTGTAACATTTTCATTATACTTAACAAAATGATTAATGTTACAGTCGATGACAATTGTTTTATTACATTTTGAATAATTTATTGAAGAAACTTTGTTTTCTGATATTGAAAAAGATGAATTAATATAAATTGTCAAAAAAAGAAATATTATATTTACTTTCTTTTTTTTAAAATAAAACATATTTAAAATACTATAAAGTTTCTCAAAATATACAAAAAAACGTACTATAAATAGTATTAATTGGAAACTAATTAATTATTTTTTTTTAAAAATAAATATGAAAGAGGTTTATACAAATTTTAATATAAGTTTAAATACTACAAATCAAAAAATTGAGGTAATGGGATCAGTTCCTACAATCGATGGAAAAGATCCGTCTATAGATATTAGAATTGTTAGTAAACCAAATAAAGAAAAAAATAATTTTGATAACACTAACGAAAATATTTTTTTAGATGATGAAAATAGTAACGACTATGATGAAAATTTTATAAAACCTAATAAAGTTTCGTATGATGAAACAAAAAAAGGAAAAGGAGACAACATTGAACAAACCGATAATGAAAAACAACTATTAAGTGATTTTAGTGATATTCTAAACAATGATGAAAAAAATCACGATAAAGATAAAAAAAAGGTTGTAGCGTAAATTAAGCAAAATATTGTATACTTTATGTATACGTTTTAATATTGAATTAATATATAGAGTTTATAATTATGGAAGAACTTGAATGTATGTCGATAAAAATAACTTCCGAAAATGGGAGCACCATTTCCATATACTGTGAATCCAAAACTAAAATATCATTAGATATAACAACAAAAAAAAATAACATAAAACCTATTACAACAAAAAAATCTATTAAAAAAATAGAAAAAAATGATGATGATGATTTATTCACAGACCAAGAAAATGCAATGGAAATAGATGGGGATCATGCAACTGATAATAACAAACTATAGTTAGTTTGGTTTTTAAAATAACAAATATTGACAATCACTGTTTTAATCATATTAAATGATTAGGAAATATTATGAATTTAATAAAACTGTTTCAAAAGCGGTCTGTGTTTTGAAAGGATATAAACTTCATGGTGTTATTAATTTTGATCAGTTACAAAATGGAATAGTAATTATATCAGGCGTTGTGCTCGGATTACCGGAAGGTAATCATGGATTACATGTACACGAGTTCGGTGATGAAACTAATGGGTTTTTGAGTATGGGGAATCATTATAATCCTGAAAATAAAAAACATGGTAGCCCTTTTAATAATGAGAGGCATATTGGAGATCTGGGAAATATTTATTCAAACAAATATGGAATATCTTATATATATATATTAGATGGTAAAATCTCTCTTGTTGGAGATTATTCTATTATAGGAAGATCGTTAGTTATTAGTGAGAAAAATGATGATTTAGGCAAAGGATATAACTTTAAAAGTTTCATAGATGGAAACTCTGGAAACGGTGTTGCATATGGAATTATCGGAATTGCATAATTATTTTCTTTTTAAAAATATATAAATTATAAAAATGACAAATACTTCCCTCCTTTTAAGCTACTTTTTCTTATTTTTGTACGGAAACGTGTTTGTCAAATCTGACTATAACTATTTAATGTATAAGATAAATGTTTTTAAAAACAATGAAAGTACTATCAAGTGCTATCATAATAATGATATTATTTTTTTATCAGATGATTGCGTAAGCTTTAACTCTACATATAATACAACTGTTTTAAACAATGATGATGTTAAAACTGAACTTGTTACATTGTGTGATGTATCTAAAGAAGTACAAATATTCTCTCTCGACAATTCTTATACTGGTCTATTTTTAACTTTTTTATGCAATAATAACGATAGTTATTGGTTTGTTGATATTTTAGAAAATGGAATAGGTAACAATGTTCCTACATGTATCGATGGAGAAGTTAATAATAAAAAAGTTAAAAGTGAATTACAGGGCTCTTTAGATAAGGAAAAAGTGTTGTTGTCCACCTTTTGTAAAGTTTCGCATGGAGATTGTAGAATGTGGTTTAAAAAACATATATTTTATAAATAAAACAAAAAATATACTTATACTTTTAAAATATGAACATGTGCACATTTAAAAAATTTAGGTCGTTGTGTAAAAGCATTGCGTTAACGCCAAAATATTTAGAAAAAACAAAACTTATAAACAATTTCATAAGTTCACCTGATGTAGATAATAAGTACTTAGTAATAAAAATGTTATTGCCAATGGTCAACAAACGGGTTTATTATTTAAACGATTTACAAATCATTAAAATTTTTAGTAAAATATTTAAACATGATTATAAGACCATGTTAGAAGATTTAGAAAATGGATATGTATCTAATACAATAAAAAAGTTTTTTAAAATCAGCAATACTAATATCGTTCCTATACAAAAAAGTATTTTATTACTTAACGATGTTGACATGTTTTTAAATCATTTAACTACATTAACAAAGGAAAAAGATAAACAAATGTTTTTAACAATGATATCCAGTATATGTACCGCCGACGATTTAAAATGTTTTATTTTATTTATCAAAAATGATTTGCAAATAAAAGCAGGTGTAAAATGTGTACTAGATGCATTAGATAAACATGCATATAATCATTTTAAAAATTCTATAGATTTAAAAAAAATAGTATTTGGTATATCTTTGAATAAGTTGAACGATGATAATATGGTACTTTTTACTCCTGTAAAACCTATGCTAGCAGATGTGTGTAAATCTAGCTATTATGCATTTAAAAAGTATAAAGATGGAATCTGTGCTGAAATAAAGTACGATGGCGAACGAATTCAAATTCATAAAGACAATAATTTATATAAATATTTTAGTAGAAATCTAAAACCAGTTTTATTTCATAAAATAGAGGGATTTGATGAGTTTCTAACCAGTGCGTTCCCTTCGGCTAATAACTTTATTTTAGATGCTGAATTAATATTAATTGATTTGAATACTAACAAATTTGTACCGTTTGGTTCATTAGGTATAAATAAAAAAAATTTGTTTAAAAACTCTAGCACTTGTTTATTTGTCTTTGATTGTTTATTTTACAATAATGTAAGTTTAATAAGTTTACCATTTGTTAATAGGAGAAAAATTATTGTTGATAATATCAATGAAATAAAAAATAAGGTTATGGTGTCAGAAGCATTTTATGTGTATAAAGAAGATGATTTAAATAAAATAATGGATGACGTTATTAAAAAAAAATTAGAAGGGTTGATATTAAAAGGAATAAATATCGATTATGTACCTGGAAAAAGAGGTTGGTTAAAGATGAAGAAGGATTACTTAGATGATGGATCCATGGCAGATTCTGCAGACTTAGTAGTTTTAGGATCATATTACGGTAAAGGGTCTAAGGGTGGTGCGCCATCAATATTTTTAATGGGGTGCTATGATAATGAAAGTAATAATTGGAAAACGGTAACTAAATGCTCTGGCCACGACGATGACACATTAAAAAAAGTACAAAAAGAAATAGAGTTTTTAAAAATTAGTAAAGATACAAAAAAAATCCCAAAATGGTTAATAGTAGATAAAATATATTATCCAGATTTTGTAGTTTGTGATCCAAAAAAATCACAGGTGTGGGAAATATCGGGATCTAGTTTTACAAAATCGATACATCACACAGCAGATGGGATTTCGATAAGATTTCCTAGATTTAAAAAAATTAGATATGATAAAAATTGGTTATCGGCTACAAGTTTGAACGAACTTAAGAATTTATACAAAGAATCGTAAAATGTGTTGTTTTTAAAAAAAGAAAAAAAAAGGCATTATTTTTTCTTTTTTTTTCTTTTTTTTTAAAAATATAAATTTAATACAAAGAAATAAATTGCTCCAAAGAAAGCAATACACACAATCTATCTGTTGTTTTTGATAAGGCATTGTAATATGGGAAAAGTTTTACTGAATTCATTATTCACTATGTTGATCATATTAATTTACAACACATATTGTGAGAAATTAGTTTGTTATAGAAAACTCGGATTATACAATTTTTACAATAAGGATATGAGATCACATTCATCGTTTGAATTGAATACCAAACGTCAAGACTTTGATGTTTTGAGGAAAGCAAATGCTATGGCACTTGAACAAAAAATTAATTGGACAATGTTAAAAGAAGAAGTAGATGATCTTTTTAAAAAAAATTGTACTGATTCTGATAATACAATTTATAACGGCATATTGTCTGAATCCATAACTTTTGAAATAAATCATGGATTTTTTAATGTGGATACTGAAGTCAGTATATCAAAATCATTATTATATATGGATTTAGGAGTAGAAAATTATACTGATGTATTAGAAAGTTACAACATTACAATATCAAACATGACAACGATGGCCACACCGACACCCGCTACAGTAATGACAACACCGTTATATTTAGAAAATAAAAATAACACCAATGATATTAAAGTAAAGCTTTACATGGTTAATTCAAGTATTATTCTAACATTTGAAAATATAACAATTGTTATAAATAATACATGTATTGGTACATCCATAAACAGTATTTATGCAAAAATAACAAGTGAGTTTATAACTGTTAATGTCACAACAGATCCGTTGTCTACAACACCTCCATTTTTAACTAAGTCTATGTTTGATAATTGTACCTTAACACTTCCTGTTACTATTTCTCAAGAAGGATATTATACAAAAGAATATAATGAATATACTGGTACGACTGAACCATTTACTACATATAGTTATTATTCAGATGATAATATGACCGAATCATTTACTACTGCATTTAGTTATTATTCGGATGATACCACCACGACTGAACCATTCACTACATCTAATTATTTAAATGATACCACATCGGAACCATCATTTACTACATCGAGATACTATTTAAACAATGGTACATCTAATTATAAGAATATTTCATATGTATACAATAACAAAACAGGTATCGTATTTGTAAAACAACAAAATAACATTTTTAAAAATATAACAATACAAACAGAGTTTAAAAATTTATGTAACGAATCAAGTTTAGAAACAAAGGTATATGCTGTAGGGGTTCCGGAAAAGTTTAATACAATTTTAAAGAATATTAGTGTTGAAAAATCTAATGACAGTGATTCATATTTTATTTGTAAAATGATTGACGATGGAGGGAATTGCGGAATTGATATCTTCATGGATGCTGCAACTAATAATATTAATGATGAACTGGATAGTTCTAAAAAAGGAAGTAGTACCAGACACGCTAGATCTGTTGATCATATGGAGTTAGATCCATTCTGTTTGCATATGTATCATGGCATTGACGAAACCATAGATTGTTCACTAAAGAAAAACAATAAAGATATGAGTAGCCGCACAAACAGAATCAGGAGATCTCCTCCTGATAAAGGTAAAAAACCACAAGTACCGGCAAAAGGAAATTTACAACTAATGAGCGCTGAGGAAATGGGCGCTCGACCAAAAATAAGAAAACAAACGCAAGATATACAAATTGGTGCTAGAGGGGTCGATGGCCCAGTTTCTGGATCAGAAGAAATATATTCTCAAGTTAGGAAAGAACTATCTCAGAAGTTAAAATCTTTAGTTTTGGACGATAATGGAAAATTGACAACGACAAGATTGCCTAAATCGACAAAAGCTTTAATTGGTGGGTTGGTAGATTCTAAGATAGAGACATCTAGTGCTGCGTCTGATATAACAAGACAAATAGTCCATCAACAATCAGGAGATATTTATTCGTTGCCTGTAAAGAATAAAGTATTCGGTGTAGAATCAAATAGAAAGATCACATCTCCAATTATAGACGTCGATACATCATCTAATATATACGCAAACGTTTTACAAAAAAGAGATTTTAAAGTTACGTCTCCAAAAAATGTTGATGTATATGAAAAAACTAGAACTGATTCTTTTTCAGACGATTCGTATTTTTTGAAAAGATCATTTTCTTCTAGTTCCGACGATACTTACTTTTTAAAAGAAACAGATGATAGCGATAGTGACATTTTTAGGAGATCTTCAAAAAAGGATCAAACTTATTCACTAGCAGGAAAACCATTAAAAAAACAATCACTTAGAAGGTATTCATCTAGTGATTATGAAACAATAGGAGAAAATATATATGAATCTATTCGTGAACCAGAATATGCACTGCTTTCAAAACCAAGAGTTTTAAATCCACGAAGTCATATACCCCTACCATCAGTACCTAAGGATGACATACCATTCACTCAACAAAAAAGAAAGGTGATTGACATGATTTGTGACTCAAGGTCTGCATCCTCTATATGTAATGCAAGAGGGTTGGATTCAGCAAATTATAGAGGTGATGGTAACATATATGAAACAACTGACGACGATTTTGTAAAACGTGAAAATTCTTTATATGCAAGATCAAAACTAGAACCAGAATTAAAGGATAATCCACTGTATGAATCATCGTCTGATAGCGGCATTGTATCAAATCCATATAACAATCCTAAATTGTCGAGAAGAAATGCTATTAAAAAGAAAGTATTAAACGATGGTTATGAGGAATTCGTTATAAGGACCGACGAAGAGCCTAGTGAAAAACCTAATATGGCAGCAAATACGTATAATAACAATGATAAAGCTAATAATAAAGATAAAAATAAAGGATTTTCTTACTTAAATAATGATATACAAAAAGATGAAAAAAATGTTAATAAAATTAAAAAATCAAAAAAAGGAAGAACTAAACGTTTAACTGAATTATCCACTGATAATAAAATGAATAATATGATAAAAACAATTGCTATTTCCAGTTATTTATCATCAACGAATAGTAGGATATCGTCCATAATGGCACAGGCTAATCACCAACCAAAAGAATTGACAATTGTTAACATTGTAACGTCCGTATTATCGCAGATCGGTGGAACTTTAGCAATGGCTGGCTCTGGGTCTCCCAAAGCTGCAGCTGCAGGTTTAGTTATTCAAGGAATATCTGGATTAATAGATGCGGCGACATCAATTTATTTTCTTCTTTCTGGTCAAGAACAACCTAAAGATCCAGCTATTGAAAAGTTTTCCAACTACGCATCTTACGTTTCAAAAACAGATGCAGGAGCAAGGGTTTGTATGATGCCAGATTCAGATATTACAATAACGTTAGCATATAGACATAGTAACATGAATGTAGAAGCTGAAAAAACTAGAGGTGAGTACACAGATATAATTCCAAGTACCGTATACTACTTAAAAAACAGTCAAATAAGTTATACGGTGAAAGTAACATTGGTGTGTCCAATCGGTCAGTTGAGGCTTTTGGAAGCAGATATAAATACATATGCTACACTTACTCGGGAAGATAAAGATGGTGTAAAATTCTATCATGTGTTTGGGATTTTAGAACTTCTATCATATCATCCTAATGTTACATTTACTTGTGGAAATGAACCAGGTGTAATCTTCATCCCGTTTGAGCAAAAACTAAGCGACATGCAATTATTAAGGATATCAACTCCTGGCGAACCTAGAGAAGCCGAAGCAATGAGTTCTGATGTTTGTGATATTTATCCTCTTAAGAAGTTTTATGTATTAGCTGGAAATTGCCCTTTTGATATGAGCAGAAAATCAGTAGCATATGTTACATGTAGTACGTTACTAAGAATGTCAACGTATGAACATGAAAAGCAGAGGTGGATTTTAATGAATCCGTTTTCAAACGGCAATGAGGACAATATTCAATTGTTTACGTTTAAAAAATATGACTTTAGTGCAGAAAAAGATAAAATAAAACTAAATAGTATTTCACATAGTGATACTATTTGTAGCCAATCTGATACTAGTACATGTTTTTGGGCAGATGCTATGATTTTAGAAGATGTAACATCTTGCAATTCTAGGATAAGAAAATTGTCAGTTGAGATGTCTACAGTATCAGAAAAAGGATATAACAATTTTGTACTTACGTGTCCATATGGGTCTACACCGTTTTATATAAGTAATGGTTCAATAATAAGTATTCCAATGAACACAAGAAGGACGTCGGTTAGATTTGCTTCTAAACATAACAATGTTGCACTAATATCATGTATACATAATTCAAACCCTGCATATAAATCGGATATCGTTGAAGTTATGTTTAAACAATCAAATATGAGTGATATGTATTTGGATTTCAAATATTTTAAGGATAGAAAATATTTATTTGATTCATTTAGTGATATAATGCCTAAAAGATCAAAAACTTGTAAGAGAGCATCAGAAAATAGTAATTGTAAAAACTATTATTATATAAAACATGTTCCTGAAATAGAGTTTAAAGTGTATGTTGCAAAACTTCCAATGGTTAGATTAGGCACAAGTTATTCAGGTGTTTTGAATTATCAAACATTAGAAAAAGTTAATAAATATTTTTCAACACCTATAAGTATTTCTGTAGATGCTAGTACTCTATCCGATGTATACAAAAACCAAGAACATTTTTGGAAATTTGCAATGGAAAAGAAAAGAACTTTTAGTTCTATTACAGCTACCATATTTGCGTGCTCTGTTGTCGCTGGGAAGGTAAACGTAAACATGGGAGTTAAAGGTTCACACGATTATTATGGAAGAAGCGGTAAATATATTTACATGGGATCAAAAGATTTTGCATCTAATGATAAAATATATTTCAAATTTATACCTGACAAAGCAGAGTACCGTTTAAAGGATACATATGGCGAATGTGAAATTTATTTAGATTTAAAAACTAGGAGAGTGAATGTAAACTGTCCGGAATTGACTATACCACAACATCCATTTGATTCACCAGATGTTAATAGTTTATGTGTGTTAGTTGCCACATCAAGAGATCATTGTGCTATATCTGAGGAAAATTGGAGAAGTTATGATAGAACTCATGGTGTTGGGTATAGCCACGAATACGTAGATGCGGAGTTTGATTCTTGTAGGAAGAGCCATGGTCCAACATATCCAGTTGATAACTTTTGCTTTTATTGGTGTGCTGGGATATATTGGCCACCTGACTATGACCCATGCGCTTCATCGATGGTGTTAGGTTATTCTCCGATTTTTCCAGAAAATAGAATTGTGCACCCTCCATATATAAAGGAATTTGGTTATGAACCAGGAAAAAATGAATACGTGAAAAGAGAGTTATATAACAAATTACAAAATCTTTATGAAAAATATAATATGTTGGTTTTATATTCAATGAACCCGGTTGTTGAAATGTCAAACGGATTAGCAAAATCTATGACGTCAGAAGCCCGTGAGATTTTTAGGTTAATAGCAAATAGTAACGAAATGCAAAAAGCTAAAGAAGAAAATGATATGAAAGCTGAGAAAGTTAAAATGGAAATAGAAGAAACATTAAATAATATTTACGTCGATACATTATCATACTCTGAATCAACTTCCCTTTTACGGTCTGCTATTTCCACAAGGTGTTGTGTTTTGGACGGTACTAGCGTATATAAGTATTTTGATTTAGAATATTATCTTTGTGGTAATTATTCTGACTACTTAATTAATATTAATAATGTAACATATGTAAAAATTAATGATAGCCTAATAGAAGAAGATATCTATTTGGTAAGAAATATTCCACAGGTAACATGTTTTCATATAACGTTGGTGTCTGTAAATAACGAAGAACAACAGAAAAAGTTTGAAACAGAAATTGTGACAATGGCATTTGAGGATGTTTTAACTGAAATATTTGACGAGTATGATGATAGAATGGTTAGTTATTTTGACAAATATATAAGCGATGATAATAACAATAAAAATAGCAAATTTACCACCAATAACACAATTGCTATCATATTATCATTTGTTTTTACGGCAATAATTATTCTAATTTCTACTAAATTAATAATGCGCTCTAGAAAAGGCAAATATACCATACATAATAATTTTGTTATCTTTAAAAATAATAATAGCAGTAGTGAAGATGATAATACAGTTTCATTATCTGATTTAGATTTAGATAATAATAGTGAGTTTTTATATTTTTGAAAAAGTAACTTGTAAGTAATGAGGGTGTAAGGGGTTATAATTAAGTGAAAATAACTACAATCAATCAAAATGTTACTTTTAACTTCTTTTGTTTTTTCATTGTTGTTTTCGCATTCGTTAGGAAAAAGAAATTTGTCATATTTTGATACTGATGAATATAAAAATAGTATCAAAGATGTGTATGATTTTAGTAAAAGATTATTGGACGACGATGTATTGTTTGCGCTAAATGATAACTGTACATTTAGAGATGAAAGAGGTACACTCGCTACTCTTAAAGAACCACTTTCATTAAAATGTCCACTTTTAAACGAATATGGGTTAAAATGGCCATATATGGAAAAGGATGATTATGAAATAAAATGGGAAGTTGTACGTAATTACACTAAAAAAAGTATTAATAATAATACTAACAATTACTTAATTGAAGATGGAAAATTACTAATTTTAAAAGCAAATCTTAATACGTTAAACAGTAAATATCTATGTACTATTACTAGAAAACGAGACAATGATTGCGACCAATCCATTGTGCGTCTCTCTAGATATAGAAATAAAAATTGTTATAAGTTAAACGGTTTAAAAGGCAGGAATATCGTGATTGAGTGTGGGGTTCGTCACGTAGAATATGATACAGTTGAGTGGTATAAACAAAATAAAACATCAATAATAAAACTTAATAACGATAGTAAAAGAAGAATTATTATTCGTAATATCACTAAGGGTGATTCTGGAAAATATTATTGTAAAGGGCATTATAGTAAACTAAATATTTCATATACAATTAGTAGGTGTACGTATCTATCAGTGTTTTCACTAAGTCATTACGAATATGAATTAGTTTATATGCCAACTATTATTAACGTAACAATAGGAGAACCAATGACTGTAAACTGTAGCGTTCGTACAAAGGCAAACGCATATGAATATATTGGCGCGATGTGGTTAGATGATAAAAAATTATATGTAGGTATGGAAGAAAATTTATACCAAGACGGAAGTCGTAAAATTGAAGGAGATGATATCATTAAAACTTCACATTTGGTATTTGTTAATGTTATGGAAAAAGATATTGGAAGAACATTTACATGTGAAGTAGGATCACGTTTTAAAGGCGAATATAGAACGGTTACTTTAAACTTAAAAAGTTAAAAAAAAATAAAATTTTAAGTTAAGTTATAATTAAAAAGCCAGACAGTATGGACAATAACATTGTTGACGTTGATGAATATCGTATGTGTTTTATATACGATAAGGTTGATTATATAAATATAGACGATCCCATTAAAAATGTAATAGAAGAGTACTTTTTATGGAGGGGGTTAGTTGGTAGAATAGGAAGAAAACCATCAAAGATAGGAAAATTATTTGTAGATTTTATTAACTTAGATTTAACAGCAAAAAAAATGTTAGGAGACTTGGATTCATTATTTACTAATATTTTAAAGTTAGATGATATTAATGGTGCAAACGAAAGACTTTCTAACTTTGTGAAGTTTGTCAATATTAATTTTAATAATAAACCTTTAGTGTTATTAGGATTGCTGGGGGCAGTTTCTGAATTTTGGGGGAAAAAAAAGATTAGTGTTAATGGTATAATGTCAGTGTTCTTAAGCAATGTATCAAATGATACATTGCTTGAGATATGTAATCACATATAGTAGTTTTTTTATGTATTTTTATGTTAAAAAATAAAAATGAAAATGTACTTTTGAATAATATTTAAATGGATATTATACTTGGTAATACATTTTCTAACAATGATTGGGATATTTCAGAATTCTTTAAAAATGTATTTGAAAATAATGTATTCGAAAATCCAAAAAATATATGCTCTGTTTTTGATAGTATAATTATTGGAAATAAGACAAAAAGTAAAATTATTGTGGCAGATACACACAAAATAGATTTATCTATCTCTAACACATACAAAGAAAAAAAAAAGGTAGATTTAATTAGAGTATCTAGATTTTGTAAAGCCGTGGCTCTTAAAAGTAAAAAAGACTATGTTTACATTCCTGAAACAAAAATTTCATTTGCCGTACTTACTGTTTCTACAATAGATGATGATTTAAAACATGAACTAAGTTGTTGCTCGTTGCAAAACAAACAATATGATTTGTCGATGAATATGAATTCGTTTGCTATCGTTACTAAATGTAATGGTCTATCAATAAAAGGCACTAATATGTTAATAGTCATAACATTTTTTGAAGAGAAAAACTATCCACATATTCCATTGATACGTACTATATCTAGTAATGATGTGTTTATATCTAGACATAGTAGGTTGCATAAGGAAATACCTAATAAAGATTGGTTTAAATTTTACGTAGAGTTTAATCATAATTATTGTACGTCATTGACGGTTATAATAGATGGAAGCATCTTATATTCTAGATCAGATTATAAAACTCATTGTATAATTAGTAAGTATCAATCAAAAAAAGACGAAATCAACGATGATTGTTGCTGTTGTTATAACACACCATCTGTTTATATACTTAATAAAAAAGAAATTATTGAGTACGTGTCCTGTAATACAATAAGAGGAGGAATTCATATTTCATTAAAAGGTGTCGGGGATTTTAGTTCCAGTTATATAGGGAAATGCCCTAACGTTGAACATTTAAAAGTTGTTATAGGTTCAACATATGACATGTTAACAAAACAAGATAGCATATCTGGTAAAAAAATGTATTGTTCTTATATTTATGGAATTGCACATAGATAGAAAAAAATAAAAATAAGTTCGGTATAAAAATGAATAAAATTAATAATATATTTAAGCTTATATGGATAGGTAATTATATTAATGTAATTTTATCAGCTTCGTGTATCTCAAAAATATATAGCAGTTTTAAAGAAAACACTGTAAAGATTAGTTGTAGCAAAACAAGCAAATTTAATTCTATTATTATAACATGGAAAAAGAATAATGAAACCATTGCTACGTATGGTCCACATGGTTCATACGTAGTAGATGATTATAAAAACAAAATAGAGTATATATCTAAATCATTTAATTATTCAACTATTGTAATAAAAAATGCTACAATACAAGATAATTCCTGTTATACATGCATATTTAATATTTTATTAAGTGAAAATGATAAGGGAACTTTATGCTTAAACACAACAAATGATGAATATATAAACAATTTAATTCCAATAAAAATAAATGAAAATAATAATCACATAAAAAATAATATTATTGTTGATGATTACGGTACTACAGAATCATTGTTTTCTTTATATGGTACGTTATGTCTTTGTTTTTGGATTTATATGTACTACGTTGACACTGTACGATTTTTCTTATAAAAGTGATTTTTTATATAATAAAATAAATTGTTAATAATATGCCAAAACGTAACATAAACGTTTTTGAGGAAGGTGATGTGTTAGTAGATTCTGTAAAGAAAGAATGGCGATTAGGGAAAATAATTGGTCAAGGTGGGTTCGGTTTCATATTTTTAGCATATTCACAAAATAATGAAGAATATGTGGTAAAAATTGAACCTAAGAGCAATGGACCATTATTTGTAGAACAAGTGTTTTATCAACGGATAGGAAAACGAGACATGATAACGTTATGGTCAAAAAATAATCACATAGATCATTTAGGAATTCCAGTATTTTATGGTTTTGGATTTCATAAAAAAAATGGAATAGATTATAGGTTTATAATTATTAATAGATTAGGTTGTGATTTAAATAAAATAATACAGTGTAATAACAATAAACTTCCTGAAAGATCTGTGTTTTTAATAGCGTCTAAAATAATAATGATATTAAAATACCTACATGAAAATGGCTATACGCATAGTGATATTAAAGCATCTAATATAGCAATTGATATCAATAATAAAAATAAAATTTATTTATTGGATTATGGATTATCTTATAGATTCATGATAAACGGCAACCATGTGGAGTATAAGCGAGATCCCAAAAAGATGCATAATGGAACAATAGAATACACAAGTATAGATATGCATAAAGGTGTATCCCCGTCTAGGCGAGGAGATTTGGAAATTTTAGGATATTGTATAATAAAATGGTTAGGTGGTAAATTGCCATGGGAAAATGATTTAAAAAATTGTAAATATGTAATGGAGTCAAAGATTAAATACATGAACGATATTGGAAATTTAATGACTGACTCGCTAGGATCTAATTATCCTGAAAAAATTTTAAAGTATTTTAATTATATAAAAACATTACAATACGATTCTATTCCAGATTATGAAAAAATAATGTCATTTTTTCTTCTTTAAAAAACATAAAAAAAAATTTTTTTTTATTGACATGGATTCTGATAGTCGCAACGGTTTTATTTTGCTAAATTATGAAAAAGTCAAAGTTATTATTGTGTTAGCAAATAATTATGTTAACATAACAAAACTTTGTAAACCTATGGGTAAATCATTCCACAATTGGTGGAATTTAAAAAGTAGTTATCAAATTATATGCAACATAGCAAAAGAAGAAGATATAGAAGTTGAAAATCTTTCATTTAATGTTTGGAAAGGACAAGAAACTAAAGAGGTTTATGGAAAATATATTCATCCTAAGTTGTTGGTATATATTTTAAACTGGATTTCAGAAGAGTATTGTGCCAAAATTCTATCAATAATTAATGAATTTAATTCAAAAATATTAAATAATATTACAACCAATACCAAAATTAACAAAATTTATACGCGTCTACCGAAAGAAGAGTCTATGTTTAATGCAATATTTAATAAAGAAAATAGCAAATCTAAAAATTACAAAAAATTTCTAATAAACATTCCAACGATATTATCAAAATACGAAAAATATTTTTTGGAATCTGAAGAAAAAGAGTGCGCAGTTTGTTTAGAAAAAGTATATGATAAGGAATATGATAGCATGTACTTTGGAATATTACCTAATTGTGATCATGTCTTTTGTATAGAATGTATTAATATTTGGAAAAAGGAAAACAGTACATGTCCAGTATGTAGGAATGAATTCCTATTTGTTATAAAAAGTAGATTTTTTCCATAAAAAATCTATTAATTACAAACATGAGGAAAATATTTATTATTATAAATCATGAAAAATATACATATGTTATTGATTTTATTATGTAATAAAGTATATTCGTTATGTGATTTAAATAAATGTTGTTATCCTCCATCGATAAAAAATGGATACATATATAATGAAAAAACTGAATATAATATTGGATCAAATGTAACATTTTTTTGTGGAAATAACACGCGAGGTGTTAGCTATACTTTAGTAGGAGAAAAAAATATTATTTGTGAAAAAGATGGTAAATGGAATAAAGAATTCCCTGTTTGTAAAATTATAAGATGTCGATTCCCAGCTTTACAAAATGGATTTGTAAATGGAATACCTGATAGTAGAAAATTTTATTATGAATCTGAGGTAAGTTTTTCATGTAAACCGGGTTTTGTTTTAATAGGAACAAAATATTCAGTTTGTGGTATAAATTCGTCATGGATACCTAAAGTACCCATTTGTTCAAGAGACAATATTACATATAATAAAATTTATATCAATAAAGTAAATATAGATGATAACTTTTTTAACCAAATAAATAACAGTAATACTTATTACTTTGATAAAATATTACAAATAAATAATGTTAACAGATACACTTTAATTTTTTTTGTTGTTGTATCAATTAAAATATTATTTGGTTTTGTATTTATATTCTTTTCGTGTAATAAAAAACCTTTAGATAGTATAAAATATTATAAATAAAATGGGAAATAAAAAAAATGATGATATTAAACATATTATTAAAGAATATATTAGATGGAGAGGAAACGGTGAAGATATATGCGAAGAACGTGAACTAAATATTTTTTTTAAGAAACTCAAAAAAATGGACTCGTTTGTAAAAAAAAATATTAAAGAAAGTAATAATGATGAATATGATATAATCAAATCTATGAAGTTGTCGTTGGATGATGGTCCAAGGATGGATAAGCTTCCAGAATATTTGTTGGATGGGTTGAATGCAGAAGAAATACTAGGTCTATGTGGTATAATATCTGAAAAGGTTGTTAGTGCAACATATGAAGTAAATTGGGATCGTGTTTATGAATCGTTATTTAACATATTAGATGAAAAAGATTTAAACTACATTAAAAGTAAAATAATGTAAAACATAAAATAAATAACTTTTAAAAGTGATTATATCATGGACGAAAGAAACTCATTTTGGAGTTTAGTAAAAAAAATAACTACAGAAAATTCACAAAATATAATAAACCAAAGCTATATTAATCCAATAAGATGTATAAAATCAGATGATATTTATCAATCTTATACAAGTGTCGTTATAAAAGAAAATGATCAAAATTACATTCATAAAGGTATTTTTAATAATAAAGAAGTTATCGTTAGAACTTTCAAAAAATCGCACACAAGTCACAAAATACTAATGGATATTTCAAATAACGAAATAAAAAATTTAAGAAGGATAGACAGTAATAATATATTAAAAATTTACGCATTTTATATAGAAATGTGTGACGGTCTTCCAAGGCTTTCGTTGATATTAGAATATTGTAAAAGAGGATATTTAAAAAATGTAATAAGAAAAGAAAGAGATTTAACTTTTAAAACAAAATTAGATATGGCAATAGATTGCAGTGTTGGTTTATATAACGTTTATAAATACACAAATAATAAACCATATGGATGTATTTCAAGCGTTAGTTTTTTAGTAGAGGAAAATTATAAAGTAAAGATTATATGTCATGGTTTAGAAAAAATACTAGCCAATCCACCTTTTAAAAATATAAACGCTATAGTTTATCAATCTCATAAAATGTTATCAAATGTGTTTAATGAACGCACTATGGATGATGATATGTATAGTTTTGGCGTTGTTTTGTGGGAAATATTTTCTGGAAAAATACCATTTAAAAATCTAACAACGAAAGAAATATATGATTTAATCATTAATAAAAATGGACAGTTAAAACTTCCTGAAACGCCGCATTTAATTAAATATACAGTAGAAAAATGTACTTCACATACCAGTAAGAGACCAAATATAAAAGAAATTTTGTACAATTTTTCATTGTATAAATTTTACAACTAAAAAATCGTCTGTTTTTTATTTTTTTAAAAAATCTTTTAATAAAAATGAAACTAATTTAATAAAAGAATTTAAAAATAATAACTCATAACTAAGAGGCGATATAAATATACAAACTATATATTTTTATTTTTTAATAAAACAAAAATATATAGTTTGAGTTTTAAAAATATGTATTCATTTTACGAATTACGTAAATACTGCGATGTATCAATATGTTTTAATGATGTGATTAAAATTAAAGGTCATAAAATAATTTTATCAAATTCATCTAAATACTTTGATACCATGTTTAGTAATAAATATTTTATAGAAAACCAAAAAAATGACATAAGTATTAATATATCAAATTTAGATAATCCAGAGGTATCAATAAATGAGATAATTAAATTTATGTATAACGGGAAATTAGATAAAACTCTTAAAGATTATGTAATCTTAAAAGATATGCTTAAAATAGCAGATTATCTTATTATAGATGATATTATCCCACTTTGTATAACATCTATAGTTAAAATTATAGATTTTAATAATTGTCTCGATGCGTGTATTTTTTCAGAATTTTATAACTTAAAAAAACTAAATAGGTTTACTTATAAATTTATACGAAAAAATATACGTAAAATATATTTAAAAAAAGATTTTATTTATTTATCATTTAACGTTATTGATCTTCTTTTACGAGATAAAAAAACTGTATTTTATAATGAAGATGATGTATTATGTATTATATTACAATGGCTTAATAATGAAGAAAATAATAAATATTTTCATGATGTTTTAAAAGTAATAAGATTTTCACTTTTGTCAGAAGAATGTGCCATCAAGCTTAAGATAAAATATAAATACTTATTTCCTGATAGTTTATTAAGTAAGTCATTATTTTCCTCAAAAATGTCACGCAGAGAATCAACGTTTGGATCGTTTATATATATATCCGACCCAAATTGGTATAGTAAAAAATATGATATTATGTACATAAGAACATTTAATTATATTACAAAAAGAGTTAAAACAATAGATAGTATACCGTTTGTTGAAAAGTTTCATTCTGTATTACATAATGACGTTATTTACTTTTTAAGATTTGAAGGTAGTAATAATAAAAATAAATTTGATAGGAATTTTAACAGTTATGATATTGTAACTAAATCATGGAACAGTTTTCCAAAAATAGACGATTGTGAAAATTTTTCATCCTGTGTATTAAATAATAAAATGTACCTAATTGGTGGTGAAATTAATGGTATTTCAACAAATAGGGTATTGTGGTGGGATTTTAAATCTAATTATTGGAACCAAACAACTCCTATGCGTTTTCCAAAATCTGAATCATGTGTGGTACCGGCTGAAAATTTTATATTTGTAATAGGTGGAAAAGATATGTACTCATTAGATGTAGTTGAAAGGTTTGATACAAAAACACAATCTTGGTCAACTTTAATGCATTTACCTATACGATTAAAAAGAAGTTCTGGTATATATCATAAAGGATTTATTTATATAGTAGGGGGTATCAGTTACGCTAGTGCTGAGCTCGGAATAGGCTATGAAGGTTTTGTTAATAAAATATATAGATATGATATATCAAATAACTATTGGATTGAATTAAACCCATTAAGACATACAAAAATAAATGTTAATCTGGGTATATTAGATAATGACAATAAAATATATGCAATTGGAGGCGATAAAAATAATACAATAGAAGTGTATAATATATCAACAAATACATGGAGTATGTTTGGTAGATCGTTTTGTAATTTAATTAACTCAAAGCAATGTAATATATTTACAAAAAGTGTTTTTTTGTAAAAACATAAATAAAAGGGTTTAAGTTTATGAGCAAAATCATTAAAAATGATTTTGTTATACGATTACATTACGCTTACAAAATCTAGAAATATCAAAGTTAAAAATATAATAAAACTTATAAAAAATGATCAGCTAATTGATTTTAACTATAAATTATTTACGTTGTGTGAATATGTGAGCAAAAAACATATTCGTATAGATGTTTTAAAAATATTGTTTGAAATAGGTTGTAAAGAAAATTTACATAGGTTATCATATTATACTCTTTTAAGTTTCTTTAAAAACTATAAAATTAAGTATAATTTTAATCATGTTAAAAGTATTATAGAATTAATAACTAGTTATGGCGTATCGTTTAATGATGAACCAATCAAAAAAGATTCGTATCCCATTTTATTTTTAGTAAGTAATGAAAAATTTAATCATATTAGCCTTTATGAATATTTAGAAAATAATAATATAAATTTCAATATAGTAAGATCTGATGGTTATAACTTGTTGCATTTATACTTAGAATCCTGTAATAATATAAAACTAAGTGTATTAAAACTACTCATCAAAAATAATGTAAACGTTAACGGATTAACTAGATTTAGAAACCTAACACCGTTACATATATATTTGTGTAAAGGTTATTGCTTAAACTATAGTGTAATAAATTTTTTAATAGACACTGGATCTGAAATAAATTGCGGCAAGGAAACTTTATTATATTCATTCTTTACTACTTGTGATAATGAAAAAGTATTCAAATCACTAACTACTAAACTTATTAAAAAAGGAGCTGATATAAATCAAAAATCAGAAAGTGGATTAACGCCATTAATGGGATTTGTTGCATATTCAGATTTAGCTACTCCTAATAATATAAAATTCATACTAAGTTGTGGGGGAAACCAATTAGTTGTAAATCCTCAAAGTAATGAAACTTTGTTACATATTTACTTACGTAGGTATGATGTATCATTGTCAACAATATCAACGTTGTTAGAAAGTGGCATTAATATAAATTCTGTCAATTTTAAAAATTATACTCCTTTACACGTATATGTTGATAAAAATATAGAACATTTATCTTTAGATGTCGTGGATTATTTAATCTATAAAGGTGCTACTACCGAAAGAGTTAACAGGTATGATTGTTTTGCAAAAACTATATTAGAAGTATTTTTAGAAAAAAACAAGTTTTTAAACAATTCTTCAAGATATTTTATTAACTATATTTTAAAGTATTTTCCAATAAATGAAAAAGATCTATATGGATTTACCCCACTTTTATCTTCTGTATATGTAAATAATGTAAACTTTTTTAATTATTTTTTGAGATTAGGATCTAGTATAAATGTAATTTCTGAAATAGGTGAAACATGTGTTAGTATTCCAATTGAAAATCAGTATAAGCGTTTTTTAAAAATAGTTTTAGATAGTAAACCAAATATAAAAACAATAAAAGCTACTCTTAGATATCTTAGCGATAAGGAGTTTAATACAAGAACAAAGTTTAAATTGATGAAACATTGTATTAAATATTTATTCACTTTGGATCCTGACGAATATAAAAATCATAGGTTTATTTTTTCAAAGTTCAAAAGTGTCGTCAATGAATGTCAAAAAGATATTATAACTATGAAAAGTACATTTTTAAAGACTGTATCTGTTTACGATTTAATATTTAACAAAAATGGAACAATGCATAAAAGGTATTTAAATACCATGGAAGTAAGAAAATACTTAAAATCAAATATTTATGCTGAAAGAGTTAGATGTGTAATAAATAATTCAATAGAAAAAGATAAAAAAATTGATTCCATAATCAAAAAAGTTAATATATTATGTAAACATACTATTTGGGATATATTACCTGAAGAAATAAAAGACAATATCTTTAACTGTATGTCGTTGAGGGATATTAGAGTAATCTTTCATATGTTTGTTGTGTATAAGCCATAAGTCTTACTAATATTTTTTTTTGTTTTATGAATATAACCATAGTGTTAAGTGGTATCTTTTTATGTTTTAAATAATTAATTATCTTATAAAATATAATTTAAAAAAAAGTTTAAGATAAAAATATAATTATGAAAGATTGTCACGAAGATACAAAATTGGTAATTGTTGAAACTATACCATGTGATCTTGACTTATTGTATAATGTTTCAACATATGATTTTTGGATGAAACTTATATCAGAAACAAAGGAAAGTTTGTATATAGCATCGTTTTATTGGAGCTTATGTGATGAAGATAGTAAAAAAGATGAAACTTCAAATAACGGAAAAATGGTATTAAAAGAACTAATCAAGTTAACATCTAGAGCATCTTTAAAAATAGTAGTTAATAAATCTAATCAACCCTCTGAAGATTTATTATTATTATCTAGTTATGGTGCACAGGTTATCTACGTAGATATAAAAAATATTTTTGGTGGTGTTTTACATACAAAATTTTTAATTTCGGATGAGTTGCACGCATATATTGGAAGCGCTAATATGGATTGGAGGTCTCTTTCTCAAGTTAAAGAACTTGGTATAGGTATCTACAATTCTTCATGTTTGGTAATGGATTTAATAAAAATCTTTAATGAATATTGTTATATTGGGTATACTAACGTGCCTTGTTTTTGGTCAAGTGAATATCAACTATGTTATAATATCGATAATCCATTAAGTTTAATAAATAGCAATTATAAAATGTTTATAGCATCTTCGCCGCCATCGTTAAGTAAAAACAATGGTACCGACGATTTATATTCGTTATTATCTGCCATAAAAAACGCAGAAAAATTTATTTATATTTCTGTAATGAATTATATTCCAGTAATATATCAAAATAATAAAACACTATTCTGGCCTGATATAGATATAGAATTACGAAGAGTTGCTATAGATAAAAAAATAAATATAAAGCTATTGGTTAGTTTTTGGGATCATACACCTTTAATAATGAAAGGATTTTTAAAATCACTAAAAGATATAAACTATAAAAATATTAATATAGAGGTAAGATTTTTCATAATACCAAAAAATCAATTAAATATACCGTACACTAGAGTAAACCATACAAAATACATGGTTACTGATAAAGTTGCATATGTGGGCACGTCAAATTGGTCAGGTAATTATTTTACTGATACCTGTGGAGTTTCATTAAATATAATTGATTTTAATGAATTAGCGATAAGGTCAAAGTTAGAAAATATCTTTATAAGAGATTGGTATTCCGTATATTCATTTCCTATTTCATATGTTACCACACCAAAAGATAATAATGAAAAAGTACCTATAAAACAAGATAGAGATTTTTTAGATTATAAGCTATAAAAAGGTGTATTTTATTGAAAATACATGTTATTATTTTGATCATCTTCTCACCAAAAAAAAATGTCACTGTTATATGAATACGTCTTACATTCTCCAACAGTAGATAAAGATGCAGTAGAATTATTAATTAGAACGGGATTTGATGTAAATGAAGAAAATTGTGACAATGAATCAATATTATTACTATATTTAAAAAGGAAAGATGTGAGTATTGATATACTGAGATTGCTACTAGAAAACGGTGCTGATGTTAACTACAGAAGCTATTATGATACTTCAATAACCAGTGTTATTAGGAACTATGAATTGGACAGTAATACTATAAAACAAATTATTATTCTACTATTAAAGTTTGGAGCGGATATAAACCTAAAACCGTTCAATGGTGTTTATACAATAATGCCTTTTATATATAATTTTCATATAAATAATTGTAATATGTTTAAGTTTTTGCTAAGTAAAGGAATATATGTTAAAAATGATATAATTGATTCTAGAGGATTTAATCTATTTCATATGTACTTTGAAAGTTTTTCAGTTAAAATAGATGTTATTAAAATTTTATTAAGTTTTAATGTTGGATTGTTTGAAAAATCATTTAAAGGATTAACGCCAATGAATATATATTTTGATCATTTCATAGACGTTATATCGTTGAAAGTTATCAAGTATCTAATTTCAAAGGGGGTAAATATTGAAACCAACAATAATGGTAGCAAATCTTTATTGGAGACTTTTCTACGATCTAACAAAATATTGTCAAGAAAATGCTTTAAGGTTTTGAATTTTATTTTAAAATATGTAAAATTAAACAAAGTTGACGAAAAAGGACTTAATCCTATTCTGATATCTGCAAAGGCGGATAATTATGATGCGTTTAATCATTTACTGAAATTAGGAGATGATATATACAATGTTTCAAAAAAAGGAAATACAGTCATAACCTATGCAATAAAAAGAGAAAATATTGATATTCTCAATAGAGTATTAGCGATAGAACCCAAAAAATATCTTATAAAACAAACATTTGAATATTTTTCAAATTATGGATATGGTGGAATTAATGGATTGTTTTTAAGTGAAAGAAAATCACTAATGATGATATTATTAATGCAGTACTCTTTTAAAGTTTATCCGATATTTTACAAAAACTTTTACGAGGTTAGACTTTTATTTCCAAACATTATAGAAATGTATAACGAAGATATATTGTTAATGGAAAAAGAAAAGGTTGGAAAAAATATATCTGTATATGATTTAGTTTTTAATAGAGAAAAAGAAACTATCCCCGTAAAATTTTTAAAAAACGAAAATTTTTTAAAATTTACTTCGTCTACTATATACGGTGAACGTATAAAACAAATAATCAATAACACTTACAGATATGAAAACTGTTTGAATACATCAATTAATATACTGAACAAATATTGTAACAAAAAAAATTATTGGAATTATTTACCTACAGAAATAAAGATACACATATTAGAATATTTAGATTTTTCAGACTTTGATACTATTATTAATCCAAAAAGAAAATCAAAGAAGTACTTTTTATAATTATTGAAAAAATAAACATTGGTTTATGATTGGGGTCATAAGACACCATGGAATACATTAGCGATTATGAAGAACTATTAAAAGAGATTTATATCAATCAATCAAATTTAAAAATAAATGTGCTAAAAAAGATAATAAATGATATACCTACAACATATCATAAAGGTATTTATAACAATTTATTACTAACAGTTTTGGGCAACAAAAGTATTAGTCTTAGTGTACAAAAGTATAAGAAAATTTTGTCATTTTTAGTAGATAATGGTGCTGATTTAAACACAAAAATTAAATACAAATATAATGCTTTACATTACTACTTATATAGTAATTCAAATGTTACAGTTGATATAATAAAATTTTTAATAAAAAAAGGAGCTGATATAACAAAAAAGTGTAATGGTGACAATGTCTTACATACATATTTGTGTAATAAAAACATAGATTTTAAGGTTATTAAGTTTTTAGTTAATAAAAAGATAGACTTAGGCGATAGGAATTTAGATGACCATACTCCAGTTAATATATATATAAGGAATAAGAGAAACAATTGTGAGATCGATACATTGAAATTATTATTTCTTGTTGATTTTAATATATACAATAAGGAAGATATTTTCTTATCCGCATTAGATGTATTTTTAGATTATTTAAAATCATATACACGTAAATCCTTAGATATAGTTAATTATATATTAGAAAATATATCAATAAATTCTGTTGATTCTAATGGCTTTAATCCAATTTTATACGCTACAGTATCAGGACAAAAAGTATTTTTTGATTATTTTTTAAAATTAGGATGTAGTATAAATATAACAACATCATGTGGAGAAACTTGTGGATCCTTATCGTTGATGGATTGTGATTATTGTACTTTTAAAACTTTTTTAAGCAAAAAACCAAATTTACAAACAATCGAAAATACTTTAAGTTGCTTATCAAATTATTTAGAGGATATTTACTATTGTGATTTAAAGTTTAAAATGTTTAAAGAATTACTTTTAGAAGCTTTTATGTTAGATAGTGAATTTTACAATAGACACGAATCAATCAAATTATATTTTCCAAAAACGATTTCATTGTATAAAGAACCGATAGTGCAAATGTGTAGTGATAAAATAGGTGATAAATCTGTTTATGATATTATTTTTAAAAACAGTGATATTAGGTATTGCTATAATGATTATATTAACAAATATACTAACTTAAAATATTATGGAAATCTTATAAGGAAATGTATTTTAGCTTCTAAGATGAGGAAAAAGAATATAGTTAAGATTATAAAGACAATTAATATTGCACCTTACTGGAATACATTACCAACAGAGATAAAAATGTACATCATTAATTTTTTGAGTGATAATGAAATAAAGTTGTTGGCAATAAAATGAAAAAAAAAATTTTTTTTTAAATGGATATATTTACGCACCTATCATCTATAGCATCTCCCGATTCAAATGTGTTAATTTCTCCTGTTTCTATATCGTCAATACTTTCAATTTTACTTTTTGGGTCAAATGGTGATACAGCTATACAAATATCATCAGTATTAGAAAGTACGTATAGTAATTGCTGTTCGGACGATATAATCATTGCAAATAGAATTTATGGAGATTTGAAATTGCACTTAAAAACACAATTTATTGATAAATTTGGGAAAGAACTTATTTTGGTAAATTTTAATCATAATACCGAATTAATAAAAAATGATATTAATGAGTGGATAAAAAGATTAACTCATGACAAAATAAAAAACTTGATAGATGAAATAAGTGAGAATACAAAGCTGTTATTATTAAATGCTGTGTATTTTAAATTAAAGTGGAAAAGTCCTTTTGATAAACAACAAACAAAAATAGAAAAATTTTGGTATGATAATAGTAGATATGAAAATATTGAAATGATGAACGATGTTAATGTTTATCCTTTTATTGAATTAAAAGAACTAGGATTAAAAATTATTGAACTACCTTATGAAAACAATTATTCAATGATAATATTGTTACCAAAAGATATTAAAAAAATAGAAAAAAATTTGACTGGTAATAATTTAACTTTGTGGATCGACAAAATGAACCTATACGAAGTTAATGTAAAAATTCCAAAGTTTAAAATAGAAGAAACGTATGATTTAAAACTAAGCTTAATTAGTTTAGGTATTATTGACATATTTGATGGATCCGCAGACTTTTCGAATATGACAAAAAACAAAAACCTATCTGTTGATAATTTTTACCATAAAACTTATATAGAAATAGATGAAGAAGGAGCAGAATTATCCGCAGCATCATATTGTTGTGTAGCTGATTGTGGATGCAATGAAAAAGAATTTATAGCAAACAAACCTTTTATATTTCTCATAAAGGATAATATTAACGTATCTTTTCTTTTTATCGGAAAATTTAGTTTTCCCCATATTCGTTAAAAAAATTAAAAAAAAATTACTTACTTCTAAACGCAAGTATGGATACTAACACTCTTCCTTTTAGTAAGCACTATATTCATGATTTTACAGATTACAATAATTTTGAAAAAAAGAATAGTTTTTCGATGTCTTACCAACTGACAGGTATATTACAGTATTACTTTATTTGGAGATTTAATGGTGGTAAAGTTGATGAGACTACAGGGAAAATTTTTAAAGAGTTTTTTAAATATGATACATTAGCAAAATGGAGATTCTCAAAAAGAGATTTTGAACAGTGTAAGAATATGTTATTGGAAAATGATAAAAATATTTCATATGTGCTAGATGTTCCAAAACCAGAAAAAAATGATCCGTTGTTAAACTTAAAAGAATTAATTGGATTCTTGGCAATTTTATCAGAAGAAATTAAAAAAAATACAAAGTTTTTCGCATTGTTTAATATAATGAATTCGTTATTTACGCATACAAAAATAGATATTGTAAATTGCTTAAAAACAGAATTACAATTTTTATATCCTTAGTTTGTTTGCAAAATTGAAAGAAAAAATTTTTTTTTATGGAAAATGTACGCCTTTTACGAACAACAGAGGTTTTGTGATGTTACATTGTTGTTCAACAATGGAAAAAAATCTATTAAAACTCATAAAATAATACTATCATCTTGTTCAGATTATTTTAATGTTATGTTTAACAATAATTTCATTGAAAATATTATAGATGAAATTAATATTTATATAGATATAGAAAATGATAAATCGTTAGATGAAGTTATAAAGTTTATGTATTTAAAAAAGTTTAATTATCGCATAAATAATTATAAAATTTTAAAGGAAATGATATTTTTAGCAAATTACTTTATTATGGATAATTTGGTAAATTTATGTATTGCGTCTATCATAAAATTTGTCGATGTAGATAATTGTATAGAGATATACAAATTTTCACAATATTATGGTTATAAAAAATTGTCATCATATACTTATGATTATATAAGATGTTATATAGAATCAATATATAATCAAAATGAATTTACAACATTAACTATTAATGATATTATGAAATTACTATCTGATAGGAAAACTATCGTTGCATCGGAAAATAGTGTTGTTGAAATACTAGTTAGTTGGTTAACTTCACAAAATAGTATAAGTTGTTTTGAAATTTGTAAAATACTCAAACTTATTAAAATACCATTTGTTACAGAAGAATATTTTAAAAAACTACAATATCATCCCAAAATATTATATAATGAAAAATGTAGAAAAATATTAAGAGTAAAAAATAATAATAATATAACACCAAGAGCTTCGACATTGGGTTCTATTATTTATATATCTAATCCCAACGATCATTCAGGCGGAAATCCAATATTTATGGCAATATATACGTATAACTTTGTCACCAACGAAATAAAAGCTATAGATAATATACAGTATGCAAATAACTTCTGTTCGATATTTTATAATAATATATTTTATTTTATAAATTTTTCATACAGAGTAAGGGATTCGTTAGTTCATGACGATTTCCAAAGTTATAATATTATCACTAAGGAATGGGGAAAAATTCCCAAGATAAGTGATAGAAAGGACTTTTCTATAATAATTTTTAATGAAAAATTATACGCAATTGGAGGAATAAAAAATGGATCCGTTGTATCAGATGTTAGTTTTTGGGATTTAACATCATCAAAATGGGAAGATGCTCCACCTCTTATATTTCCAAAATCTAATATGTCTTTAGCAAATAATAACGAATACATTTTTGCAATTGGAGGTAAAAATCATGAACTACTTAATAATGTTGAAAGGTTCGATATAAATACTCTTAAGTGGGATAACGTAGCACCGCTTCCTATACCCTTATATAATTCATCCGCTATATCATATAAAAAATACATATATGTTATTGGGGGAAAAACATATATAGATTTACCAGAACGTTACAACATCGATCCAGTAGATGGCTCTAGTAAAAATTTGTTTATGTATAATATCGAATATAATGTGTGGAATGAACTTAATATGATGATATTTACAAAGGTTTTACCTAGTTTGGCGATCATTAATAATAAAATTTACGTAGTTGGTGGAGATAAAAATAACCTTATAGAAGTGTATGATATAAAAAAAAATTATTGGTATATTTTTAAAAAATCATTTCCTAAATCACTTTCTAAGCAAGAGAATATTTTCACTAATAAAGTTTTTTTATAAAAAAATCAAAAAAAAAATAAAACTTAAAAATTACTTATGATTAATTAAATAAAGTATACTTACAAAATGGATATTGATGATATATATAATTATATAGCTTTTAGGGGCAATCCTAAATTAAGTATAATTAAATCATGTGATCCAAACGAAATAGTTAATGAGTATTCATTGTTCCAAAAATACTTACAACGAGATTCGCCATCGGTCGATATTGTAAAATTATTAATTAATTTAGGTGGTAATGTTAATGGATTAGAAAATGAATACTCAACACCTTTATGTACAATTTTATCAAATATAAAAAAATATAAACATATGTTAGATGTTGTTAAAATATTAATCGAAAACAATGCAGATGTTAACAAAAAAAATTCCGATGGAGAGACACCTTTATATTGTTTACTATCAAATGGATATATAAAAAATAATAAAGAAATTTTGTTATATATGATACAAATGGGTGCCGAAACAACATTGCTATCTAAAGATGGATATACAATGCTTCAAGTATATGTTAAAACAAATCATCATATCATTGACATAGAAATTATAAAAATATTGTTAGAAAGTGGTATTGATATAAATACAATAAGTAATAAAGAAAAGTATGATACATTAGATTGCTATTTCAAGTATAATATCGATAGGATAGATGCAAATATTTTGAAATTATTTGTTGATAATGGATTTATAATAAAAAAAGAGGATAAATCTCATAAAAAAAAACTCATGGAATACTTAAACTCATTATTATACGATAATCGAAGAGTTAAAAAAAATATACTCGATTTTATATTTACATATATTAACGTTAATCAAGTAGATGAATTAGGATTTAACCCACTATACTATTCAGTTTCTCATAATAATAGGACGATATTTGAATATATTATCCAATTGGGTGGTAATATTAATTGTATATCGGAGTTAGGCGACACTTTATTATTTAAAGCATTTGAGAATCGGAGTCTTTTCATATTTAATTCAATACTTGAAAAAAAACCAAACAAAAAAACAATTTCTTATACATATTATAAACTAAGAAAACATCTTTTAGATGTAGGCGATTTTATTAATCAAATAGAGTTTGATATTATTAAAAAGTTTATAGCGCACGTAATTTTGTATGTAAAAAATTTCAGCGTTCGAAATCGAACAAAAGCATTTATTTATTTTGATGATTTTATAGAAAAATGTACAAAATCTTCTAATTACATTCATAATACGTACATAAATAATGAAACAATTTTTCAACTTTGCTTTAATAAAAAATATATACCAATAAGTGTGATAAGTAATAACGAAAAACTGTTAAAAAAACATACAAAATTATTTTACTATGGAAATATTTTAAAGAAAAACATAGAAAAGTCTAAAAAATATTATGAAAATATTTACAAGGTATCGTGTTGCATTTCTAATTTATGCGATACATGTAGTTATTGGAATACAATACCGTTAGAAATAAAATTTAAAATAGTAAATAATTTATCACTTAATGACATAGAAATGTTTTTGAAAAATAATAAAAAATAGAAAAAAATATTTTTATTTTTTATATTTAAATACAAACAACAACTATGATTTCATATATTTTAAGCCCTTTACTAAGTGTTTTTTATTTTGTTATAGGTAAAGTAACTAATCTTGTTACATTTTTATTTTTGAAGTTTTTTTGGGCAATGATAGGGTTAATGAATCCTTATAACATGATTACCTCATCGACAAAAAATCTGTTTTCGTTTAATATAAACCCCTTTAGGCAAAAGAAAAAAAGTTTCAGTTTTCTATCATATATAAATCCTTTTAAGAAAGAGGAAAAAAAGAAAGGTTTGTTTTCAAGTTTTTTTAGTTAATAATAGAAAAAAAAGTTCAGTAGTATCGAGGTGGTTTGTGTCGTCAATACGTCAAAACAACCAACCAATATGTCATCATTAACTTTGTTCATTTTCTTTTTGCAACTATTCATTTTTACTAGTAGTGTAAGCGGAATATCAATAAAGAGATGCACAGAAGAAGAAAATAACACATGGGAAATCGAAGTAGGATTATGTATCCAAACAGAAAATTTTAGAGCGATTAAAACTGGCTGTTATAAAATTCAAGGACCTGGAGGACTTCTAACAGAGGGAAATGGATTTAAAATTTTCGCACATGATGATTGTTCCAAAGAAGAAACACAAAACAACTTTATATTAGATAGTGTTAACGAAGCAGTTTATGCATTGGGTAAATATGTATATATGGAAATATCAACCAGTAATATAACAACTCTGTATTCGCTGCCACAGTGTGCTAAGAGAATATCATTGTCAATTTCTTGTGATCAAGTAACTACAGAAATGAAATCATACGTTGAGAGTGTAAGTTTTAAAGATTATGATTTAGAATTTGTTATAACAACAGATATTAGTTGTGTAAAACATGTAAGTTCAAGTGTTATAGTTAGAAATGAATGTGAAAAAAAATATATATCTACAGGAAAAAAGATTTTTGGGTTTAATAATAAAATAGATTGCTCAGCTGTAAAATTTAGTGAACATGTAAATTATTTAAAAACGTGCAGTGTTGGGAAATTTGATAGAAAAAAATATTATGAACATCAGCATAATTATATTAAAAAAATATTTCATCATAATGAACTATAGGATTGTTATACAAAAGACGATATAATATTTATTTTGTTCTTTTTCACATATATAAATTATGAATAAGAAACAGGAGTTTTCCGTTTTTTTTTAGTCTGGTGGATTTTTGCATTAATTCATAAAATAATCTTTAGTATATGGAGATGTGTAAGAGGGACATTAGTTCTTATACTAAAGATTTTAGGATTTGTGATATATGCAATAAAAGGATTTTGTCAACTACTCATTAATAGCTTAGCTAAAGTTTGTATGTTGTGTATTTTTTATATAGCTAGATTATGTAATTTAATTATATATAGTTTGTATTCATTATTAATGTTTCCAATGCAAAAGCTTATCTCCTTCATGTTTGGAAACCTAAATCCGTTCGATTCTGTCTTGGATAAGGATGAAAAAATCCAAGACAATATAAACACTAATCACAAACCTATAGAAAGTAAAGAAATAAATAATGATCTACCATTAACTGTATTAGATAAAAAAGATACAAGCGATATAAATATTAGAAATGATAATGGAGTTTTTGATTTTATTAAAATTCCTAATCCATTTAAAAAACACTACGAATACTACTGTAATCAAAACACAATAAAGGAACCACCTAGAAAAGGATTAGTTGAAAGGATGATGAATATGGTTGAATAATTTTGAAAAATAAGCACAGGAAATAACAAGTTCGGGTTAAAAGAGACTTTTTTCCCGTTCATTTTACAAGATGTCTTCCGGCAACTATGTCTACCGAAACAACTTTTCAGATGATGATGATATCACAACCGCCATCTCTGATTATTTGTTTTGGTCATCACTGGCATTTTCCTCCAGGGAGGTTGCTGGAAAGGTGTTCTTAGTTTTTGAATCTTTCAAAAAGGATGCCTCACTTGTATTTGGAAATGATCTAACAGCTTTTGTCAAAAACATGTTTTTGGATTCTAAAATTGGATTTGAACAATCAAAAATTATGATTAATTCCATGTTAAAAAAAGAAAATTACATTAGGGAATCATGTGCAGTGATTGGCATTTTAGCAAGAGCAGCAGAATATTGGGGTGGTGAATCATCTCCAACTTGTTCTTCTGTGAAAGTGTTGGTATTGCTTCGAGACCTCGTTTCTGACAACGATATTTCGCTAGTGAAATCAGCACTAATAATTAGACTTAAAAGATTGAATGAAAAAAGTATCCATTTACAGGTTTAATTGGCTTCTACTTAATTGGCTTCCACTTATTAGGTTTAATTGGCTTCTACTTAATTGGCTTCCACTTATTAGGTTTAATTGGCTTCTACTTAATTGGCTTCCACTTATTAGGTTTAATTGGCTTTTTATAATTAGGTTTAATTGGCTTCTACTTATTAGGTTTAATTGGCTTCTACTTAATTGGCTTCCACTTATTAGGTTTAATTGGCTTTTGATAATTAGGTTTAATTGGC